ACTTATCGCTGTATCTACATATGTCTTGTTCGCTGCATCTGTGTCTACTGTAGGAGTACCTACGCTAGTGATTTTATCACCATTCATGTCGATTGTCGCTTGCATATCTAACGAAGAATCCATACGAACTGTTTGTTTGAATCTAGTCGTTTTGGCAATATTAGAATCATATGATGCGTTATGACCATCATCTACAAGACCATCGTCTGTTGTCAATGTAGTAGCAAGAATTGTAATATTACGTTCCATATCAGCCATACGTCTAAGTGACGACTTTGAACCTGACATTACAATTTCATTTGTACCTGGAGTACCAGTTGATTCAACTAAATCACCAGATTTATTATATTTGTATTTTTTTGATTTATCTAATGGTGTATTGACTTCCACACCATCCTTTTTATAACTTCTTGACATTTTAAATCTCCTTTAAGATTTTAACTAGCACGAAAAAAATACTCTGTATTTTTCAATGTCTCTCATATAGAGAGACTAGGTAGGGAGTTGTCTTACTCCCTACTTTTGTCTAGTTCAATGTTAGGCTAAACTAAAGCCTGTAACTTCTAATTCATCCGCAATATCATGAGTTCCAGCAACTAAAGTTACTGTAGTTCCTGATACTGAATATTCTGTTGGACGAAGTACTAATCTATTCAAGAAAACTTGGTAATGTATTGCATTAGTTAGTTCACTGAATGTATAGGTTAATGTTGATGCATTTGTAACATCTTGTATTGCACTGTGGAAATGCGTCATAGAACCTGCTACTGCATCTACACCATCTGCTCCTGCTGCACCAGTTGCACCTGTTGCACCTGTTGCACCTGTTGCACCTGTTGCACCCGCTTCACTTGTCAATAATAAAGAAGTAGATGATATTGCAAGGCCTGCTTCGACACTAGGTGTCCCAGCAGACGAAGCAATAGTTCCGTCAGGCTGTACATAATAAGTAGATCCAACTGTTAAACCAGTTTGGTTAGTTGATACTCCTCCTTTAAGCGTAACAGAAGAGGTTGCACCATCTACATATAACCCATTTGACATACCAATAAAATTAGAAGAAGTCAAATTTTCAACTGGCGGAATATAGAGTTGTCCAACGCACACAGTACCATACTGAGAATTACCATTAGTGTGATATGCAGATGTCCACTGACCAGGTTTAACATAATCGAAATGTGGACCATCTAGTGAATTCGAACCTCCTGCTTGGAATTGTACTGGAGTTTCAGATGTAATTTGCGGCACACCTCCAACCTCTGTTATAGTACCCTTTACAAAGAAGCAACTGTATGGATTGGTCGATGAGAACTGAGCAATAAACTCTCCTGGGTTAAATGGATTAAATGCGAATCCATATCCAGTTGCGGCTGCGTTACCCTCCATTTGACCTACAGATACTCCAAGTGTAGTAACCCCACCAAGAACTTGGTTCATGACAATATCAGTAAACGTACTACCACTGACATTCATTGCTTGTATTGTGGGTTTGTTGTTTGTTTTGATGAAGTGGTATAAGCGATTTGGCACAGTTTGATCCCATGCTATTGGACCCGTTAAGGGCCATGCCCCACCATTTGAAGATCCTACTGTAACATTAGTACCAGAGATAGTAACTATCTTAATAGTGCCAAGATTTGAAATGGCAGCCTTATTCGGTGTGAACGGATCAAACGCAATGTCAAGGAAGGATGCGCTGCTACCACCACTATTTACTTCAGTTCCAAATGAAATACTTGCTCCTGATATTGTTGCTACTCTTACCTTCATAACACCAGTGAAGGGATAATGGATTAGCAACTGACTTGAAACACTTGGATTATATGCAACCTCGCCAATACCATTCATATTATTAGTAAACTGCTGGTCTGCACCAAATGTAGCCGTATTACCAGCAACAGTACCTATGTTCAGTATACCAAGTCCGCCTTGCTTTTGGTGTATCACAACAAGTGAATTTGGAGTAGTAGGATCCCATGCCACATTGTGCATGTGGGTGGCTGTCGTGGTACTTCCCGTATTAAACACTCCAGGAGTTCCAAATGTAACAGAATTACCAGTAATTTGACCTATCTGTACTTTACCTTTGTATGAATCACTAGCATCATAATACGCAACAACAAACCTACCTGCATTATGTGGGTCCATTTTAACTCGACCATTAGTGGCCTGTGACGATGCAAACACTGTTTCACCAAATGGGAAGTTTTCAACAGAAGATACAATCTTTACTGCACTAACTGTACCATCTTCATTTAATACAAGCGGAGTTCCGTCTGGTAACTCACCCAATGCGACAAAATCTGCACCAGTTGAACCATCTGCTCCTGCTGAACCAACATTACCTTGTACACCTTGAATTCCTTGTGGTCCTTGTATTGATCCACCACTTACCCATGCAGAAGTACCATCCCATACATGCAAACTGTCATCTGCTTGTACTATATATGCATCACCTTGTGTATTACTTCCTGTTGGAAGATCACCGATAGTTGCCACTTGACCCAAGAAATTGATACCTAAACCAGCAGCACCTTGAATGCCCTGTATGCCTTGAATACCAGTTGAACCTGCTGCGCCTGCTGCTCCTGTTGAACCCGCTGCTCCATCTGCGCCCGCTGCGCCTGCTGCGCCTGTTGCACCTGTTGCACCTGTTGCTCCATCTGCTCCTGCTGCGCCAGTTAATAACAATGATGTAGCAGATAATGCAATACCTGCTTCAACAGAGGGCGTTGCTTCTGAAGTACCTAGCGTTCCATCACCTTGTATGTAATAACGAGTTCCTGCGGTAAGACCAGATTGATTCTCGCTAACACCACCTTTAAGAATGATAGATGCTGTTTGACCATCTGTGTAAGATGCTGATGAAAGTCCAACGTAACTTAAAGAATTTAAAGTGCTATCTCCTGTTGCTTGCATTTGACCAACATGGGCACTGCCAAGAGGGTTTCCGCCACCAGTGAAATTATTTTGATTTCCTATCTTAGTTACATAAACAAATTTACCACCTGACATAAATGCAAGAGCTGATGCTGTATGATCACTTTCAGTGTTTATTTCAGTTATAGTATCAAGAGTAATCGTTGTTCCTGAAACTGAACCTGTGTTTACTACTGCATCATTTGTAACGTCTTCTGAATACATATACGCAAATTTACCACTACTATGTGGACTAAACTCTATAGCGTGATCCCTTGCTCCAGTGCCGTTTTGGGGGAAAAATTCTATGTAAGAACCTAACGTAATTGATGTTCCTGAAATAGTACCAGCTACTATTGTTCCATTACGTCGATTGACGCTATTATTCTTACCTTTGTACTGTACTATAAAACTAGTAAGATCAATTGGATTAACAGCCATGGCTGGATATTCGATGCTGTCCCAAGGAAGATTCACAGCAGTACCTACAGTCATGCTAGAACCAGATATTGTGCCAATTTTTACAGTTCCATCAACAAGTAATATAAATTTACTTGTTCCAACGGCTTTTACAAGACCAACACTGTATCCTAATGCACCAACTGAAATAGCAGAGCCAAATGAAACACTTGTTCCTGAAACTGTGCCTACTTTAATGTACGTGCCACTGTTTTGGTACATAGATACTAATTTATTATTATCAACGAGATCAAAGGCACAACTATGATAACTCGTTGATGCTGAAGAAACCACAACTTCTGTACCAAAAGTTATTGATGTTCCTGAAATCGTACCTATTTTTATGCCAGCAGTTAAATCAGCTTTCCTATAGCTTATAGCAAATTTACCTGAAGAGTTTGGTGCAAAACTTATTTGTCTATTAGTTGTAGCTTCAGCGTTGAAAACAACTTCCGTGCCAAAGGTAATAGTTGTTCCTGAGACTGTTCCAAGAACACACACTCCTACAGTCCCACCAGTTCTGTAAGCAACAATAAACCGATCTGGATTAGTTGAGTCTATTTTAACGTCAAACCCTTGCCAAGTATGGGTAGTAGTAATATTTTCAAATACGGCTGCATTACTAGCAGGAGGTATATTTCTTGGGATTACTGGTGCAGAAACTGCCTGTACTGTACCATCAGCCATCAATTCAACTGCTTGACCATTAGGTAACGTACCTGTTGCTACAAAGTCTCTAGAACCACCAACACCATCTGCGCCCGTTGCGCCTGTTGCACCTGTTGCACCTGTTGCACCTGTTGCACCTGTTGCACCATCTTCTCCTGCTGCACCAGTTAATAACAATGATGTAGTAGATAATGCAATACCTGCTTCAACAGAGGGCGTTGCTTCAGAAGTACCTAGCGTTCCGTCACCTTGTATGTAGTAATGAGTTCCCGTGGTAAGTCCAGATTGATTCTCGCTAATACTACCTTTAAGAATAATAGATGCAGTTTGACCATCTGTATAAGTTGCTGATGAAAGTCCAACGTAACTTGAAGACGATAAGGTACTAGCTCCAGTGCCTGCCATCTGTCCTATGTATGCCTGTGGATAGGTACCCGTTTTTATAACACCTACAAACTTTCCATTCAATTGGAACATAATCCCTGATGAGACAATATCAGAACTAGCTATTGAAATAGCACTGTTAAAAGAAACAGTGTTATTAGTAACTGAACCTGAACGAACATAGCCTGTATTAGTTATATCGTCAGTGTACTGAATAACAAAAGCGCCACTAGTTGAAGGATTAAATTTTACTGAAAGCCCTTTTGCTCCAGTATTAGTGGCAGCTTGAAATCTATTTTCTGCTCCAAATGTTATTGTTGTTCCTGATACAGTTCCAGCTCTTGCGCCACCATAATATTTATTAGTTGGTTCAGATATTCCTGAGTTTGTTGTATGGCCTCTGTGTATTATAATAAAAGACCCTGTGTTTAGAGGATCAACAGCAAGTTGTATAAACTCACCGCTATAAGAACCAGTAGAAAGTGTAGCTTCAGTGCCAAGCGTAATAGATGTACCTGACACAGTACCAACTCTTGCAAAAGCACCAGCACCACCTTTGTTATATGCGCTTACAAACTTCCCATTTGAAATAAAACTTAACTGACCATAGTTGCAATCAATTGTACTTATAGTGACTTCTGTACCATACGATATACTTGTGCCTGATATTGTTCCTACTCTACAACGCGCATGACCGCCAGCAGGCCAATATGTATATTGAACTACAAATGTATTGTTATCCACAGGATCAAACGCGCAATTAGCAACAACACTTGTTCCAGCTGTGTATTGATTTTCAGAGCCAAGAGTTATGGTTGATCCTGACAATGTACCTACGATTACTACGCCACTGTAATTAGCTTTCCTGTAACTTAAAATAAACTTACCAGAAGTATTAGGAGCAAACTCTACATGCCTGTGATAAGTAGCCTCACTATTAAACACAACTCCTGTACCAAAGGTAATAGTTGTACCTGAAATAGTAGCAACAGTAATAACCCCATAACCAGCACCAGTGTTGTAAGTTAGAAGAAATTGATTAGAGTTATTAGGATCAAGAGCAGTTTTAAATCCTTCAACTGGATTTGAATTTGATGTACTTATTTGATACGAACTACCTGCGGGTATCGACTCTGCTAATGCGTTTGTTACAGCTTCAACAGTACCGTCAGTTTTAAGTATTACAGCTTGACCATTAGGTAACGTACCTGTTGCTACAAAGTCTCTAGAACCGCTAGATCCACCAGTACCAGCAGGTCCCGCAGGTCCCGCTGGTCCCGCGGGTCCATCTTCGCCAACTATACTAGTACCTTGAATTCCTTGTATACCTTGAATTCCTTGTGCACCATCTGCACCATCTACACCATCTGCACCATCTGCTCCTGCTGGTCCTGCTGGTCCTGTTGCACCAGTTGCACCATCTACACCATCTGCACCAGAAATTCCTTGTGGACCCATAGGTCCCGCCACTGTGCTATCTGCGCCAGCAGGTCCATCTTCGCCTTGTATACCTTGGATTCCTTGAATTCCTTGTGGTCCTGTTGCACCAGATCCCGCTGGTCCTTGTGGTCCCGCAGGTCCCGTTGCACCTGTTGCGCCAGTTGCGCCTGTTGCGCCTGCGTTGACTCCGCTAATTTGAGCATCTACATAAGCGATAGTCGCTTTTAGTGCCAATGCATTTGTCATTGTGCTTACGAAATTAGCATCATCACCTAGCGCATTTGCTAATTCATTCAACGTATCCAATGCACCTGGCGCGCCATTGATAATATTTGATATTTCTTGATCTACATAACCTTTTGTAGTTACATGACCTGCTGCTGTCGGTGATCCAACATTAATAATTTGATTGTTGTCTAAATCAATTTTGTCACCAAATACAACTGCATTGCCACCTTGGTCGGTAATTTTCATACCTGTCGCCATTTGCAATGTTGCTGCCATGTTTATAGTAGTATCAGAATCAAGTGTTAAAACGCCTGTACCTGACACTTTTGTTGTGAGTGATTGGTTTGCATCTGCTTGAACAACGATAGTTCCACTGTTTGATTCAATAACCTTTTGACCATCGATATATAGCGAACCTTCGGATAGATATAAATCTCTCCATTTCATAGTTGGTGATCCAAGATCGTAACCTGTTGTTCCGTCTGAATCTATTGTTGGGATAATGTGACCTGACATGAATAGATCGCCATTACCCGATATTCCTTGGTTATTTCCTGCTACGCCTGCTATTGCGGTATCTACGTAGACTTTTGTTGCTGCATGATCTGTCTGGGTAGGTGAACCAGTGATGGATAAATTACCACCAATCTGCGAATCGCCATTGGTTATAAAACCACCTTCCATATTAAAACGTTTTTGACTCATGATTAAGCTTCTCCTTTAGTTAACTGTACTATTTATGGAAAAACTATAGTCAATTAAACTCACATACATTATAGCCACAAAAAAGCCCACATTATGTGGGCTTTTATTATCTAGTTGATATTATTGTATTTTCAATAACAACATCGATATATCTTATGCTATCTTGATTAACATTGTTGTGTCAGTAAGTGCCATTCCAATTTTAACTGCATCTTCACCAGTAACAGTACTGATACCGCCTTCTTTTTGAGCATAGTAAATCGATCCAGCAGTCAACCCAGTAAATCCAGTCATCTGTCCATCAGTCTGAACAGATACACTATTACCTGTTAAACCATCCTCAGATGAGATGCCTATCAATCTATCAGCAGAAAGATTACTTACATCGGGTGAGCTGTGCTGGTTTACTATGGCTGCACCTGTCATTTCCATACATGATATATATCTACCAGTGTTACCCAAGTTAACATGCATACTATATTTACCATGTGCTGCTGTCTGTTGGTTTAATGCTGCTCCATGAGCAGAAGATGCATTAATTGTTGTGCTTACAGGATCAGTAGTTACAATAGTAATCTCGTTTGCATCCGGCGTTACTACCTGACTGTCAGTAACGTTAGATATCGTACACTTGATAAGGTAGTCAGTTCCAATCATAATTTCAGTATCATCATGCGGATTGAAACAAACATTCTGTGCCGTTTCTTGATCAGCCATATTACCCATTGTTGAACCTGTAGACAAGATGACATCTCCAAGGTCCCTTGCTGTTCCTACTGTGACCGAGCCACTACCTTCATTGAATACAGTACCTATAACAATATCTGTTTGAGCATGAGATGAAGGACCAGTTAGTGATTTAACTACTAATGCAAATCGTCCACCTGTACTTGAATCAAAATTAGGTTCCCATGCAAAACTCTTTCCTCTGAAATAAGACGTTGCGTGATCACCAATGGACACCGTATCATTGGGAGAAAAGGTATCGCCAACAATATCAACAACCTGTACGCACGAACCACCAGAAGTCTTACCAAAAGCCAATAGCATCTTGTTCCCATCATCTGGGAAGAATCTACAATAATCTGAGTTAGAAGTTTGCATGCCAGGAGAATACGTAGCTAACACGTTAAACGTAGTATCACTTGTCAGTTGACATAACTCAACCCTTCCGTGTTGTCTACTAGTCTGAATAAATCTGCCAGATACGGTAGGATGCAACGAAAACGATCCATAACTATAAGATCCACCGAAAGTATGAAAACCGCCTAGATCAGTTAACGCTAATGTACTTGCGTCTATACTGAATCGCAAGGTCACACTATTTGGACCTGAGCGAAACCAAACAATACCTTCATTGACTGGATCAAACTGAGAGTCAAGACCAGAAGCTGATTGCGCAGTACCAGTTGCAAGACCAGCACGCAGGCTTGGTCCCCAAGTTACTGATCCGTCTGCTGCAACCAAACCAACGTTATGTTGTGGTGTTGAGTCACCAGCAGAAACCATAAATCTGTTAGGATTAAACGGATCTACCGAAACATAATAATTATTATTATTAGAAGGTATAGCATGACTGTGTGTTCCAGTATTTGGATATGCTATTCCTTCTAGTATCGAAGCAGTTTGACCCGGATTCAGATATGGCGTTTCAATCTTTCCCGATGCATTCATTATAACTGCATCACGAGCATCTATATTTGTAGCAAGTTCAAGACTAATTGTGGAACTTGAACCACCACCAGTTGCACCATCTGCACCTGCTGGTCCTGCTGGTCCTGCTGTACCTTGTGGTCCTGCTGGACCTGTTGCGCCAGTTCCTGCTGCTGCTAATATTTTAGCATCAATTTCAGATTCCATTGGAATCGTTGCATTCCAAGTTGGTGCGGCTGATATTTCCATGTAAAATGCACTGTGAGAGCCGCTTGCGTAGGTTATGAATTCAAGAGAAGATGCTTGACCATGTGTAAATAAGAGACTCGTGCCGGGTATCTGCATACCAGCATTAGTTGATATATTAGAAATTAATGTATTATTATTCTGATCATATATATTAAATTTTCCCCTAAGTGCAGCACTTGTACCTTGTACCAATGCATAATTGCCATTATCATAGTCTATTCTCGTCAATCCAATATTATGCTGTGTCCAATCAGAGAACCAATTTGAAATAGTAACTGGTGAAACAAATGTTATTGTTTTCGGACCAGAAGTATTATATACTACGAATATATTATTTGTCTCACCAGTAGCGTTGATTGTAACACCCGAAGACACTGATGCAACATGAGAAGCAGTAAGCTGCTCTGATCCAACTGCGGCTACCGTCTTTTTCCATTCGAAGGTGGATGGTTTAAACCAAGCAAGATCAATAGTAGATGCAGCAGGTTCAGATTCTTGCATATACACATTATCAAAACTTGCACCTGCACCATCTGCACCATCTGCGCCATCTGCGCCTGCTGCGCCATCTGCACCATCTGCACCATCTGCACCAGCAGGTCCTGCTACACCATCTGCGCCAGCAGGTCCATCTTCGCCTTGTATACCTTGGATTCCCTGTGGTCCTGTTGCACCAGATCCCGCTGGTCCTTGTGGTCCCGCTGGTCCTGTTGCACCTGTTGCGCCTGTTGCGCCTGTTGAGCCTGCGTTGACTCCGCTAATTTGAGCATCTACGTAAGCGATAGTTGCTTTCAATGCTAACTCATTTGTCATTGTACTTGCGAAATTAGCATCATCACCAAGTGCATTTGCTAATTCATTCAACGTATCTAGTGCGCCTGGCGCACCATTAATAATATTTGATATTTCTTGATCTACGTAACCTTTTGTAGTTACATGGCCTGCCGAAGTTGGTGATCCAACATTAATAATTTGATTATTATCTAGATCGACTTTGTCGCCAAATACAACTGCATTGCCACCTTGGTCGGTAATTTTCATACCTGTCGCCATTTGCAATGTTGCTGCCATGTTTATAGTAGTATCAGAATCGAGTGTTAATACTCCCGTACCTGTAACTTTTGTTGTGAGTGATTGATTCGGATCTGCTTGAACAACAATAGTTCCACTGTTTGATTCAATAACCTTTTGACCATCGATATATAGCGAACCTTCAGAAAGATACAAATCTCTCCATTTCATCGCTGGTGATCCAAGATCATAACCTGTTGTTCCGTCTGAATCTATTGTTGGGATAATGTGACCTGACATGAATAGATCGCCATTACCCGATATTCCTTGTTGATTTCCTGCTACGCCTGCTATTGCGGTATCTACGTAGACTTTGGTAGTTACGTGGTCGATAAGAGTAGGTGATCCAGTAACGGATAGATTACCTTCTACCTGTGAATCGCCATTGGTTATAAAACCACCTTCCATATTAAAACGTTTTTGAGCCATAATTAAGCTTCTCCTTTAGTTAACTGTACTATTTATGATTTTGTATTTTTAATTTAAACACATATATTATATTATAGCCGCAAAAAAACCCACACTTGGTGGGTTTTTTATTTTATTATTATTAAAGTGTTGCGTCTTCCAATCCTGCACATCGTAACTTAATTACGTTAGTGAGTTGCCATTGCTTTACTTCAAGTGCCTTGATAACTCCCATAAACTTATTTCTAACCATTGAAAATTCAACAATAAGATATTGTAAATCTACTACATCAGGCTCACCATCGACAAATGCTTTCGCATCTGCTGATGTTAATGCACGTTGATAATGCTCAGTAAAGTGTCTGAACTTCTGACTGCGCAATTTTCGCATTTCAGTATGTAAATATTCAAGTATCGCTTCTGTCTCTTGTAGTTGGTTAAAACGATGTTCAACGATGCCCGGAATATCACGACTGTGCTTTTCCAAACTACCTTTCATACTACATTCAAACTTAGCCTCTGAAACTTGTATTTCATAGTGTGAAATAGCATTAACTATCTCTGCCATGTTTCCAGTGACTTTACGATACCATTTACTCATTTAATCCCACTCTTCTTCGTCTGTGTCGTCTTCTTCTTCGTGTTCAATATATTCATCAACACTAATTTGGAGATATTTATCATGCTCACTGATCTGTTCCGCATTACCTGCAATGTCAAATCCATACTGATCTAATACTTGTAGAAAATGTTCTGCAAAATTACTACGTTCTTTTTCTACAACACTAGACCTAGCAGCATCATATATAGCAATGATAAATTCTAAATCATTATCACTAAGACTCATTGACCATCTCCTCAATCACTGAATCATCTCCAGCAGAATCTAGAATTGCTTCGGGTTGTTGTTCCCACTCGCGCATCATGATATCTAGACAATCATCAGTATTCTTAGACCATGCTTTACGGAATTTCTTAATGATTTCACCAGTTACGGGACTAATATACTCAAGGCTATTACCTGACTTTTTCAATGCGCCCTTCGCTTCAAAGAATTCAGTTAATCCACTGTAAGGACTCATACCAGTATCATATGGAATTTCTACTTGTACACTCTCAAATGGTTTAGCATAACGTGTCTTCATGATCTTACACGCTGCACGAATGCCATTTACAGTAGTCGTCTTATTACCATCTTCATCAACTTTTAACTTTAGTTTACGCATTGCGATTACGATTGAACTTGCGTAAATGAATCCTTGACCACCAGAGATTTTATCATCGGGATCGAACATATCTTGCGATGCATAAGTGTGATTCGTAGCAAGTAAACCTACGTTGTATTCACCTAACATATTCACAGTGTTACGAACAAGTGAAGTAAGTGCTTTAGGTTTACGACCCAAGTCGCCTTTCATATCTCCTGCTTCAAACTGCTTAACGTCAGTGGGTGTTAACAACATACCTAGACTGTCTACTACAAATAAGATTTTAGGACGATCTTCTGGCTCTTTATCACCATGCTCAGTCTTGTAATCTTTCATCAAGTCAGAGATAATTTTCGCAACATCATCAATCATTGCTACGTTCAACTTCATCAATTTATCTTCACTCGTATCTACACCTAGTGCATGTAACCATGCTTCGTCTAGTGCATTTTCCGAGTCGATTAGAACAACATAAATATCTTGCTCTTGTGCATGACGAATTATGTTTCCCGAAGCAATATATGATTTCCCTGCTCCAGATTCGCCTGCTAATACTGTTACTTTACCTAGTGGAATACCTTTTTCAAAGTCTCCGCTAATAAGTTTGTTTAATGTAAAATTACCTGTTGAAATCCAAGTATCAGGATCGTTAAATCCAGTGCTTAGACCAGGAACCGCCTTAGTAATACTACGACGGAACTTAGACACATCAAATGGTCGTGCCATATTATTCTCCTTGAAAATGGGAGCAAAGAACTTGCTCCCTATTGGTTACTTATGCTTCTGCTTTACGATTGCGAATTGCTGCAAGAATATCTTGCGCAGTAGGTTTTGCGTCTTCTGATCCTGTTGTCGGTGCTGCTGCTACAGGTGCTGCTGCTACAGGAACAGGATCTGCTTTAAAAGGGACATCGTCTGACGTAATCTCCTTTTCAGCAACAGGCGCTGATTGAACTACAGATGCCATTGGTTTTGATGGTGCATCAACACCCCATGGGCGGTAGTAATTACCCCACTTCTCATTATCGTATAACTGACCATCGACAGATGCTTCAAACATCTCGACCATCGCATCTAAATGCGCTTGATCAGGCTTCTTAGGTAGGAAGTCAGATAGATTAAATAATCCATTTGTTTCGATTGCGTCTAGTTCATCTTGATTTAAACTACGCTCACGACGAGCCCAGTTAGAAGTACTATAGTCTGCCCACTTACCATTCTGACCTTTGACTACTCTGAAATCTGTACCTTCGTTATAATCGGTGGGTAAAGATGTGAAATCAACGTCCATTAACGCTGCACTGATTACCTTAAAGATTTGAGGTGAAATCATGAAACGACGAATTGGGTTAGTAGGTGCTTCTTCTACTAGATCACTTTCAGTGACAAAGCCTTGAAATAAGTAAGACTTTTTCTTCCAATATTTACGAGCAACGTCTTCTAATGAAGGATCTTTGAACCATTGACGCAGTTCTGCGTGAATAGGACATGTGGTAGTTTCATCATCATACATTTCAATACAAGGTACTTGAATGGTAACAGGTCTTGATTCGTCACCACCTTTTACGCCTGCGAATTCTAAACGAATCATTTCGCGCTTCAACCAAAAGAATGGGTTGTTTGTATCGCCGTCAGGTAAAAATCGTAGTGATGCTGATGTGTTGTCTGGAATACTCCAGTGAGGGAAGACAGTATTGTCTGATTTGGTATTTGATTTCGTTCCAGATGAACGAGTTTCTTGTTCAAGCAATTTTGCTCGGATTTCTGCTAAAGATGCCATTATTTAATTCTCCTAATGCCTTAGTTTTGTTTTAGGTATTAAATGGATTATTCCACTAATACAAGTTTGCCTTTGTTTTCTTACTTAGCCTATACAGTATACTTCTTTTCATGCCTACTGTCAAGCACTTTTTCGTTTTAATTTGATTTAATATTTAGTGAAGATATTACGTTGTTAATGCAGGCTCTCAACTGGCGCTGCTTCTTTTATTGAAGATATTACGTTGTTAATGCAGGCTCTCAACTGGCGCTGCTTCATTTATATTTATTCTTCTTTGATAATAGACCAGATGCCATATACAAGGGCAATCCATGCTGCTACGTTTAGCAAAGGAGCTGCTAATAGAATTGCTAGTGCAGTACCAATTAATACTGCACCATCTAATGATGTACGTTCTGTTAAGCGACCTTTCATCCAATTAATCATATTATCCCACCATCTTACGTAAATTAGTAACTGCTTCACCATCCATTGAAGGTGATTCTTGAGTTACTTCTGGTACTACTTCTTCTGTTACTTTATCAAGTAACTGATCAAGTGCTGTGCGGAATGTCTTATTCATTTTATGAACATCTACGCTCAACATATCAAGTAAATTTGACAATTCAAATTGTTTTACTTGAATAGCCTTCATACCGATGTATGATGCCTTGTGACCCAGTGCAGAGATGTCACCACCTTCGCCTGAGAAATCAGTCATTGCGTTTTCAGGATGCTCTGGATCAGTTGAATCAACAGGAATCTTAATACCAGATTTAACAATGTTGATCAATTTTTCTAAGTTTTCAATTGCGCTCACGGTTTTCGCCTCTTTCAATTTAGTTTCAGATACTACACGATTTACTGTAGCGAGTGCTTGTTGCATACTCTCAGTAGATAATGCATTATACTTGAATTTCTCAGAGATGTCAAGGGTTTCTTCAATTAAATCTTCATTTACTTCAACTTTAAAATTATCGTAACCACGCTTGGTAGACAAACGCTTAACTGACTCTTTTAGTTGAGCAATCTTTGATTTAATAGTCTCTACGATTTCTTGATTGTCTTCGTTAACTAATTTGTTTTGCTTTGTATATTTTGTGAACTTGTTTAAATCTGAAATCTCTTCACACATTGCCAAAATTGCTTGTCCCTTAACATCATAAGGATTTCCATGCTCATTAACGTGCATAGTCATTGCTCTAGCGCCTGCCATGTACTTATGTGGGAATGCAAACTTTTCACCCGATGCATTTTCAATAAACAAACTATGAATATTTCTACTACGAGAACCACGCATTTCTTCATTAACACTTTTGTTGTGCTTTATGATAAGCGTTGCTTCTGGCAATTTAATATAACTTGTCTTTGTTGAACCGCCCGCCTTTGTGAACCCTTCTGTCACTTGTGCATCTGTTTTTGGTTGGATTTGTTTGTCAAATTTTCTCATTGTGAATTCACCTAATTTTCCATGTGCAATTGCTTTGATTGCATCTAAAATATCTTTATTTCTCTGTATGTCGTAACTTTCCCCGATCTTAACAATCACTTCAAAGTTGTTATCTTCTTGTTTGATTGTGACAATCAAATTTTGATCAACAGCGTATAGTCGCGTTGCTTCTTCTACATTCAATGTCTCTACACCATCAATAGTGTATAAACGCATCTTGTAGCCTGCGCCTTTTAGTATGTTAAATAGTTCTGTTGAAATATCATTCATCGGGGTAATTCCTTTTTAATTATATATGTATTTATCTTTTTCGTCTATAAAAATGACAATGGCATTGGGTCATCGTAGTCATTATCTAACCCTTCTTCCATCAAATACTCATATGCGGTATCTTCATAATTGGTTACTTCTTGTGCCATTCTTATGATTAATACGAGCGCCATGACTAAATCATCATTTTCACCTTCTTTTGCACCATAACTATTGCCACGAGAAATAAATACCTTCAGTTCACGTAATAGATTCTTACTTGCTATTTCTAACTTATCAGTCTCTACCCAATGCTTTAATTTAGCACATGCTGCTATCTTTGATTTATGTGTAGTAGTAAATCCTTTACGATATGCCTTTGTATTACCATGCTTCTTACGTTCACTCAAGAATGTCCCTGGGAAGTATTCTTCGCCTATCTCCTCAACGCATACCAATCCTGCTTCGCCCATTGAATTGTTTTCTAGACTATAATATATTTCAGATTGTTGCTTTGTCTCATCATCTATGTATATTGCTATCTTTTGTAATATTCTTACTTGCTGTTGTATAGTCGTTTTATTATGTTGCCATTCAGCGACTTGGTTCATGCCAGGCAATTCGTACACTTGTATCGCTGCATTATCTCCACCAGTTCCTAAACTAGGATCTAATGCAATAAGATATAAATTACCTGTTTTCAACGGCTTATACCAACGCACTTGTCCTTGCATTGCCCATGCTTCTTTTGCTTCCATCATGGCTAATTTCAAACTACTCACCAATGTCTCATCGAATGCAATAAATTCATTTTTATGTTCACGTCTGAATTTTTCTTCACCAATCTTACCTTGTTCTATTCTTGCCCACTCTTCATCTCTGTCTGGATGTCTATTCCATATTGCATCATAAGAGGCAAAACTATTAATACCTAAATCAGTTTCGTTACCATACTCATCTGTCTTCTTTTGTGAATCTCTCCAAATCTGAGCAAACTGATCATCGTCTTGGTTTGGTGTAGATGTTATAATACATTTACCACCAGTTGCTAATGTAGGCGATAATGCAGTCCAAAAATCTCTTGCAATGTTTGGACGTACAAATGCAAACTCGTCCAAGTATGCTAGTGATATAGACATACCACGTCCAGTGTTATCAGTGGTAGCTTGTGCAATAATACGACTACCATTATCAAATTCTAATGAACCTTTGTTATATGATGTTGCGCCCGCTCTCAAGTAATCAGGTAATGTCTCATATGCAAATCGAATACGCTGCATAATCTCTTGTGCACCACTATATTTGTGGGCTGCAATCAATATTGTCTGATCTGGCACGAACATAGCATACCATAATAGATAGCCAGCAGCGCATGTTGATTTTCCCATTTGTCGAGAAATCAATGCTACCGAGTTTCTATAATTATGATATACATCAACTAATTCTTCTTGAAAGTCAAATAATTCAAACTTCATTCTACCCTTAGTCGGATGTTGAATCCAACAATGAGTTCTCATGAAATATTTTGGGTCGTTAGCACATTTTGCTAACTCTATTAGTTGATCTGGTGTATAATTTTCTTGTTGGTGAGGAGTTTTTACTAACTTCGTATCTGCTGACATGTATGTATTTATCTCTGTTTGTCAATCTAACAACTCGTGATAGACAAGGATCTTGTCTATTTTGATATGATATTTTTTATTGAAATCTCTAAATTTTCTAAAAAGGCATCAATGTCAATATCATCTGATTCAACAACTTCTTCAATCTCTTCTACTGTTTCTGCAACTGGAGGATTTCTTGATAATTTACTGTCATCTACCCATCCTTCTGCATCACTAGTTAGTGACTTAATCAATACTTGATCCCAATCATTAGGATTAATACCTACTACTTCATACGATTTATTTTTATATCCAACAATATCACCAACCTGCAAAGGGGTTTCTAGTAATATAGATTCCATTATCTTTCTCATATCGTTCATAATTCGTTCCTTAAATAATTGCCGTTTTTTATATATATAGTAGCGAATTACATATAATGGATAACGGCATCCTCTCTCCTTAGATAATAAAAACGGGCAAGCCAGTAATTATAACAGTCCTAAGGTCTAAGTTCTTTATAGTCCTGCGTTTCTAAGCAAGATTGCCAATTCTTTAGATTCTTCCAATGATTCTTCTATCGTAGGCTCTTTCTTATCACCATCGTATTCTGGCTCATCGTCCATTGTAGGCTCTTTCTTAGCTAACATATCTTCAAAAGCGGCTTTCTGTGCTGCGCTCTGTGCTTCAGCAAGTTCGGTTCCTGTATTAACTCCAGTGTCGTCGCAATAGTCACAACCTTCTCCTTCGCACTTAGAACATGGATCATCTGACATTGAAGCAGATTCTTTAACGTCTTTATCTTTTTTAAGATCGTCCTTGCCTTTGCCGTCTACTGCATAGTCTGGGACCATTTTTCCATCTGGACCTTTGACCATAGTCTTTTTCTTAGATTCTTCATATAATGCTTTCATGGTGTCTACTGTATGCTCAGTTACGCTAACTTTTAGATCCTGTGCGCCCATATAACTCTTCAATGACAAGTTTACTGGTTGTGCAAACTCATAAGGATCGCCATGCGATGTAGGTTCAGTTTCACTTGCATCTGCTGGTGAATTAGCCCATTCGTTAATCTTACGTTCTATTGCTTCTTCAGATAGACCTGCATTATGTAACATACTTACTAATTGAGTAGTATCCATTGTTGGAGACTCCTCTAATGTAGATGATTCTGTTACCCAGTTTTCACCCATTTCATCATCACAATCATGCTTGCAATCTGTAGTAGGCTTGTGTATTTCATCACCACAATCTTTACATACTTTCTTTATAGATGCTTCGTATAAGTCGTCAGCATTTTCTTGGTCGTACTTCTTAATAAAGTCTTCTTTAGACATTGTTTCCGAATCATCAATCATTGCTGCTTTAACTTTACCTTCGTTCATTGAATTCGTCATATTATTTGTATCCTTTTCTTCTGAACGCACTTCTTCGCCTTCTGCGACTGCGTCTATAAATGTTACTGGTGTTAATACTGTGCCACCTGTTTTATGATCAAGACGCAATGCCATGTATGTGTCATCTATTTTTGTCTTATAATCACGATGTATTTTAGCATAATCTGCTTTGGTCATTTCTATCTGACCTTCGTCATTAACTTTTGCCATTGGTCCCATTGCTTCTTCAACGTCAGTTTTACCATATGTTTCACAAGGATCTTTTCCACAACCACAATTTTTCTTTTCTTCTTCAACTGCTTCTGTTTGCATTGCGTTTACAAATGCATCAGTATAATCACCCCAATTTTCACCATCTTCATGTACAAAATTCATACCATCGCCAGTAACACTGACAATTTTGAATTCACCTTCATGTACCGAACCGAATGCTTCTATTTTAATATCGACTTGAATATCATTAACATCGATATCATAGTCTTCTGATCCAACTGATGAACCAAATCCATTTGCTACCGCAGTAAATTCTTCACTATCGCTTGTACGTTGAATATTATCTAATGTAACATTTCCGTCTACTATGACATTCGTTACTTCCATTTCGTTCATTATAGGATTGATTGATTCTAGTAACGTTCTCATTGACTTATGCATCTTTCTTCTCCTGCTCTTTTTTCAATTTTAACAATTCTTGAACAAAAGAAGTATTGTACTTATCACCGAAGAATTCTTCTGCATTTATCTCATCTGCTTCTGAGTATGTACTATCAGACAATAAACTTGAAACTTCTTCATCATCTGATTTTTCGTTTGATAATGCTTGTTCTCTCTGTTCCAATGGTTCTTTGTCTGAACGAACTTTCATAAAGCCGTCGCTGATGCCAAGTAATGCTTGGATTTCGGTTTGTATTTGATATGCACTTGCTGGTAAATTTGTTTCAAACTCAACAACAAATATCTCGTATCCACGTAGTTGTGGAAAGTCATAAGGTGTGCTTTGTAGCATCAACTTAGTAGGTGCGCTTACTTTCTGTACATCGTACTTTGCTAAGTGATTCTCAATGCGAGATAAATCATCTCCAGATAATTCCTTTGCCAACTTAATGCGGAAAGTATATGTGTTTTTTGATTCTGTCAAATATTCTGTAAAGGACTTCATGGGTTTAATTCTCCTAATATTATAACTATTTATCTTTATTGTAAAAATCACCAGACTTAATTATTCTGCTGTATCATCTTTAATATTTTTCATAATTTCTGCTAACATCTCTGAACGATTTCCTATCAATCTACCATCAATTGATTCTGGTCCATCATCTGGTAAGCCTTTATTGATAATATGATTTACTTTTCGATTATCCATATCAAGACGTTCTTTGCGCATTTGTAACTCAATCATTTTGATTTTTTTATCCATCTTTGTTTGTTTCGCGGTTATCGCTGCTGATAACATTTTACTTGCGCTGTCAAGCAATGCTGCTGCATTTCTATCGTCTACATTCTTTGCCAAATCTACTATATCATCAAATGCATCTATCGCTTTTGTTGCATAATCGTCCATCTCTTTATCGATTGCGTCTAAACCAAGAACCATAGGCAGTGCTGCATCTACTTTCATGGACATATCCATAGTTGCTGATTTATTTGATATTTGTTCGGTGAGTTGCTTTATCACTTCTTCTGATGATGGTTCTATTTCATTATCATCATCGAAATCTAATGATATATCTTCTATAGGAGGTAAATTAAATGTATCGCTTAATTTTTGTGTCATTTCTTTTTCCTTTGCGCTTTTGTTCGCTTCTTTGGCTTATTGAAAATCTCATTCTCTGTAATAACGCGAAATCCCAAACCCTTTGCTTTACACCAATGCCTTGCTGATTCCCATTTGGCGTGATTTACCACTGCGGCTGCTTTCTGTGATTGACTTTTTGCTTCACCAAGAGTTTGTCCCGCTGGTTTTATTTCTACCATCTCTGCGTGTTGCTTACCATTTGCATCTTGATATACCATCAATAAATCTGGTACATAATTAGAATTTTTTCCAGTAAGGGGATTTTTATATGGAATACGATGTGTTTCTGAACCCCATCCTAAGACAGATGGATGATTATCGCACATTCTGAAAACAACCAGTTCCCAACTTGAGCGATAACGGGGTAAGCCCTTACCTAAGTATTTATCTGGGTTTTTTGGTGTGTATAAGCCTTGATGGAATTTTGCCATTGTTTATTAAGATGTCGTATTTGAATCTAAACCGTTGGTAATTGTTTTATAACCTTCATATGTGAAATCTATACGATATTGTACGGGCGCTGATTCGGAATAATTCAAGGTATCACCTTGTATGTTGGTAATAATTGGGTTATAAATTTCTATAATATTGTTATCATCGTTAGAAGACTTTCTGATTATCTCTAATCTAGTAATATAATAACGATTATTGGTTAATTTTAAACCCTTGTCACTTTGCCCAAATTTAAAATTTTCACTAATAATATCATCTCTCATAGTATCATAGTTATCTGACATAGGACCAGAATAATAATAATTATTATATCCTATTAGAAATTTCTCTATCTCTGCATCACGAGTGTCATAAGCAGATAAGGATATAGGAGTGTAATCAATTCCAGTTTGAATTGTACGCTTCTTATTATATTGATTCAATGTCTGTGTCTTTATAGAATGTCCTGGCATTCCAATCTCAGATATCTTCTTTAACTCAAGACTTAGATCCTTGCCAGTGATATCTTTGTAGTGAATTACAACTTTAAATTGAAACTTATTTCTAGGAACAGCTAGATTTACGGACTTATCATATTGATCTTGTCCGTAAATCGTTACTGCTGTATTGTTGTAATCCCGTGTGAAATCAACCATGTATAACTAACTTAATTAGTTTGCACCTTCACCAACGTTTCGATCTGCAAATAATGTTGCATTATCATAACGGATAGTTATTGACGCCTGTACAACCTCGGAATTTGCATAATTCAAGTCACCGTAAGTCGCTTGTGTGATGAAACATCCCTCAATAAACCATTGATCAATTATTGATGACGCATCTGTAGCATGTGATCCATCTAGTGTTTCGATGCGTGCAGTAAATTTATAATTTTCACCAGCCTTTGCGCTTGTTTGATCACTATGATTTACTTGCTTATTCATTTGTGCTTGTATTGCTCTTATAACATCATTGTTTGCGTCATCGCGCAATGTCATTGTGAGATCACTCCATGTGTGCTTGCCAGCAATATGAATTTTTGAGTTATAAGTGTCTATAACAATTGGCTCTTGAGTAAGTTCAGGCCTTGTAGCACTAATTATATTCTGTGATACTAACGTACCTTTCGATCCGACTGCTCCCAATCCTGTAAATACTACACGGAAACGATATTGTAATTTTGGCATCAATGTTTGAGCAGTTGTTGCATCTCCCATAGGTATACCGAAATTGTTTAAAATAGCCATTTGATTTCTCCTTAGAATTTAAATAGTCTATCCTAATGATAGACTATTATATATATAAATGTATTTATGCTTTTTACGTTTTTATTTTGAAACAATAAAAAGCCCACATAATGTGGGCTTTGTTGAATATTAAATTTAATATGTGTTAACTTAAATCACCTGTATTTACAATACGAATTGGGATATAAATAAATTCTGCCGATTTCGTAGGTTCAATTGCAATATCAACATAAATTTCATTGCGATCAATGCGTGCTGGTGTATTATTGGTAGTATCACATACTATACTGTAGTCATACACACCACGATTAATTTGAATATTAGATAAGAAACCATCAAACGTTTGCTTAACATTATCACGAATTGATTCATCATTTGGTTCAAACAAATATGGGCGAGAGATAACTGAAAAACGCTCACGTAAATATGCAACTAAACGAGCAACGTTGACGCGATCTAGTGCACTTGCTGATGCTGCTAATGTCTTCTGACCAAAGATAATAATACCTTCTGCTGGGAAGTTAACAATTGGATTCAATTTATTTAAATACATTGCATCACGATTTCCCTGTGTCAATGAAACTGCTACAAATTCGTTTTCTGAATTGATGTAACCAACATTTGATGCATTCTGAACAACACCACGTGTCAATCCTGCTGGTGCAAACCATTGGTAACTAACATTGTCGTTATATGCATATGTGTAAAGAACACTATGCGATGAAGGAGCAACTACACTTGAACCAGTTACTGGATCAGTCGTAAGTACACTAGGATAATAAGTTGCTGCATAAGTATTTTTGCTTACTAACCCATCTTCTCCATTCTCTGTTGCACTAGTTCCTTGTACCCAATTTATTGCATCAGTTGGATTCAAACGGAATGGACTATCTGCGATAACGAATGCTGTTTGATTGCGATCTGTATTTAATGTAACCATCTCGTCCATCAACTCTGGATAACCCGGTGCTGCGATCAAACGGAACTGAATAGTTTCTTCGCGTAGTGTCGATCCTGATGCACTTGCTTGCATTGCCTCTGCTACAACTTTACGTTGTGCTTTACGACCAAATGATCCTGCACCTGATGCTGCATTTCCAGCAAAGTTGCGCCATTTCCAATCAGTTGTTAATGTTGAATCATACTTACGTACTGTATTCTTTGAACGACACATGTTAACTGCTGAAGTACCAACTGCGAATAATAATGGGTTAGGACCATTTGCCAATACGCCTGCTGCGTCTACAAATGCACCTGCTGAAACATCTAAGTCAGAAATATCACCAAATACTACACCATCAGATGTACTTTGGTCTGTATTATCTTTAACAATCCATGCTGAACCATTGCTACGATAGATAACTGGATAGTTATCTTCATCAGTGTCAACCCAATAATCACCATCTACGCCAACTACTGGAGCAGATGAAGTATAAGATACATTAGTAGCCTTCTTCCATTTTTGAACACCACCATCAAGTGCTACTTCAAAAAGAGCCAATTCATTTACTGCTGAATCAAACCAAATAGTACCCGTAGTAGCTGCGCCAACTGGTGCAGTTGTTTGTACAGTTGAAACCATATCTACGAATGCTGAAGTAGTTGAGTCATAACGATGAATAGAAACAAAACCATCATCTATATCAAGCCAAATGTCACCTTCTGCCAATACACGCGCTGTCGCTGCTGTACCATCTTGGAAAGTATCACCGATTACACCCGTAGGTGCTGCTGCTTGTGCATAAATTGCAGACTGTGCTACAAATTCGCCCGCTGTTGTAGTGAATAATGAAATATCATAATCAATTCCTACGCCTGGTGTGGTTGTCTTAATCCATACATCGCCTACTGTTGGTCCAACTGGTGCTGTGTAATGTGGTGCAAATGATGCTGTTCCTGCGCCCCATGCTGCGTTTAATGCAACCCATGATCCGCCTTCTCCAATCCAATAACGTACATTAGTAAGAGTTACTACTTGTTCGATGGTAACATGATAGTTTCCATCAACAACTGTTGCGGTAGGTGTTGCTGCTGCTGATGCTACAATTTCAACGCTTGGTGTTGCTACTGCCCAACCACTTGCTGAGTATTCAAAGATACCAAACTTAGATAGTGTTGGATTTACCCAATAAGTATTAGTTGCTGGTAAGCCAACTGGCTCAACTGTCTTGGGACGAAGTTCTGCTAGGTCCACATCTGCGCGTACAATATATGCTGCTGATGCTTGACCTAAGAATGAATATGCTGCTAATAGACCGTAATCATTAGTTTCATCTCCTTGTTGTACTGTACTTCCTACTGTACGAAAATCTACATTTCCGAAGTATTGAGTTAGTTCGCGCTGTGATGTTACTAAGATCGGACTTCCCGCTGTTGCTGATTTAGTATATTTTGCAATACCATCTGCTTCTGTGCCAGTTGGGTCAACTTTATCTTGACCTGTGGCGATAAAAATCATTGGTACTGTACCAGCACCTGCTGATCCGTATACCGACTCGTCTGTTATTGATACCTGAGTGCCAGGTGATACAAGATTTGCCATTTGTGGAGTTCTCCTTTATTTTATTTTATTTTACATGTAATTACTAGTTATGAATCTATATCATTGTTAGTATTTAGCGTAAGTTAAAGAAAAGACCTGATTACAGCATTAACATAATAGTTTAATGGTATTGTGTCGAAATACTTCCAATGTAGATGTGTTATACATAGTATGGTCGAATTGCCAACCAGCCCAACTAAATTCACTTGGATGTACATCTGGGAATGCTACTTCCATATGATTACCATGATCGTATATTTGATATTCTTCTTCTGGTGGCGTAGTATTTGTGGTAACTGCAATGTCCCACCATTCTGGTAAATCATGTCTCCACACAGATGTGGTAGTACCGCCCAATCGCTTGATTACACCTAACTCGTTGAAGAAACGACAATCCGAGATAACGACATTATTATCAATCTGCAAAATCTTACGTTCGGCTGCTGCAACCCAAATGTCTGGATTAAAATGAGATCGCATTACGTCTGTACCGATAAATTGCAGTGCATATCTAGGTGTAAAATTTGGAATACCTAATCTATCGGACCACCATATATCTACTTTCTCTCGCCAAACTCTACTCTCAGATGTATTACCTTCCAATAGGGTTCGATCCCAACTAAAAATATTCGCAACAGCATCTTTTAGTACTCCTGCAAAACTAACTCTTTCAAATCCTTCTTCAATTAAAAAACCTGCTGCTGTGTCTTTACCATGTCCGATTAATCCACATATACCGATCACTTTCTTGTTCATTATTACCTTCGTTTATTATGTTATCCGATTACAAACCCTAAGCCACTACTTCCGTCATTGAACAATGTCAATTCTGTTTCCAACTTGTCAATTTCTGCTTCTGCCGATGCTTGTAATTCACCAGCGTTCATTGTAGTGCCACCTTGTGGACCTGCAATTTGTGCGAACTTACCACGTGCTTGTGCAAGCATTAATTTAGCATGACATAATGAAAAATCCTTAATCCAAGGACCTGCATGTATATCTTTTAATAATATTTCTAATGGACGATGATTATATACATGAAGAATACATATATCATCTGCTTTCATCATACGATGTAGAATTAACTTATTATCTGATTTACGCCATGTGAACGTTATCTCTGCACCGAATAAACGACCCATTGTTTCTCTATTCTGTTGTAAGAAGTCAAAACTTGCTAAACCACCACTTCGACTTGAACCCAGTAGATAAGTATTCAAGTAATTTGCTTGAAATGGTTCAAAGTCATTACCTGTTCCTGATGATACGCCAGTTGTACGACGATATATATCAGTTACTTCGTCTATTTCACTAGGTAATGTATATTCTGCAACATCTTTCAATAATTCTAGTGAAACAAAACTTTCTTCTACGGAATTTTCTGCGCGTTGACGATATTTTTCTACTGCTTTCTTAATCGCTAATTCATAGTGTTCTGGATCTAATTCCACGTCCACCATTTGACCACCTAATCTCAGTTCTATTTCTTTAATTAATTCAGATTGTGCCGACATAAATATATTCTCCCTATTATGTATATTTATCAAATAGTATGTGTCAACTTATATATCAGGGCGTCACCTTCGTTTTGAAATGCTACATACGAATAACTTATTGTAGTTTTTACCTTAGACACATCCCAACAATCAGTTGCATTCTGTTTTCACTATTCTGCGGCTTCTGTATAATCGGAATAGCATATCTCATATATATTCCAACCAATCTTCTTTAGTTTTCTTTTCTTAATATTTAATCTATTTCCAATCACGTTGATTTTCTACTTGAATACCGCAAGAATGATGATTTCATCATTAAATCGACCATTCATCTTAGTATCGGTAGTAGTCAATGACTTAAATGTCTTTAATGCTTTCGGCTTCGTTATCTTCTTAAATTGTGGTAACACATCATTGGGCTTTCGCAATGTCTTCTGTGTACTCACCTCTTCGTTGAAGTTTAATAATGTAGTTCCTTTGACTTTAAAACCATCCGCGTCAATTGCTACATATAATCCTAGTTTTCGGTTTTTACAATTAAATACCACTGCTGCAACTGCTCCGATTAATCCACTTGGTGCTACACTTGCAATACCATATGAAGAATCATTTGATTTATATTTTAATTTTGAAACTAACTGATCTGCTGACTTCTGCTTTACCTTACGAGGAGCCTTTGTTGCTTTCTGTTCAATAATAACAATGTCACATGCATCAATTATCTTCTTATGCATCGCAATAATAGTCTTTAACTGTTTTGGGTTAAAATGTGAATACGCTTCTACTAATTGCTCACATACATCTTGCTCTTTTTCACTTAATTTCTTAAATGCTGCTGGTTTAGGTATTGCTGCTACTTCTAATAATTCTTCATATACATCATTGTAAAAACTTTTAACAATACGAGCATGATTTGCTTTTGCTTCTGCTACAATCAATATCGTATGAGGATCAAACTTATCTACTAATGTAGTATCGCGAGTTATTACAAATTCTTCAATTCCATCATCAATACCTTCGCACATTATAGTGGCTGCTTTACGCATAATATCTTGAATACTTGGTGCTGCAACAGTTACTGACTTTTTCTTATCTTCAATGACTTCTTCGTTGCCTATAATAAGCGAGCCTTCAGCAACAACGTCAGAAATACCACTAGATACGAATTCACTAACGGGCTTTAGTTCAGATGAAGTGCCTTTCAGATTGCGCCACATTTCTGCATGATTTTCTTGTAAATCAGGCATGCCAGTAGTTAACAGTTTTGCATAAATTCCAACTTGAACTGGAATATGTGATACTGCCTTTGCTGCTTTGATATCTAATGCGCTATATTTGTTTTGTTTCATGTATTCGTACACATATCCACGTAAATCTGCCGTCTTTACATTCTGATAATACAATCGTGCAAATGCAGTACGCTCTTTATGAAATTTATCACCAGACCATGTTTCTGCCGAAGACCAATCAGGATCTGTGAATCCAGTCTTACGATTAATTTTTGCCCTAGGCTTCTTACGAGGTACTTTGATGCTAATTGCCATGTTATAATTTCCTTTCGTGTTTGATTTAAATATACTATACACTACTTATAGTTTTTTGTCAAATATTATAGGGGAACGACTTCATATAAGCGTTTTTGCTTGATATTCCACTTTTCAACGATAGGATTACCATCATCATCTTCATTAACCACAATATATGCAACGCCTTTCTTAACATTAGCATAACGATACCCATGATCAAACGATGATCTCTCTGTTACCCATACTAAATGAGGATATGCATCAAGATACGGGATTTTTGATTCATCTAAGTTCTTAGAAAATTCAAATAAGTTGTCAGTTGTCTTTTCTCTGAAACAACCTAGAATTGAACTGTCTCCCTTGTCAAAATAAACAGATGAATGTGCAAATGCCATAATTATACTCCCTTTGTGTTGTATGTCTTACCATCATTGCTTAGAGGAGACATTTAGCGTACTGTAGCGACTGTTTATGCAGTACTACAGTGACAAATATAAACCAGTTTCTTTTTCAATTAAATCTTGCATCATATCACAGTATATTCCATCATGTGATGCAACTTCTGCGATCTTAACACCCCAAATCTTACTAAATGTAATGTCGTATGTATCCATAGAGTTTAAAGCAACCTTAACATGGTTAACTCTCTTACTTCCTCTAATGCGAAAAGAAAGATCATTACCACTAGTGGCTAAATTCTTAGCACCCATCATATACAATGCTTTGTTACCGATTTGATTTTTAATAATAGAAGCAACTTGTGACATAATTTTTCTCTCTTTGATTAATTAACCTACTTAACTATTATAGCAAGATGCCTTACATTTGTCAAGTGTTTTTGAAATCTTTTTGCATAAATACTCTATATATAAGGAGTAATCTATGCCTCGTTTAAGTCTCTATCGTGCGACAAAAACCAATGACTTTAACTTTCATGACAGAACCATCCGAGAACAGTTTGATATCGGTGGCACTGCCATACATGTTCATAAATATCTTGGACCCAAAGAAACTATCAACAGTGATGACCCAACTGAACCAAACTATGGTTCTGGTCTTGAAATTGATCCCACACTTGGCGTTGAGATTAATCCCGAAGGATTTATTAATGAAACTAAGATACAAGACTTGTTGTTTATGGAAAATCGTGATCGTAAATATGATCCAGACGTTTTTGAATTACGTGGTGTATACAACGTAACAGACAATGATTTTGACTTAACACAATTTGGTCTATTCTTGACTAATGACACAATGTTTATCACATTTCATACAAATGATATGGTATCAAAAGTTGGTAGAAAATTAATGCCGGGTGATGTACTAGAATTACCTCATTTACGAGATGATCTTTTATTAAATCATGACAGAAGTGCTATTAACAAATTTTATGTAGTACAAGATGCGAACCGTGGCAGCGAAGGATATAGTCAAACATGGTATAGTCATATTTGGCGTGTAAAAGTAACACCATTGACCGATACACAAGAATATGCAGATATATTAGGAACAGCCGATGATCCAGATAGTTTGAAACAAGATTTAAGTTCATATAAAACAGAGATCAATATTTCTAATGCTATCATACAAAGTGCTGAACTTGACGATCCATTAGGAATTCCATTAGTTAGTCATTTGTTTGGTGCTACACCTGTTGATAATGAATATGATCATGGTGAAGTATTAGAAAAAGGTGATCAATTTCCACAAATGCCAAACGATGGTGAATATTTTATAAGAGAAGATTTCACTCCAAATCGTTTATTCGTTTATCGTGGTAGTAGATGGCAGCGATTGTACGACAATGTAACTGATTCTACTTGGTCAGATAAGACATTCAATGCAAGTGGATTTATAGACAACAAAGCAACAACTGTTGTGGACAATAAAGAAGTTCCTGAAAGACAGGCGCTATCAGATGTAATCAAACCAAAGAGTGATTTTTAATTATGGCACAATATTTTTATGATAGACAAATTCGTCGATATATACAACAGTTCATCAGATTATTTGGTGGATTTGATGTACAAATGGGAATCAACGATCAAAAGATGCCCATATACCAAACTGTACCAGTTAGATACGGTGACACAAATCGCATGGCTGCACATATTACTCGCGAAAATAGTGAGAATGTAATAAACACTGTTCCATTCATATCTTGTTATGTAACTGCACTTGACATGGCTCCTGAGCGTAGAATGAGCCAACAACATATAGATAAAGTACAAGTATATGAAAAACAAATAGATGAGACAACAGGTGAATACACAGGTAACGTAGGTAATAGGTATACAGTAGAGCGACATATGCCAGTTCCTTATAACCTAACTATGAATTGTGATATATGGTCATCAAACACAGATCAGAAATTACAATTGCTTGAACAAATAATGGTATTGTTTAATCCTACGTTGAATATTCATACCACCGACAATCCAATGGATTGGTCGAGTCTTGCATATGTTGAAATGAAGAATTCTCAATGGTCAAGTCGTAGTGTAGGTGCAAGTGTTGATGATATTATTGATGTTAGCACACTGACATTTGAAATGCCGATATTTATTAATCCCCCTGCAAAATTAAAGCAGCAAAAATTGATTTATACCGTAATCAATCAATTATATAATTTAGATGATGTTAATTTAGATGCATTTGATGCAAAGGAGTCATTTGATAAATCATCGCTGCAATATGTAACAGTTACATTAGATGATATGAAAATTAAATTTGATAATAACAAAGCATATTTACTAAATGAGTCTGGTACTAATTTAGATGCCGAAAGTGTACTTCTTGATTGGTCTAAATTCCTTACGCCATTCGGTGAATTACGAGAAGGCATTAGTCAGATTCGTATACGAAAATCAAGTGCACCGAATGATATGGATAATGATATTATTGGTAGACTTAGTTTTGATAGTCTTAATGTAAATGCACTTAATGTAGATGTTGACACTAGTACATTACCAACAAACACATTGACTGCTATCAATGGAGTATTAGATCCGTTACAGAATTATCCGGGTGATGGAATGGTAGATGCTGCGGTTATCGGTGCTAGATATATTATTACTAATGATATTCCAAACGGACCAGAATGGTCTGGATTAAATGCATATACTAATGACATTATTGAATACAACGGATCAATATGGACAGTATCATTTGATAGTAGTGCAGTAACTACTCAACAATATGTAGATAACATTTTGTCAGATGATCAATTGGAATGGACTGGCACTGAATGGATTAATAGTCATGAAGGAATATATAACGCTGGATTCTGGCGACTTTATATATGATCAAACATAATGGTCATGTATAAAGTATGAGTAAGTTACATGCAAGTGGGTGCATATTTTTAAGTATAGACACTGGAAGAGTATTACTGCAACAACGAAGTGAGAAATCTAGTCATCCGCGTACTTGGGGATTCTTTGGAGGTAAAGGCGAAAACGGAGAACGACCATTAGAAACTTTACTGCGTGAACTTGAAGAAGAAGTTGGATTATTACCTGATGTTGAGAAGATATACCCACTAAATAAGTTCATATCACCTGATAATAGATTTGAGTATAATACATTTGCAGTTGCTGTGTTTGAAGAATTTATTCCGCAACTTAATAACGAAAGTGATGGATTTTGTTGGGTCAAGATAAGTAACTGGCCTCGTCCTCTACATCCAGGAACTAAGGCACAATTATATAATAAAGAGATAATTAAGAAAATTAGAACCATACACGAAACTAGTTCAATGAATGGTTCTAATTGGTTAGATACGCTTTAATTTGTGAATATTATATATAATTGTTATGCAGGCTTCGTTGGCATAGTTACATTTATTAAACTTCCATCATCACCAATTTGTGGGTCTGCACCCTCAGTAATGTCACGTAAAGCCTGTCTGTAATCTACCCATTCTTGACTCATAGTAGGTACATCCTGTCCTGCTCTCCAATCTGTTTGAGCAATAAGTCTATCTCTGTACTGTCTTAACTGTTCCATTGCGTCTGCTACCTGTGGTACAAAAGTAGGTTCAGATCCATCCGCAGGGAATACAATTTCCCCACATTTATTTCTTTGTTCTGATATCAAAGCAGTATGTGCTTCTATCGATATTTCTACCGCATCAGATGGTATCACTCTGTTTACCTCAGTGTCGTAAAATCCTGAATTAGATGTTGAATATAAAATCATTATGCTAGTCCCCATGAATAGACCATAACATATGCTGTGCCAACACTGCCACTAACATGTCCTAGTCGGTAAAATACTGTAACTTGTGTATTAGAAGCAGAACCCTTGGTACATGCAGTTCCTTCTCTATCACCATTATCAAGAATAGATAAACTAGTACCCATGCAATTAGAGTATGCAGTAGGGAAAGTATGAACTACGCTGGTGTTTACATTGTTTGTTCCTGTCAGTGTACATTGAATCATAAAACCATCATCAAACACATGTTTAAAATCAGTTGTAAACCCAGTACCACCTGCTATTGATACAGCCCTATGAAAGTCTGGTATATCAGTGCCGTTTATTGCAAGTATGCCTGATATGTCAACACCTGTAGATGTGGTTTCAAATTTCTTAGCATTGTCGTAATACAATTGCACTTCCGCATCTTCTGTCCCAATTATCATATTTTCAGTTGCGGCAGCATTTGAAACTCTAAACTCGTTACTTGCTAACCATAACGAGCCAGTACCAGCATCTTCAATGTAACTGTCAGCTCCATCATGGTAAATCTTTAAGTCATTGCCTGGCAAACCAAAAATAGCCTTGACGTTATCACCAAGCAAGATGTCTCCCGTTAGTGTACCACCAGATAAGGGCAAAAAATCACCTTCTGATAACGGACCCCATGCTCCATTATTGTAACCTTCGAATTGATTAAGATCAGTGTTATGTCTTACCATGCCTACTTCACCCGTAGGTCGTTGCAATGTTGTGCCTGATGGTAAATTTAGTGACGTGTCTATTGGAATAGAGATTTCACCTCCAGTACCAGCGCCTAATACAACATCTGTTCCAGTTGCCGAATCAATTCTTGTACCTCCGACACCATCAATATCTAATACTGTCTGATTGCCTATTTTAAAAGCCACGTTGTCTCTCCCTTATTTGTGATATATGAAACATCTATTTGTCTCAATATTAATTTTATTTACTGTTACTATTTATCTTTTTTAAATTATATGCATAGTTAATGTATTTTATTTAGAGCAAAAAAAAGACCCCTTTCGGAGTCTTTTTATCATCTTTATTCGTCTTAGTAATAAATTACTATGTTATAACGATTAAATGTTGATGTAAGTAGAGATTACTTTAACCGATGCTGTAACAGCACTTGTAGTATAAGTAAGTTCAACGTTGCCTGCATTCATTGCTACAGATGCATCACCCATTAATGCAGCGCCGGTGTAAACCATTGCGAATTCAGTGATATATGCTGCTGATCCGTCATGAACAACTAATGCTTCACGAGTCTCGTATTCACCACTTACGCTATCACTAACTTGGATAACATACTTAGCAGAACGATACAATGATGAATCAAATGTATCAATAACATCACCACCAGTAGTTGCTGAAACGTTACCAGACTGAATAAATGGCTTAACATCTGCTGCTAACTTCTCAGAAGTAACCGCACCTGCTTGAACAGTATAACCAGTTTGATGACCCACAAGAACTGCTTGCGTACCAGTTGGTATTGCACCTGCTGTGAATGTAATCGTTTGAGCAACAGAGTTAACAGTGTAGTGAGATGATGGATCTTGAATAACACCACCAACGAATACCATTAAGTCTTCTGCTGTACCGATTTCGAAAGTTACTGCGAATGTAGTTGTTACATCATCACCATTCAATGTTTGACGCTGTACATCTGACACTAAAAGACCAGTAGGATCAACAAGAACCATGCCTGTTCCTTCTGGATTAACTACTGCAATATAGTTAGCAGTTGTATCGTAATTAACTTCTGAACCTGCAAAGTCAGATAATTCTAAGAATGACTTCTGTGTATCAACAGTAACAACACCATCTGCGTAAGATACGCGACCTGTTCCTTCTGTGTCAACTACTGAGATTGCTGCGTGTGCACGAGCATCAGTGAAGTATAAGTTCGTTGAACCTTCTGCTAAACTATCAGTGTTAGTAGTACTAATAGCAGATGATGAAATTAAACCATCAACGTAAGACTTAGATGCTGCATCGGTTGCTGCACTAGGAGTTGCCAAGCCAGAGATGACGTTAGAACCCATGTTTAGTACACCAGACATTGTTGAACCAGATTTTGCAACCTTAGTATCAATGTCAGATTGAAGAACAACTTCTGCTGCTAGTGCACGAGTTTCTTCTGTTACTACTGCTGCTGCGTTGGTTGATTCAACACCCATTGCACGAGTTCTTTCTGTTACTACTGCTGCTGCGTTAACACCTTCTGCGGTTGTTGCACGAGTTACTTCATCTGAAATATCATTTGCATTATCAGTAATAAGAGTACTTAGACCACTGTCTGCTGATTGGAATGCTGCAAGCAATTCAGTCAATGAATCCAATGCTACATTATCAGTGTTTGAAGTTATAAAGTCAATCTGTCCTTGTAAGTTTAAATCTGCTGCTGCACGATCTACAAGTTCAGTTGCTAAACCATTTGTAACCGAAGTCACATTGCCAGTAAGAACAAGTTCTGCTGCAACTGCACGATCTCTCTCGGTTACTACTGCTGTTGCGTTAACACCTTCTGCGGTTGTTGCACGAGTTACTTCATCTGAAATATCAGTTGTGAGTACACCTTCTGCTGCGATAGCGCGATCTGCTTCTGCTTTTAGTGCTGCATCAAGTTTCATGTCTGCACTTGCAAGTGAAGTTGCAGTATCGTGATAGTTTGATGTAGTAGGAGCAACATATGCACCAGTTACTGATAAACCAGCACCAGACTGTGTGGCAGTGATTTCAGTCAAGTTAGATGCGATATCTGTTGCCAAACCAGACTCTACGCCAGTTGCACGAGATACTTCTGTACTAATTGCTGTTGCGTTAACACCTTCTGCTGCACGTGCTGTGCCTGCTTCTGCTGCAATTGCATTAGTTGCAACAAGTTCTGCTGCAACTGCACGAGTCTTTTCTGCAAAAATTGCTGCATCAAGCTTCATGTCTGCATCAGCTAATGAAACTGCTGAATCATGATGATTAGAAGTAGTAGGAGCAACATATGCGCCTGTTGATGATAAGCCTGCTCCAGATTGTGAAGCATCTAATTCATTTTGAATTAAAAGATCGGCTGCTGCAAAATCTGAACGAACTTGTGTATCATTACCTGATACTGCATTAGTCAATACTAATTCTGCTGCTTCTGCGCGATTTTTTTCTGTTACAATTGCTGTTGCATTAGTAACAATTGCTGCTTCGGCTGTATCAAGTTCTGCTTGAATATTACCTAAACCAGATACGCTAGAAGCGTCAAGTTCGTTGATCGCTGCTGTTACAGTTTGTGCGTCAGTAGACAATACTGCTACGCCCATAGTTGCTTGTAGAGTATCTACGTTGCCTTCTTCTGTAGTCATACGTGTTGCTAGTGCACTTTCTGCTGCAAGAGCGCGAGTTTCTTCTGATGTAATAGCGGTAGTATTTACACCTTCTGCTAATAATGCGCGAGTTCTTTCTGTACCTACTGCTGTTGTGTTAAGACCTTCTGCTGCTAGTGCACGAGTTTCTTCTGCTGCAATTGCTGCTGTATTAGACTGAACAGTGGCAAGTGTTGAACTGTCTGCTGCCGTAAATGCTGCCACAATCTCAGTCAATGAATCCAATGCTGCGCCATCAGTGTTTGTGTTGATGAATGCAATTGCAGTTGCGTTGGTTGCTACGTCAGTAGTCAATACCGACTCTGCTGCTTCTGCACGAATCTTTTCTGCTGCAATAGCGCCTGCGTTAACAACTTCTGCTGCTTCTGCACGAGTTACTTCTGCTGCTAAATCATTAGTCAATACTAATTCTGCACTAACTGCTCTTGCATTATTTGTTACAATAGATGCTGCGTTAGTAGCGATATCAGTTGCGTTAGTAGCAATATCGATTGCGTGAGCCGCATCTGCCGCTGTTGCACGTGTTACTTCGTTATCAACCTTAGTATCTATCAATGCTTCTGCTGCTTCTGCACGAGTTACTTCTGCTGTAATTGCTGCGTCGTTGACTCCTTCTGCTAGTGCTGCACGAGATGCTTCAGTCTTGAGTGCTACGTCTAACTTAACGTCTGCGTCATTCAATGAAGTCGCTGCTGAGATATAATCTGCTGATGCAGTTTGTGTATATGCACCTGTTGCTGCTAAACCAGAACCAACTTGAGTTGCATCAAGTTCTGCTTGTACATCATCAATGTTATCTTGTAATGCAACATCTGCGATACCACGATCAACAATCTCTTGAGCGATATTAGTTACGTTAGTAGCGATATTAGTTACGTTAGTAGCGATATTAGTTGCGTTAGTACCTTCTGCTGCGCGTGCTGTGACTGCTTCTGCTGCGATAGCGTCTGCGTTAGCCTTCATCTGTACGTCTAACTTAATGTCTGCATCTTTTAATGAAGTTGCTGCTGAGATATAATCGCCAGTTGCATGTGCTGTATACGTTCCATCAATTCCTAAACCAGCGCCAGTTTGGGTATCATCTAATTCTGCTTGAATTGCATCTGTATCACCTGATGCACCTGTTGCAATAGCATCAATGTTATCTTGTAATGTAACATCTGCTGCTGCACGAGTGCCTGCTTCTGCTGCAATAGCGTTAGCGTTAGCAACTTCTGCTGCGCGTGCAATGGCTGCTTCTGCTGCAATATTTGCTTGCAATGTATTATCATTTGCTAAACGTGTTGCTTCTTCATCAGAAATAGCAGTTGCGTTTGTAGTAATAAGTCCTGCAAGGCCTGTATCTGCTGCTTCATATGCAGTTACCAATTCAGCCAACGAGTTTAATGCAACTGCGTCAGTGTTTGTAAGAATATTTCCAATCGCTGTTGCGTTAGTTGCGATGTCTGTTTCATTAGTTGATACACGAACTTCTACAGCATTTGTATCTGTATGTAATTCGTTTATAGCACCACTCAATGTTTGTGCAACAGTACCTAATGTTGCTGAACCTGATTGTGCTTCAATAACGTCAAGACGACCTTCTGCTGCGTCCATCTCAGTTTCTAGTGTAGTAGCACGACCAGCAAGGACTGCGTCTGCTGCGTCTGAGGTAACTGCACGAGCTACGTCTTTTGCTTCTGCTGATGCAATTGCGTCTGCTTCTGCTGTATCTGCTTTAGTAGTTGCGTCTGCTGCTGCTGTTGCAACTGCGTCTGCTTCTGCTGTATCTGCATAAGTCTGTAATGCAGTTGTTTGTGCTGTGTCTGCTGCTGCAAATTCGCCACGAATTGCTGTGTCTGCAAGACCACGTGCAGTAGTTTCGTTTGTTAGTGAAGATGACAATGCACTTTCTGCTGCTGTTGCACGAGTTTCTTCTGCTGCGATATCAGATACGTTAGTAGCGATGTCTGCTGCGTTTGCTGCGATCTCTGCTGCACTTGAACCAGATAGACCAGATACACTAGCTTCTAGTGCGTCAATTGCGTCTGCGTTAGTCTTCATCTGTGCATCTAACTTAACGTCTGCATCATTCAATGAAGTCGCTGCTGTAAGATAGTTAGTTGAAGCGCCTACTACATATGCGCCTGATGCTGCTAATCCTGCGCCTGCTTGCGAAGTATCTAATTCAGATTGAGTATTACTTATACTAGCATTTAATACACTATCTTGTGCTATACGATTACTAGTTTCAGTACTAATGCTGTTTGCGTTTGTCTGAACACTAACAGTAAATACATCATCTGCTTCTGAGAATGCTGTAACAATTTCAGCCAACGAGTTTAATGCAACTTCGTCAGTGTTGTTCAAAATATTATTTATTTGCGTTTGCAAGTTAGTATCAGCCAATTGATACGCAGTGGTTATTGACCCTTCTGCTCCTGTTGCACGAGTTACTTCTGCTGCGATAGAGTCTGCGTTTGCAACTTCTGCTAATGTTGCACGATTAGTTTCGTTTGTAATACTAGTTGCGTTTGCGCCTTCTGCAATCATTGCACGAGTCTTTTCAGTTAATACTGCTGCTGCGATATCATCTGCGACTGCGTCTTTCGCACGTTGGTCTGTAAAGTATAAATTTGCATCTACACCAGTACCTTCTGCTAAGTCATTAGTATCTAATGAGTTTACTAAATGACGTACTGTAATACGTGATAATGTTTCCGAACTTGCTACGTGCAATAACAAAGTGTCGGTGTCTAATGAGTTCACTGCCAATGCTGCATCTTGGCCAGATACTGCTGATGGTGCTACTTTCGTTGGCGTAATTGCTGCGTTCGCCAGTGCTGGTGCTTTAATCTGTCTAAAAGCCATGAATTCTTCTCCAATCAATATATATATTAACTGTCCGCTATTGCCGACAATTTGTTACAAAATGGTAAACATTTCGTTAACACTGTTATTTATCATAAAAATTTTATTAATTAAACTACGTGATTATATAATGTATAGTGTATAACTAGTTATGCAATTCGAGATTGATAGTTATATTATACGGGTAGGTAACGTATATCAACAATTGATGACGCTTCTGGTGCGACATTAAACGTCAATGCTGTATTTGAAATTGAGTATGAGGTAGGTGGTAATATTGCACCATCTACAATAACAAGAACACTGTGCACACTATGACCTGGTTGTATAGTGTACTGTGTGGTGGAATTATCGCCAGCGTATTGACTACTAGTATATGTCAAATTCAAGTGATGATTTTCTATAGAATTATGTATAGGTGATGTCATCGTAGCAAACGGGTAACGATACTTAATATAAATTTCAGCACCATTCGCAGGGATTACATTGAACGTCAGTATATTGGCATTTATTGCAAACACACTTGGGCGCTGTAGAACATCATTTACATACACGTCAACTGATTCTACATCTTCTGGTGTATCAGTTAATGGATATGCTACAGTTACGCCATTTCCAATAAATTCTTGTGCTGCTGGAATTGGTGATAAATTAATACCATTGTCAGCAAACGAGAAATTCCCATTTCCGTCCGTTACTAATACTTGTCCATTTGTACCATCGGAGATTCCAAGATCAAGTAATCCATCATCGGGGTCTCCAAACGAGAAATTACCACTTCCGTCTGTTAATAATACTTGACCAAGTGCACCATCTGTAATTCCAAGATCAAGTAATCCACCAACTACAGTTGATGATATAGTAACAGTTCCATCACTGTTATCTGTTAATTCAAAACCACTACCGACATCAAATTTTAATCCAGTAACAACTACTGATAAATTTGATGATCCTACACTATTAATTTCACTTACTGAGAATGCTAAATCAGTTCTTATAGCGTCATTCTGGGCAATTAATTGTGACGATGTTGCAAATGTACTATCAGCATCTTGGAATGCTGCAACAATTTCTGTAAGAGAGTCTAATGTTGCTGGATCAGTATTTGATACTATATTATCAATCTGGGATTGTAATGAACTAACATCTGCTTGTTGACCTGTTGCAGATGCAACGCCCTTTGAACCAGAATAGGTAGCGCCAGATATGTAAACACTGTTACCTGTAAAAGATTTTCCATTAGGAAGATTATCACCAATAAAGTTTAGTATACCAGCTTGATAATCAAAAAACCATTCATCGTTATTACCACTACCAGTAGTAAATACTTTATTAGACATAGTCTCAGCACCAGCGGCATCGCCGGCAGTGTGTATATAAACATTAACGATATAAGTTGAGCCAAATTCAGTTGGAATCCAATCAGTAATTCCAGTATTCCAAGTTCTATTACCAGTTGCAGTGATATCTTCAACTGATTCAATTGCTGTACGAATTTCTACAACACCAGATGTAACAGATGGTCGTACATTAGGAATATCACCAGAAGAAGACCAAATTGTATCGCCACGTATTAATAACGGACTAGGTATACTTTCGTTGGCTGCTAACTTGTTGAAAACTGTATCAGTTTTGGCGGCACCTAGACCGAGTTTCTTAAATAGAAAGTCTAATTTTTGATTATCAGAAATTGCCATTAGGAGGCCTCACCAATTGCAATATTTGTTATTTGTTGACCACTAGTTAATCCTACTCTAACCAACACAACATTGTTTGTTGCATTACTCATATTTTCAGAACCTAGTGTCATGGTGTGACTTGAATTAATACTTGTTCCAGTTTGAATTACGTCTGATCCAGTTAATGCACATCCGTCTGAACCATTTCCACCTGCTGCTGTGTCAGAACCAGGCAATCCTACACCAGCGTACTGAATAGAACAATCTAACCAACCACCAGCACCACTAGAATTATCTACTTGGGTTCCCGGAGATGCGATCCACATACCAGATATTCCAGTAGCGGCAATGATTACATCAAAATTGGCAACCACTCTTCTACGGAATGCAAATGTAAAATATTGTGTACCTGTGTCTGCGCTTCTATCTGGTCCCAATGGTAAATATCCCGTGCCATAGTCAACTGTATTATGTGTTATTTTTCCCCAACGCACAGTTGCTTCTTGTGTTCCACTCACGTCTATTGCACCAATAAAAGGTGTCGCTGAGTAATCTGTTGCACTATTTATGGTAGGCGTATCGGTGCTATCTGAAAGAAAGTCAGCAATACGAATCGCACCATCTGTAATGACACCATTTCCTAATCCACTTGCTACTGGAATTGCATATTCCAATATACCAGTGGGAGAAGATGTATGTACTTGAATTTTTTCTACAAGATGTGCATAATTACCTGTACCATTTACGTTATATGTTCTAACTTTTAATGTTTCAACTGCTGCTATATTTGATGATGTAATATTAATTGTTTGATCAGCATATTGATAATTTAACGTGTTTGCTGCTGGAATATTGTTGGTTAAATAAACAATATCTTCTAAATCTGAATAAGTTTTATATTGAGTACTAATTGTTGCACCATAAGTGCTTTCTGAATTAGTACCATTTGAAATTTCAAATACATTACTTGTATCTTTGTATGCTTGACCTATCCAATTATTTACTGTCACGCCCGATAATGTTAATTGGGGATTACCAGTGTTATAATAAGGTATTCCTGAAATATATCTGTAACTTCCCGCAACATTTTCTGTTAGTGTAGCATTTGATACGTCATTGCTTGGTACACTTGTATGATCGTCACATACTACTGTGACATAGTTTGTGTTACCAGTTGTACTATGTTCAATACGCTGATCATTGACACCAGTTGTATATTCAGAAAAAGGTTTAGTTATTTTTGAATCAAACGTTTGGAAAAATCCAGTAGGATATGTTGATGTACTTATGGTATTATGTGCATCTCTTTGATCACTGATAACTAAACTTGAAAAAGTTCCATTTTCATTTAATGCAGTTGTAAAAGTTTTATCACCATCTGCAACACCATTAACTATTGCAGTAACTGTACCTGCTAATCCATTGAATGAATTTGATGCAATTGATGTATCTAGTGTGCCATTTGTATATCTCCTCGCAGTCGAAGTTTGTAAACTTGCACCTGCTACTAACGGATTTGTTGCACTATTATCTGTAAATCCATGTGCTAATTTAGGACTGTGTCCTTGTGCTGGATCTGCGAGTGTTATTGTCTTACTAGACAATCCAGATGGTGCAGATGGAATTGCATTTACTTGGAATGTTAAATTAGCAGAATCTGTCTGAGTAGTTATATCAGGAGTGCCTGATACTGTAAAATCTAATTGATAATTTCCAGCACCAACACCAGTGAAGTCATGATTTACACTATCTAAACCTACTTCTGTATCATTACCACTACTATCATTCCAATTATATACATGACTATCACCATGTTCACTTGTATTGCTTACTGTGACTAATGCTCTGTTAACACCTGTATAGTCTATACCATCATATACATCATACTGATTATCGCCACTGCGATTTGAAATTGTATCCGCTGAACCTGCAATTGTTGCTCTGACATCTGGTTCAACATGTATTACAAAGTCTGTACTTGTAAATGGACTGCTAGTATGACTATTGATAACTTGTAAGTTACCAGTAAAATCTTGTGCTGTATTATTTCCTGCCAATGTATATTTGTGTGTTATTGTTTGTCCAGTATCACCTGATTGATTAGTACCTGCATTTACTGTTGTAATTGTTCCATCACCAAAATCCCATCTGTAAGTCGTTCCAAATGTACTGTAATTACCAATAGATGATTCCGTATTGTTTGTAAATATAACTGATAATCCGTTGATAGATTCTTCATTAATTCCTGTGACAATATTTGAACTTGTATCTGGAGTATGTGTATCATAAAGCAAATATGAAGAATTATCATCTAGTGGCAAAATTGATTGTTGCGCAGTAGTATGACTATCTAATGTTAATGTTACAGTGCGCTGTACTTCTGATTCTGTACTAATAGCAAATGTATGCGCCAATCGACTACCATTAACACCACCTGCGGAAGTTTCATTATTAATGATATCATCTGGGGTTCCATCAGACCAGTTCCATGTATATTGAACTACTGCGCCCATTCCAAGTGTATTTGATGTTGTATTTTCAAAGTAAACAGTATCACCATCATCCCAATATGTAAGTTGATTTCCACCTACTGCTTGTGAGTATGCGGCAAATGTTACTACAGGATCTGGTGTGAATATTTCTATATAATTTTCTATTAATTTTGATGCTGAACTACCTTCGCCAACACCACTTTCATTAAATGCAGTTACATTTACATCGAATGGAGAACCTATCCAATTATCATATACATGAGACGGAGTTGAATCAGTAGTAGCAGTTGTAGTAACTCCATCGCCCCAATTAATTGTATATCGATTTGCATTTCCGACAACTGTGGTAGAAAGAGTTGCAGTTAATCCAGCACCGCCAGAAACATTATTGGATGAAAAATCAACTGATTTAACATAGGTATTTACTCTTATATTTTCAATAACTTCAGCAAGATTAGAAGTCTGTGAATCACCATAAGTTTCGATATTTTCAATTGAAGTTTCTAGGAATACTTTAGTAACTGCGTCTTGGTTATCAACAGGATCAAGAAGATCAGTAATACGATTATTAGATACATTAATGTTATTCTCAATGCCGACCGTGTCTAACGTTAGGTCGTTCTCAGATGACGTTATTTTATTCTGAGTATGATTGGTATTTACTGCCATTTATGTACCCCTATTACATTGTTTCTATTAATCGTTGTATTATTGCTTTGTCTTATTCGACTATATTCTATGTTACTATTTATACTGTTATAATTGCTCCATTTACAGAGGTCACAGCCCAACCCGCAATTGTATAAACTATGGTAACAGATTCACCTATATTTGTCAAGTTAAATGATGTATATCCCAATGAGGTAGTTGGGGTTATAACTACAGTCCCAGTTGGTGTTCCTGTAACTGCAATTACCTTTATCTGTCCTTCTGTACCATTGCCCAATGCTAATGCTAAACTTGTTGTTGCATTAAGATATGATACACTTGAATTGGCATTAATTGTGGTTGTCGCCACGGTAGGACTCACATCGATAATAACACCTGATCCTGTATTGCCCAATGTGACTATATCACCATTTGCAACAATACTTCCGTCTACATATAAATGCCCACCAATATATCCACCACCAGTTACATTTAGTGCTGCATCTCCAAGAGTCGGAGTTGCTAAATTCACGTTTGAAATATTGGTGATATTGAGTTTTGAACTGATTCCACTAATGGTATCTATCGTACCTAATATATGTAGTGAACCACTATCTGGGTTTATTACTGATGACATTATATTCTCCGTTTATGCACTATGTACATACTTATTTATGCTTTTAAGTATTTATCAAATTTCACTTGACAAGTGATATACTTTACTGTAAAATAGGTAAGTAAGTTAATTATTGAGATAATATATGAATATCAAACCAGATACTAATTTCAGTGCTGCTATAGAAGAAATCATAGATCGCTCAAATATCGAGTATTTAATTTTTCTTGAAAATAATGATGATGTCGATGATATAGAAGAATTATCAGATATATTAAATTCCAATAACATAGAAGAGTTATCTATTGAATTTATTGTAAATGACAAGCCTCGTGCGGACAAAGATGAATGGATTTCTGCAATGGCAGATTGGTCAATTCTAGATGGTAAAACAATAACTGTAATCTTGCATTCAAAAAATCTTGAGAATGTATGGGGACCTGATTCATTCAAAGAAATCGTAATGAAGATGCTTGCACATGAAACTATTCACTTCAATCAATATGATAAAATTAGTCCTCTCGTAATAGAAACTCTACGATCTGGACATCAAAAAGGATTGATACTTAAAGAGAATGGGGGCAGTGATAGAGATTGGATGCGTAGTTACTTGCGTGACCCGCATGAAATAATGGCGTATGGTCACGATCTATCTGTTGAGATTAAAGAATCTAGTAACCCATCGATTGCTTTGCGTAATCCAGAAATGTTTATTGATGAATTACCAGTTTATGCCCGCTATCGTGCTATATTCCCTAAGGGAGCAAATCAAATAAAACAGTTACTTAAATATACAGCGAGTTACTATGCAAATTAAAAGGTTAGATAGACGATCTAAATTATTTCATTTTGGATTTAATTATAAAATAGAAAATGATATATTTAACTCTAATGAAATGATACCAACATCACTAAAGAAGTTAGTAGGCAACGATAACAAAAAATATATATTTTTTGATTCTAGTGAAAGTTTAAAAAGTATGCGAAATTCTACATTTACTATGAAGCGACTATACAATGGTGATGTAGCATATCATTATGACTGTAACATCAAATGTGAAGTATATTATATTAAACATGAATCTACATTAGCATTACTAAAACTTAGTTTATAAACAAAAAAAACAGCCCGTAGGCTGTTTTTTTATTTCTAATTTAAAATTAGGGTTTACTGGAAAGACAATGCCGTTGCATCAACGCCAATCTTAGCCAAGTAGTCTGCTGCATTACCAAGAGATGAAGCCTGGTTATTCAACTCAACATAACCATAACGAGTCATGAATGACACAGTAGGTTCGAATGTTGATGGATCTAGTACAGTACCAGAAGACATTAGTGGAATATATGGGCAGTAGAATGCTGCTGCGTCCATTTCGCCGTCACCCTTATATCCTACTAGGATTGGAGTAGCGTCAGAAGCGTACTGATCAACAAATACTTTCATAGTGTTGTTCAACATACCAACAAACTTAGTGTTAGTAGGTGCTTCAAAAGGACCTTCAGTTGTACGTGCAAACGCAGAAGTAGTAGCAGATTGTAATACAGTCAACATAGTTGGTGAAACTACAACGTAGTTACCAGCGCCACGACGAGTACGTGCTGCGATCAAGTTTGCTGCGCGATTAATCAAAACTGCTAGTGCTGCGTGCTGATCACCTACGAAAGTTGCTACGCCAGAAACGTTGCCTTGATCGTATGTATCGGTTGCAGTACCAGAAAGAGCGCGTAAAGAAGTAAGAACTTCTTGGTCGATCTCTGCTGTGATTTCTTGTGCAAGTGCTTGCATGATTTCAGCTTCAACGTCAAGACCGTGCATTGAGTTAGCATCTTGTGCTGCTTCAAAAGTCCAACGTGCTGACAACTTACGTGTCTTCGCTTCAACAGTCTGCTTCAATACTTGGATTGAAAGCTTACGACCCGCTGATGCTTCAAGAGCTGAAGTTGCTGCTGGTCCACCAGTAGCATCATCACCAGAATAGCCTTTAGCGATAGCGAATGGAGACAATGCTTCGTCGCCTGCTGTTACGCCAGTTGCTGCTTCAGAATAACGCACACGCAATGTGTGAATTTGTCCAACAGGACCAGTCATTGGCTGAACACCAACCAATTCGTTAGCGATTACGGTAGGCATTACACGACGGATGACAGGTAAAATTACCTTGTTCATAGTAGCGATGTTGCCAGCCATTGTAGAACCAGTTGCTGCTGATTCTGTTAAATAGTTCTTAGTGTTTTCAAGCACAGATTCCATTACAGATTTCTTGTTGCCTGTTAAACCGTCAGTTAGAGCGTCTTTAGTTACGTTCCAGTTTTCAAATAAATTTTGTGACATTTTAGGTATACTCCTTTTTAGCTTATACCAGCTAATTTTTTAAGGTTAATGATATCTGCATTACTTTCAGTACTTTGATCGTGTGTGCTAGTTTTATCACCTGTGATCTCGCTAGTGCGGGACTCGTTAAGTTTTTGCGTAGTGCGTTTTTCAGTAGATGTAACAGTTTCATTCAAAACTGTGCCAATATACTTGTCATATGCTACAGTAAGTTTGCTAGTAGCAACGCTTTCAAGTAGATTTGACATTAACTCACGCTTGTCCTTCGACAAGGGCTTTAATAGATCAGCCATTACGTTATTACGTTCAGCGCGTTCATTAACTCGCTTTAGCTTTTTGTTTGCTGATTCAATTAATGTTTCTTTTTCAGAAATAGTAGATTCTGATTCTGCTAAAGCAGTTTTCATATCTAATAGTTCAAGGCTTAATTTAGAAACCTGTGTGCCTTCTGCTAAATGTGAACTCATAAATTCAGTTGCAAAAGTTTCAAAAATCTTGCGTCCAAACATGTTTTCTTTAGCTAGCATGATATCTTCTTTAAGTGTGCTTAACTCGTCAGTCACTGTTGATTCAACAATGTTCGCTAATTTTGCACTTGCTTTAGAGATGAATTCACGCTTCGTCTCGGCAATCATTTTCTTGCCTTCTTGTACCAATTTAACTTTCTCTGTTAACAGATCCTGTTTATCTTGGTGGAAATCGTTAAGTTCAGTAGTTAGTTGCTCCATTACAAAGTCTTCTAACTTTTCAAAGTTTCCTTCTTGTAGTTTGCGATCATCGCGCAATTCTGTAATTTCTTTCTTTAAAGTTTCCATTACAAAAGTGTCCAGCATCTTAGCATGTTCCGCAACTTGACTTGTGTAAGTCACCTTTGCGTCTACTGCTGCTTTTTTGTCTGCTGCGAATTCACGTAATTCCGTTGTAATTGTATCTGACATCATTGCGTCTAAGGCTTCCACCATTTGCTGCTTGTCAGTTTCATAACGATTTGCGAACTCTTCACGAAGTTCATTAGTCAATTCTTCACGTGCTTCAGTTAACTTAGTTTCCCAAGCTTCTGATAGTGTAGAACGAACTTCTTCTGAAAGAACTTCTGAACTTAGGAGTTGTTCAATTGCATTTGCCATTATTTTCTCCTAATATCTAGGTTATTGATCATATTAAGTACCTCTTCCTGGAGATACTTTTCGGCTTTTGTATCGTGATTTATAGCTTTCGCAACGTCCATAATAATGTCGCTACGTCTACCATTCATGATAGCCTCGTAGAGTGGGTCTGGATATGCATCTGGAGCACTTGGATTTGCAACAATATCAACTGTTACAATTTCAAATTCCGACACATTACCATCTGCACCTACGTTACCACTACCGCGACTCGACACGCCTAATTTTACGCCATTGTCCAACAAAGTTTTACATATGTTGCCCATTGGTGTTGGTAATAGTTTTAGCTTGCCATAACCATCATTACCGTTCATCCACATTTTTTCAATTATGTGTGATACTCGGTCCAGATTCACTTGTAGATCATCTGGGTGGTCTGCTTCGCCCAACACTGAATAACCACCTTGGATTTTTTCTTGAACCGAATTAACTGCTTTTCGAATTTCCGAAGATGGATATACGCGCTGATTTTGATTGCGTGCATCACCTTGAACAAATATACCTTCCATGTACAAATCTTTTCCACCTTTGCCGTTATCCACAGCTTCAGTAACAATGTTTGCTTGATCGAAAGTTAAATGTTCATTTAGTGTGTTGCGCATTTTTATTGTTTCATACCGCGCTTCTCAGCACCATGACCGCGAGTTTCTGGCTTCAATGAAGCGCCTTCGCCAGGATGTGTTACACCCATGTCTTTTGCTGATTCGTCCGATAAGCCTTTCTTAGAGCCTTCAGATCCTTTTTCGCCAGTTGGAATTACTTTTCCACCCATGTCATTTTTGCCTGCAACTGGTGATGCTTTACCATCATCTCCTGCTGGCATTTCTGAAGGATGCATTCCATCTTTACCAATCTTTGTAAGATCAGCGGCTTCTTCTAATTCTTCATATTGCTCTTCAAATTCTTCTTCTGGCTCAATGTCAGATGCGAAATCATCGGCTGGAAGTTCATCAGATAACTCTTCTTTTTCATCGTCCATCTCATCGCCCATCAACTGTGCGAATTCTGCTTTAAGATCAGCAAGTGCATCTTCAACGCTTAACATTGCGTCTTCGATTGCTGCTTCAGATTCTGGCTCCATATCCATGTCGCCTTCAGCGTCCATGTCCATTTCATCATCAGATGCTAATTCAAATTCTGCTTCTGATTCTCCATCTTCGTCTTCCATTGCATACTCTTCTTCTGCTGCAATTTCTTCTTCGAATGCATCAACATCTTCGTCAAAATAAGATTCTTCAATCTCTTCTTCTTCTGAAATGTCATCTTCGACAATTTCATCCTGCTCCACAAGACCTGACCATATCTCGCGAGCTTTGTCTACAAAAGCTTCATGTAATAAATCAGATGCTTTATCACCTTCTCCATTTACTAGGCTCTCAATGATCTTTGAATAACGATCTTGTACGCTCATTTTATATTCTCCGTTTAATAAAATTTTATAAATCTATTTATTTAACTAATTCCACAGGCTACTAGGGAATTAATTTATTACAGTAGTATTTAATACTTTTTGTCTATAACTAGCCAAATACACGTTTAAAATCGCGATTTTACAAATTTTTTACAAAAAAACAATTAATTACAGTATAATCTATTACTTTTATTTAGCAACATGTTTTACTCTGACGGCTTACCATACATTGCTGTATTAACCGATTGCTCATTTTCGTATTCTGCTTTAGCCAATTCACGCTTATTACGAATTTTATTTAAATGCTTCAAAGTCAAACGTGGTCTACGAGTATCATCAATATCCCACTTGTCTTCATCATTTCGTTCATCAATCGCTAATTCATTAAATCTCATCACCTATCTCTCCTGTGTCTGTATCTGTGTCTGTGTCTGATGTTACATCATCGAAATCACCGTCATCAAAATCACCATCGCTAAATTCAGTTGCTTCAAATCCATCAATATCACCAGCACGCAATCCTATAGAACCTAGATCACTACTTGGATCATTTTTTGAACTACCTTCGTTATTTTCTTTGCGCCATAAGATTTCGTTTTCTGTAATCTCTGATTCACTAAGACCAAGATATTTCTTCAAAAGGAACTGTCTGCTCAAATAATCAACGCCTTCTAGATTACCAAATACTGCTGCTCTTGACGAATCTAACTCAATCTCTCTATACTTACTGAAACTCTGTGGCTCTATAAATTTTAAATCAAATAAACTACTTGTAACATCTATTCCACGAAACTTCAAAAACATCTTAAATTCATTATCTAATGCTGGTTGTAGAACTAACTGAATACGCTCACAGTACTTACTAAAACGATATTCTTGTATTAATGCAGTACCTAGACGACCATCGCTGTATTGCGCTGTACCATCTTCTGCGCCAGTTGGCATATATGAACTTGGTATACGCAGTCCTCTCAATAACTTATTATTGAAATATTTTAGATCATCTATCTCACCTAAATTATCACCGCCTGGCAACACTTCTACCTTAGAACCACGCCCTTCTGCTGTTTGAGCAAAGAAATAATCTTCCATGATAGATAATGGATTGTATGCAGCATCAACTACACTGCTACCGCCACCAGTTTTATTAGGAATCCTAGTCTGGTGAACTTCATTTTTAACTCGCTCAACAAATCCCATTGCCTTATGTGCTGGCATATTGCCAACATCGATATAGAACACTCTACGTTCTGGTGCACGCTGTACACGATAAATGATAATTGAATCTTCTAGTAATTCTTTTTGCTTATAAACTTTAAATACAGATTCAAGTATACTCTGACCAAAGGGCCAACTTGCAGTCATACCATCCGACATTGATATATGAATTACGTGAGAACCATCAACTGCGAATTCTTCATTAGGATTTCCAGCCATTTGATTGCTAGATAATCCAGAATTACTAGTTGCATTGGTAAATCCAGGTGCACTATGCATATCCATATTTTGTGTATTTCTTGTATCAGTTAATACCATATCATGTAAATTTAAATTGATATTACGCATTATGTACTGGTCAATTTCTTTACCAGTTGATTCATTTACAACAGCCTTTGTAACATCTTCTGGTGCAACCCAGTATAATTTAAAAGTTTCAGGATCTCGTACAAAAAAATGATCTCCATATTTAATTGATGCACGTACAATATTAAATGCTCTGCGCTCAAAATCATTGATATTACACCATTGCTTCAATGCGGTAGATAACGCAGTCACTTCTGCATCAGTTGCATCTGATTTATAAAATATTTCAAATGGTAAGCGAGTTTCCGCGCTTGTCTGAGTACTAAATTCTGCGATAGTATCCAATGCACCATTAATTTCAGAATCTTGATCCATCTGATCATATTGCGTATAGCGTTCTGTACGATTAGGCATACCAGAATATACTTCTGGTAGCCAACTCTGCCATCTCGACTGTTTGGTCTGTTGACCAGTTTGATTCATGTCGTGCTTCTGAAAATGCTTCTTCCAACTCATAGTAATTTACCTTTTAATTTCATTATGATAGTATTTATGCTTTTAATATTACGTGATATTATTAACTGATCTTTGATAATCAGTAGAGCGTTGTATGCTCTTCATTGCAGATTTCATCTGTTTCAACATCATTAAAGTTTGCTTTTTGGTGTTTACAATATCATCTAAATGTTGTGATATATTATTATCACCAGTATTGGTATTTCCTACCATCATTTTTGTTTTATTGGTATCTGTTATACTACCATGACTAGTTGGTGTGAATAATTCTGCACCTTTCTCTCCTACAAGATAGGGCTTATCTTTTGTAACGGGACCACCTAATTCTCTTTTGCCTTCAACATTAGGTTTCTCAACAGAGAGGAAAAAAGATGATGAAACATATGCCGCCAAAGCCGATAGTATTTTTTGGTTTAATGAAATATCATCATTATTAAACGGTGATGATGTAATATCTGCAACATTCACAACAGTTTCAACCGCACCTTTGGCGCTACTCATTACATCTGTTATTGTTTCTGCTCCCGATTTTAATCCGTCTGCAAGTTTTTCTGCCATTTCAGATGCACTATCTAAATTATAAACAAATGCATCTTGAATTGTCATAAATCCTGTTTTCATGTTGTTCATTGCTACTGTCATTTCACCCGAGGTGTCTGATTTCTCTTCTATTTCTTTAAGATATGCCGAATATTCAGACTTGCTCATGCCAATCATTTTTTTCATTTGCTTATCTACCATAACACCACCTGCTTTCAACTGTTGTACGATGTGCTGGACTGAACCTACTACTACATTACTTGATCCTACTTCTGCATCACGCATTTTTGCCATTTCTTTAACGAGCATGTCTTTTGCTGCGTTTATGTCACCAGACCTAAACACTGCATTAACTCTATCAGTAAATCCATTATTTGCAGTATCAAGTGCTGTAGCCAAATCTGGTCCCAATGCAACTTTCATATCAAAATCCTGTGGTGTATCTGCCACTCTAAAGATATAATCATTAAATCTATCTGATATATCTTTTCCGACAGGTCCCATCGAATTTTCAAGTAATGCAAATTGTGATATGAAAGATCGTGCTATCTCTGCATGACCACCACCCGCTTCGTCCATTGTTGCCAATGCTGCTGCAACTTGTGGTTGTGACAATGCTGCCAATCGTTTCTGTAATATTTCTGATCTATTCTCGCCTGTCAAACTTGCTAATGCAGTTGTTTCAATCATCAAATTATGAAATCCTGCTTCAACACCATCTTGAGTACTCAATAATGACATGTCTTTATTTAATGTCATACGCTGTATGTTTACATAATCAGCTAACACTTCTGCCATTTCTGCTGATCGTAAACCATAGTCACCAAATTTATCACCTATATTATTAACAGACTTAAACATTGATGTAAATGCAGTCGTACCGCTTGATACTCCATTGCCCAATGACTGTAATGCAACACCATTTTGACTAACTAATTTAGATAACTCAGTATACGATAGACCCGAAGATATTGCTGCTTGCTTCAATGTTTCATAAGGAGATGTATCATCAAACATAATTGCACCAGAATTTATCATTGTCTCTTGTGCTTTTGCAAATTGTTCTAGTTGACCTGCTTGAAACGCAGCCCATGCTAATGTGCTTGCACCTGCTGCGCCAAACGCGATACCAGCAGTTTTCATCATTTTTCCTACTAATTTGTTGCTTTTTACATCATCAGTCAATCCCTTTGCACTACCAGAAATAGCAGAACCAAAGTCACCAATCATATCTATCATAGCAGTAAGTGGTGCATCGGTATTACTAAATTTGTCAACCACATTTTTAGCGGATGCGGCTGCACCGACTATCTTTTCATTGAAAGCTTTCTTCTTTTCTTCTGATACTTCTTCATTACCCGAAGCATATTGCTTTGCAATATCTCGAATATCATTAGATAATTGTGATACATTTAAGGTACTTGATTTCATCCATTTTGATATTACGCTCGTCATAAGATTAGATGTGCCAGTTAATTCTGCTATCTTGCTGAGTGTTTCTTCACTAGCCCATTTAGGTATTTGAATTTGTATTCCTTCAACTTCGATAGTTTGAGTTTTATCCGCCATGTATATTCTCCGATGTTTTTATCTTTTCTACTTCTTCAACAACTTGTCGTAAGTGGTCAACAAGTGAACTATCTAATTGGTACATATTTTTAAACTTCATACCAACTATATTTAACTCATCTACATATACTTTTTTACTACCTATAGGTGAATCAGGATCTCTTATATTAGCATACCATCTACCATCAGGACGCTGAATTGGAACCGGACCACCGCCTTCTGCAAATTGCTCTGGACTGAAATGTTTGTTTAAAATATTATATGCTGATAAATATTTTTGTGCATCAACTTTATCTTCATCTATGCTGGTTGGTTTATATTTTCCTATATTACTTATATAGGCATTTGCCTCCGCAGATGGATGTCCTTGTCCCATGCGCTTTGGTAATCCTTTAGAAGTTGTATATGGTTCTTTTTCATCATTATCATCATCTTCTGACGGTATCAATCCAACAAGTTTAAGTCCACCTTCAACTGATCTCAGTGCACCTTCAAACTTTTTAACAGCGATTGCACCTAGTGCATAACCAGGAGTTAATTCATGTACCACCGATCTAAATGCAATTCGCGCTGCATCTATTGCATCAATTGAACTATCTGCTTGTTCAGTCAATGCTCTGACATTCTCTAACCCAGAATCTAATTGATTTTTTGTCAAATCCATGAATGCTTCTGGTGCTATACGTGCTTGTGCTATTAAATCGTTTGATTGTTGAACTATAGGGTCATCTCCATATCTGGGACTCGCCTTTGATATTGATGTTGTTAATTCTTTTACTCTCATCACCAATTCTGGTTGTGTTAGTTGCCCTGTTCCAGATTGTTCCAATATATCTGTAAATTTCTTTGACACATCAGGACCAAGTGCACTCAACATATTAATCATTTCTTTAGGCATATTATTTAATACAGATGAATCTATATTGATATCTTTCAAAAAATTATTAAATACTTGTTCTGTTTGCTCTCCAAATTGAGGACCTAGTACAGTGCTGAATAGCATCTTTATATTTGCTCCAGTATTTCTAACATTCTCTTCTGCATTTTTTCCGTACTTATCTGACAGATATTTGGCATTCATAGATATTGCTGTCATAAAATCTATATTGGTCATCGCTTCACTTCGCATTGCCAATAATGCACTTCTCTGATCACCAAATTTTTCTGCAAGAAACGTAGTCATTGCACTACTTGATTCAAAATTCTTTCTTATTTTATCTTTCGCCACTTGACCAAATTGTTCTAATTCACCTGTCATGTACATTAAATTGGCTTCTTCTAACAATCTTGCAGTTTGTTGTTCAACATTGTAACCAAAATCACCCATTGTCTTTGATGCATCAGATTCTACTTTTCCAGCAAAATTTATAAATTGAATTGTAGTATCCATCAAGTCTGCTGGCATATTTGCAAGCATGACTTTATTTCCTGTCATAATTTTTGACATTTCTTGCATACTCATGCCAACGCCCGCTAATGCTTCTCTCATAACAGTATATTGATTCATATTACCAACAACACCGCCATAGTCTATTATTTGTCTTAATCCTTTTTCTTGCTCGGACATAAGTTTTGCATATATTGCGGTTACGCCAACTGCTGCAACTGCGGCTCCTGTGCCAAAATTTAATAACGATGACACGACTGCCCCCTTAGGACCAAGATATTTTGAAAACGAAGTTATACCACCAATTGTGTCATCTATTGCTCCGACACTCAGTTTCAATAATTCTGCGGTTGCTACCAATGGATCAGTATCTCGTGTAGCAACACCAAACAAATTTTTAGATGCGGATTCCATCTTTATAATTAGTTTGTTTGTTTTTTTAAATGATTTTTCAGAATCTTCAAATTCTTTTTTAACAACATCATAATCAAACGCAACACCAGTTAATGACTTAAATGTCTTCTTTAACTTATTATTATCAGATTCGGTTGCTGCGGCAATCTTCCCTAATGTATCCTCACTTGCCCAAGGATAACGCTGGTGAATCTGCCTGATGTCGTCTTCTATTGCCATAATTAAGTACCTATTTAATAGGATAAATACAGTTACGAAACTATTTTATCACTTTACTTACTATTTATATGGAGTACAAAAAATGAGTAACAATCCTTTATTGAATGCGTACAAAGTACCATCAACTTACATAAGTCTACCTTCTGGTGGGAAATATTACACCGAAAAGCCTAAATTAAGTGCTGACGGTGAATTGGCAATCTACCCAATGACAGCAAGAGATGAAATAATCTCAAAGACACCAGATGCATTATTTAACGGAGAAGCAACTGTTGCGTTACTTGAATCATGTTGTCCAGATATAATTGACCCTAAATCAACACCCGTTAATGACTTAATGGTAATATTACTTGCTATACGCAAAGCGAGTTATGGAGATGGAATAGACATTGATATTAAATGCCCATCTTGCAGTGAATTTAACATGCTTGAAATGGATATAAACCGAATTCTTGGATCTGTGAAATCTAACGAAATATCAAACACATTGAAATTACAAGATAAATTTGATGTCAAGTTGAAGCCCTATAATGTGAATGATAGAACATTAATACAGATACAACAAATCCAACAAGAACGAATGATACAAGAACTTGCGAATTCTGATTTATCGGATGAGGATAGAAATAAAAAATTTGGAAAAACATTTGTAGATATATCCACGCTTACAATTAATCTTATGGTAAATTGCATTGTATCTGTATCATTCGATGGTGATGTGATAATTGATAGGGAAATTATTAGAGAATGGTTACATAATATAACAAAGTCTGATTATAAAGAGATGAAAGATCATATTGAAAAAATCTCAGATAGTGGCATCAATACTGAATTTAAGGCAGTATGTCAACACTGTTCACATGAATGGGAATCTGAGGTAGAACTAGATATGTCAAATTTTTTCGCAGGCTGATAGCAACAAGTCAGCCGCACGAAATACCAGACATACTGAACAGATATAAAAATGATCTAACTAAACTAAATTCTAATTATATGGATATTCTCATTATTTCACAAGGTGCATTGACATACGAATCATTGATGTCTATGCCATTACCCATGATTGACTTATTTGTCAAGAGACATAATGAAAGAAATAGCGAATCATAATCGTTCACTATTTCATCATAGTATTTCTTTGTTTAAGGAACAACATAATAATGTAGTCACATAAACATTGCTTCGCAATGAACATCTTCGTAAAATATCTCATTCGTTACACTCATTCGTATTTTACTTAATGTTGTTCTTTAAACACATACTGTTTCTAACTGTTATCAATGATATATAATGATTGGGCTATTGTATAACTATTATCTATTTTTCCAGGATCTTGATCCACACTTCGCTTATGCAGCGAAAGTGAAAAATTTGTTAAATGAAAAGAAAGTTTTTTCCTATCACCCAATCACACTTCGATATAACAAACCCAATTTTACACTTGGGGGAGGCGGTTACGCTGTACCTCTTATTACATGCTGCTTCAAGCAACGCAAGAACATCAATTTCCATATCGTCGGATTTTGACTACTCGTAGGTTTCAATAGTTCAGAAGAGCCTACTCTTTTCGGTTGGTCAGACCAGTGCAATGACCAGAGAGAAACACGTGGAAGTCCATCGGCTTCGCCTCAACGGCGGCAGATTCATCACGGATACGGTATCAGTATCATCCATCTAAGTTTTATAGGGTTCTGAGGGGAGTTGCCAATGTGGGGTGTTTAAGTGCTTGTTTAGAGGGTTGTTTAAGTTTTTTGTTTAAGTTTTTTGTTTAAGTTTTTTGTTTAAGTGTTTATTCGTTTAATAAGTATACATGATTTTTAGTGCCTGTCAAGTATAATTTCATTTGCCTGAGGATTTAGTTTCGTTTAGGTGTTCTTTAAGAACTTTTGAGCCGCCAACTCTAACATTGATGATTCCATTATAGTAATCATCTGTTTCAAGTACTCTGCGTTCAAACTGTTCGCGTGCTTCTAGATAACTGGCAATGCCTCTTGTTGGGCACATATGAATAATTTCTCGTGTGAAACTATCTTTGCCTAGTTCTTCAACGTCTGCATTAAGTCTATCACTGGAACCAAAATATTCTTTCCAATCACTTTCTTTAGTACCACGTCTTTTATTCTTTTTTCCTTTCAGTGGCGGTTTAGTAGTTTTAAACTTTGCTAGTTTTTTACCTACATACAACATACCACTGACTGTATTTGTTATTACATAAACAAATGCTTCGCATCCTTCCGGCAACTTTTCTACTACATTACCTTCATATGTCCATTCATATGTTACATTATTTTTTTCCACTTACTGCTCTTATTTTTTGTAGAATATCAGCACCAACATTTTGCATGATTTCTATACTATTGAAATCTGATTCGTAAATCCATATTGTATCAGTTTCATCGCCAGTCAGATCGATCTCGATCTGACTAACGTCAGTTGCATTGTCTGTTGTTACAGGTTCTTTATCAATGCCAATCTTTTGTTTATGTCTCAATTATTTCCATCTCTGTATTAAATGTAGTGAATCCATTCTCTTTTGTAACTTGCAATACACTATTGACACGACCAATTAATTCATCTCTGTGCGAAATAAGTAGAATATCTTTATTTCGTTCACGCTCCATTTTCTTTAAAACGGTTAATGCACTTTCAACACCTACACTATCCATGCCAGAATCAATTAATTCATCAATGCACATTAAGTTGATTGCAGAATTCATACTCTCGTACACATCTCTGAATGCCCAACTTAATCCTAGAATTAAACGATTACGTTCACCCCTAGATAAATTGTCAAAATCTAAATCTTGTCCTAATTGCACAATGCTAACAGACAAGTCACTCTGAAATTTAACTTCATGTGGTAATCCTAGTTGTGTAATATAATGATCTAGACGAACATTAAGGAACTGTAGATTTTGTTCAATAATACGCTTCCGAATAAACGAGTCCTTGTTTGTTAATAGTTTTAATAAAAAATCCTGATGATCTTTGATATCGGTTAAACGATTAAGTTCATCCCAATCAACTGCTTGTAAACCAGTATCTTTTAGTGTATCAATTTGTTCTTGATAAGGATCTGAATCATTTGTTGTACGTTCAATTGCTGCGATTGTATTAGACAACTTGTTCTGATGTTCATATGCTTCTTGTACTGTTTCGTAAAATAATCTAGGAGGAACACCTAAATCACCTATGTTGTTTAGTTCAATGGTATATGTTTCAATCGTATTTACATCTATCGCTATCTGTTCTTTATACTCGGCGACTGCTACCGTTTTTGTTTCAAGAATTTGTTCATGTTTTTCATCATGAATCTCTTGTCCACATGCGTAGCATTTATGTTCCATAGACGCTTCTAAATCTTCGACTGCCTTAATGAGTCGTTTATTTTCACGATCTAAGGTTGTTGTTAATTTCGCAATATCTTTGGTGTATGAATTAAATTTATTTCTTCTTGTTGTATATTCTTCAAACGCAATATGTGCTTCTAGTTCAACTTCTATATCGATTTCATACAACGTTACCAAGTCTATCTCAAGTTCTTTAATAGTTTGTTCATTAGTTTTATGCCATAGACGTTGTCTACGTTCTAAATCTTTGATACTTGTATTAAATCGTTCATTCGCATCTTCGACTGCACGAACACGATAATTTTCTTCTTGAATACGTTCTTTGCCTATCTTGATAAGGTCTTTAAGTAATTCAGCTTTATCAGATAGTTGAGTGATACCTAACAGTTGTTCGATCAACTCCCGCTGATCATTTGCACGCATACTCAAGAATGGCTCAGTGTATGTATTTAGTGCAATAATATGCTTGAACATTGTGTGAGTCATACCAATAACTTTTTCAATCGCAACCTGTGTTAAACGACCCTCGCCCTGACCTTCATCAGTCATATCACTGTTATCTACTTCATTTACATAGAATTTAAAAACATTGGGACTGCGTCCGCGTTCAATACGATATTGAGAACCATTCTTTTCAAAATCAACTGTGACAGTCATGTGCTTATTGTTGATCTTATTGATAAGATTTGATTTTTTAATATTAAATAATGCACTACCAAATAGTGCATATGAGATTGCGTTAATAAGAGTAGTCTTACCAACTCCATTACGAGAACCATCACCGCCCATATCGACATTATTGCCCAGTACGAGAGTTAGTCCTGTTTCATTAATGGAAACAGCCTGAGTGACGTTACCTACTGATAAAAAGTTTTTAATTGTGACATTCTTAATTGTGAGCATAGTTTATATGTGTAAATCGTTATATATTGAAATTAAAGTTTCGTTACGAATAGAATTAGATGTTATCGCTTCAAGTTGACTAAGAACAATTGAGTCAACATTTTCTACTGATACATCACCATCCGTATCCCAGTCTTCGCCAGATACATTATCCTTCTTAGAAGGCATTAGAGATATCTCACGTAAATCATAATCATTAGCAAATGTTTCTTTAATATAATTCGCTTCTTCATATGAAATATTGATATCTAATATTATACGACAATGTGTGTTGTTTGTCAAGATACTACCAGCATCATCTAACAATTGACTCAAGTTCGCTACACGATACTTTGGTGCATCATGCCAAGTTTTGAAATCATATGTACCATCCCAGTTTAGGAAAGTGATACCACGTTTATCATCCCATGCGTCAGAATAGTTATGTGGAAAACAGTTTCCTGGATAGATAATATTACCTTTTTCCTGACGTTTGTGAAAATGACCAGAGAATACTTTATCTGCTTTCGATAAGTCAGATGCTTTTAACCCACCGTGATCTGGCATTTTAATCATAGCATTCAGATAAAAATCAGGTAATTCAAAGTGACCGAAGATAAACTTAGACTTCAATTCCTTCAATCTCTTCCATTCATCATCAACCAACCATGGGACAAACGCAACACCATCTTCTTCAAATATTTCATCATTGATGATGTTAATGTTAGGGTACTTATTTGCAAATGGAAGTGAGTTGATATCTCTTTTTTCACGATAATATAGATCATGATTTCCCATGATCATATGTACTTCGTCAAAATTATCATTCAATATCTGTAGCGCATCAACTGTGTAATTCAGAGTACCAACATTAATAGTTGCTCTGTGATGATGCCAGTCACCTAAGAAGAAACATTTTTTAATGTTTCGACTATGTGCTTCTTCTATCATCCATTTAATAAAGTTAAGACAATCATTGTTATGCATCTTAGAATTATTTTTAAGACCGAAATGTATATCTGTAAAAATTACTGCTTCATCAAAAAATTTACTCACTGTTTATTCCCTTTACTATTCTACTGTTGTGATATCGTCTGGTGTTGATTCTTCTTCTATTTCTTCTATTCCTTCAATATCTGGTAGATATTTTGTTTTCTGTACTTCCCATTCCGCGTTGAATATGCGAGTGTTACTTGGATCTAGTCCTTCTTCTTCTAATAAATCATCACGGATGTTTTGATTACGTTTTTCTAAATTCAATACACGTGTAAACGAGTTATTGATTACTGTAGTGAAGTATGCAAATGGATTTTGTGATTTAAGTTCATTGAATTGTAAACCGATCATTGTCAATTGTAAAATTGCTTGACCACGCATTTCATCTACATATGTATACCCACGCCAGTTACCACGCATAGAGTATCGTTCACATAATTTCATATACATCATCGCTAATCGTTCTGTTGTATGTCCACATGTAACACTGAACTTTCCTGTTTCTAAATCACCATCCCAATGAGAACGAGCAACTTCTGTCCATTCATCATTAATAAAAGAACGATGTTTGTATGCTGGAAAATTACAGCGAGAGTGATGATCTGCTACGGTTTTAGGTGTCTTCTTACGCGCTTCTAATGGAACATGATCATATCCCATGACGCGAAATACTATGTCAGTCGTCTTAATAGAATCTATACTGACTAAAAACTCTGCTGCTTTGGGCTTAGTTTTCTTCGTTAATTCACCATTCTGCCAACGTACTACTTCGGCTTCGTGTGCAATCTTTTGTAATCTAGATGCTTGTGCTTGCTTTGCAATCAAGATAGTTTCTTCATTGATATCATCGAATGATTCAACAATATGATCAAATAGGAAATATTTCTGATCTTTTAACCAACAGAATGTCATTTTAGATTTATGTATTTCTTTAAGTATTTCTTTATTCTTTAAGTAATGTGTAGAGGGATCTCTCGCCATTAGGTTTATTGCTCCATTTAATATTATTACAATTATATATCAGATTTACTAGTTTGTCAAGTTTTATTTTTTAATCTATTCGAATCATTAAGTACATAGTTTATCATAGGCTAAATACATGATAAGTAGGAGATTATTAAGATGCGAATATCAGATATCATAACAGAAAGTATAGCAAAGCAAATCACTGTGTTTTATGGCGGACGTTTTCAGCCAATGCACTCAGGACACTTTGCGCTGTATAAAAAATTAGTTAACAAGTTTGGTGCTGATAATGTATTTATCGCGACTACATTTGGCAAAAAACAGCAATCAATGCACTCAGCAGACGATTACTCAACCGACCCATTCACATTTGAAGAAAAGGCATCTATCATGTCTAAGATGTTTGGTGTGCCCGTAAATCATATTGTTAATACACAACCATATAAGCCAGATGTTTCATTGGTAGGCAGAGATAAGAGTAATACAGCAACAGTATTAGTATTCAGTGAAAAAGACGCTGGTAGATTAAAGCCTGGCGGTGTATTAGCACCGATGCCAGATGATATGGATAATTTACAGACAGAAGATGAAAATCGTGTATATTATATTGCGATGCCAATTGAGCAGGGTGGTATGAGTGCTAGTGATTTCAGAGAAGTTATGAGTAGTGACGCAGAGTTTGAAGAAAAGAAAAAAATATTTATGAAATTTTTTGGTAAATTCGATCAAGGTATTTTTGATTTCATTGAAGGCAGAGTGCGATAATGGCTGGTATTCCAAGTAAAAATAAACCAAAATTGGTATTGCGCGATGCAAATGCAACGTGGGCAAAAAATCTATTCAGTTCTGGTATTCTAAAAGAATTAGCAGACATCAATGGCATTATATTTTCGTACACGCCTGCAATGTTTCAATCGGCATTTGCTGCTAATTATAATACATATGATACAACGCACAGTGTTTATCAGCAACAGTACTATGTGAATACGCCTAATCCAACGATTAGTATAACTGCTAATTTTGTATCAAATACAATAGCAGAAGCAAAGTATAATATCGCATGTTTGCATTTTTTAAAAACAATGACCAAAATGGATTATGGAAAAAATGCAAATAGAGCAGGTACACCACCTCCAATTTTGCATTTTAGTGCATATGGAGAATATAATTATAAAAATGTTCCTGTAGTAGTATCATCAGTTGATTATACGTTTGCTGAAGAGGTAGACTTGATAACAGTTGAAGCAGATGTAGGCAGATATTTTAGCACAGCGAGCGTGGGCGGTTCAGAAGATACAACACTGATATCAATACCAGCAAGTTTTGCAGTATCTATCACAATGCTAATGCAACAAAATCAAGAAAGGGTTAGTAACGAATTCTCATTTGCTAATTATGCAAATGGTAGTACATTAAGAAATGGGATGATATAATATGACAGTACAATATGATGCAGATAGTGTATACAAGAATACAGAAATTGTGGATAATAAATATCTTGATGTAATGGAATCTGTTATTAGTGATATATCAGTATATGATTTATATTCATTGACATTGTTAGCAAAGTACAACGAAAGACCAGATGTGTTAGCGTATGATTTATTTTCAAATTCTAATTTATGGTGGATATTCGCAGAATTTAATCAAGATTTATTAAAAGATCCGATAATGGATTTTAAGTCCGGACTAACCATACAAGTCCCATACAATTTTATATAAGGTAAATTCATGTCTACAGGTAATATAGAAACATCAATGAACTGGTGTTCAGAGGTTGATAGTCCAACATATAAACTTACATGGTATATTGTTAATCATGAAGTATTTAACAATCCTCTACTATTAGATAATAATGCAGCAGTTGGAAATAAAAAGGCTACAATTATTGCTTCGTCTGGAGAAACGTCAGAATATTCAGTAGAAAATTTAATACTACAGTCTAGGATTTCTCCCGGAACCGATACTGGTAATACCACAACTGGTGCATTTCAATTTGATGTATACGAGCCAGGTGGATTTCAGTTAATGAATAGAATATTACAACTTAGTCATTTATTCAAATTCACCAATATACAGTCAGCAAAATATGTACTAAAAGTTGAATTTATTGGTAGAAACGTAGTAACATCCGCGCCGGAATCATTCCCTGGAGTATTTTATTACCCAATGATGTTATCTTCAATAAATGCAAGTGCAGGACCAGATGGTTCACAATATAACATTGTAGCAGCAAATCAACATAAAATAGCAGTAGCAGCATCAAAAATTGTAACTGATATAAAAGTAACAGGCGTAACAAATGTCGAGATATTTTTAGATCAATTACAGATTGAGTTAAATAATCATGAGCAAAATATAAGAAAATTACAAATCAAAGATACTGCTGTAAACGCGAAACAATGGAACATAAAAATTGATAAGAGTTTTGAAAAATATTTAAAATCTCCCATGGAGCCAGTAAAAGGATCTGGACATGATAATGATATGAAAAATCCAGTCGCAGCATATTATACTTTACCAAAGGCAAAAAATGTAGTAGAGTACTTAGTCAGTACGTTGACTAAGCAAGTTCCTGATTATTATAATACGTTTGCAGAAAACACAACTGAAAATAATAAGATGAAACAAGATGCGATAAAATTTGATCGCGGACGTGCACACGCGGGTAGACAAGATATATACGTAAACGATTTCATAAAAGTCACACCGACAATCAAAACCACTGATAAGAAAGATATATATACAAACTCAGAACAAGAACTAATTGAATTAACCATTAGTCTGTACACATCACATACAGTTCCTCAATCTGAGCCGTATAATCAGCAGAGTGCTACCATAGATGCATCATATCAATCTAGAAGACTTGAATTATTGCCTATCAATAAGGCTTATAGTTTTCTATTTTCTGGAGATAATTCAGAGGTGTTAGATTTCAATTTAAATTTTAATCATATGTTTTATTTAACTCGTGATCCATCTAACAGTGCGGGATATACAAAAATAACAAAAGAGTTAGGAAGTTTAGAGCCATCAAAGGTAACACAGCGTATACCCACTTATCTAAGTGAATTATCCATAAACAATCAATCTCCGAATACTCAAATTGAAAGCATAACAACTGAGATAAAATCAACATCCTCAAAAGATCAAGCGAATAGTGAAGAACAAAATGCATCTAACGCAATTGATAAGGCTGAGTTACACGGAGCAAGTATGGATTTTATTTCATTCGATGTTACTATCAAAGGTGATCCTTATTGGCTAGGAACACCAGGATCATACGTAACTTCAAAAAATAGATCCACACTGATAGATAATTTAGACGAAGATTCTTTGATCATATTCATTAATTATCTCCCAGATAATGGAAAGACACAAGGCGGACGTAAACTTGATATTGCATCTAGTGGTGTATATAAAATAATAGAAGTAGAGAGTAAATTTCAATTAGGTAAGTTTACACAAACGTTAAAGGGCATGCGTGATAGGAATTCGTCTACTGATTTGATTCAAAAACAATTAATAAAAATAGGGTTACAGAATGGGAATTAATATTAAGACAGTAAGGGGAAAAGAATTACCTGCTGGTCAATATGTGGGTGTAGTGACTGATATCACCGATAGCATGTATACTGGTCGTGTATCAGTTAGATTTGGTGAATTTGGTTCGATAGTTGGTAGTGAAGTTGATCACATTTGTTTGTTATGTACGCCATATGGCGGTATTACCAGTACATCGGTTGACAAAGTAACTAGTGACAAAAAGGAATATGGCAAAGATGGTACGAGTGAAAGTGGAACACCAAAAAGTTATGGTATGTGGCCCCAGCCACCAGCAGTTGGTACATCTGTATTGGTCGTATTTGTTGAATTATTAGATCAAGGTATAATTGTTGGTTCTCTAATGTCTCGCGCTAGAAACCATATGATGGGTGGACGTGCAAGTGCAGAATCACATGATGGTACTATTCAGCCAGTTGGTGAAAAGAATCCAACTGACACTGATGACGATGCAAAGAAACCTGTTGATCCTATCGCACAGTCATGGTTAAAAGAACAAGGACTACAAGATGATTATTCACGTGGTCATAGTTTGTCTAGTGCAAGACGAGAATCACCAAGTAATGTATTCGGAATAACTACATTAAATGGACATGTGTTCACAATGGATGATGGAGACAGTCCGGGAGATAAAAAAAATGACAGCAATAACATACGCTTGCGAAGCAGGGGTGGTGCACAAATATTATTAGATGATACTAATAAATTTGTTTATATTACAAACCACAACGGCAATGCTTGGATAGAAATGGACGAAGCAGGAAACATAGATGTGTATAGTAAAAAGAGCGTAAATATACATTCGGAAGAAGATTTAAATTTTCATGCAGATGGTAACATCAATATGGAAGCAAAGAAGAATATCAATATGAAATCTGATATCATGAGTTTGGAATCAACGACTGACTATTATTTGAAAAGTGGCAATGATGTAATAATACAAGCATTAAATGATATTCATAACAAATCAGGTAGTAATCATATAGAAACCGCGCCTAAGATATACATGAATAGTTCAACGACTGCTGCCGCAGCACCAAAGCCTAAAGTAAATAAATTAGATATGAATGAAAATGTCACAGAAAGTGTGTCTGCTAGAGTACCAGAACATCATCCGTGGAAAGGGGCGAGTAAGATACAAGAAACAATTAAGACAGCGAAGGGTAAAACATAATGTCTACTATATTACCTAATACCATCACACCATCTAACTTAATAGATTATTCTCGTTGGACAATCGATGACACCGCCGTTGTAGAAACAGAGCAAGAACTGCGTGTGCTTGAAGCAAGTAGTGATATTATTAATTTTTCATTAAGAAGATTTGAATGGAGATGTTACAAAACAACGCTTGACAATAATACACAAATAGGTTACAATACTATTAACGATAAAATTAATGGTGATGGTTTACTTGAAAGCGAAGCGTATAGTGAATGGTTATCTGATTTTAAAACAAAAGAACGAAAGTTTAAAAGACTGATTGCAATTAAAACATTGAGTCAATCACAATATGATGCACTACTATGTTTATACTACTTCACTGGAGACTTCACTAAAGTAGGAACGCCAGCAAGAACATTTAATTTATCCCAATGGATTGTCGATAAGAAATGGGATTATATAGCATCTGCACTTATCGAAAGTGGCTACAATAGATTATTGACTCAGCCACTTGCAACGATAATGATGTTAGGCGATTATGGTAGTCGAACAGAACGAACATTATTGAGAGAACGTGGTCTACAGATATTACGAAAAGAATATGCATTATTAACAGATAAACTGGCACGTCAGCAAGCAGAATATATCTACTATGTTGAAACAAGAAGATTTTTACCAAATTTAACACAAACAAGGCAACGACAGATAGTTAACACTGCCAATCAAACATAACTTACAGAACGTAAACGGAAACATACAATGAATAACCGAGTACTGCTACTGAATGCAGACGCCCAACCATTGTCTATGCTGCCACTGAGTACTATCAGTTGGCAGAATGCAGTAAAGGCACATTTCCAAAATAAAATAGTAATATTAGATAGTTACAATACTGTATTGCATTCAGCTAATTTTGAAATGTTGATGCCGTCAGTTGTCATGTTAAATCGTTATCATCGATTACCAAAAGTGGCTAAGTTCACTCGCAAGAATTTATTTTTACGAGATCAACATGAGTGTCAATATTGCTCTAAACAATTTGCCAATGATAAACTGACTATTGATCACGTTATTCCAAAATCTCTTGATGGTGGTACAAGTTGGACTAACTGCGTAGCATCATGTAAAAAGTGCAATGGTATGAAAGGTAGTAAATTAATGAAGCCTATCCGAGAACCCGTGAAGCCTACATGGCATGCACTCGCATATTCATCAAAAACATTTGGTATCACAGTACCGCGTGTTGAATGGTTAGAGTATATAAACTGGCCAGAAGAGCATGTTAGAATAACAGAAATTGAAATGTATTAATAAAATTAGAATATACTAATAAAAACCGTCACATAGACGGTTTTTTTATATCTGTCATTATAGTAGTAGTTAATTTTTGCATAAATACTTGTATGAATAAAATAATCGGTTACACCACGATTGGTGAAAAAAATACAAGTAAACAACTATCTGATCTAGAACTTGCTAAACAGGACTTGAGTAATCATTTTTTAATCCGTAAGGGAGAGAAATGGACGAACCCAGAGTTTGGTAGTAATTTGCCATACTATGTATTTCAACCACTAGATGATATTACAGTTGATTTGATTCAACAGGAAGTATCGAATATTGTTAATTATGACCCGCGTTTCAATTTAGCAAGTGAATTCGTTAGGGTTGAAGAAGATAAACATATGGTGACAATAAGAATAGAATTATTGTATATACCGACAACGACGGCAACTGAACTTGAATTAAAGTTTGACCGTGAATCAGGCGAGTTATAAATTATGACACAATCAGTAAGACAATCAAAGTTATTTGCAGCGGAAGATTTTACCGCAGTATATGATTCGTATATTAATGCGAATTTCCAAGCGTATGACTATGCTACTATACGTAGTACAATGGTCGATTATGTACGAGAAAAATATCCAGAGAATTATAATGACTGGATTGAATCAAGTGAATTCGTAGCACTACTGGATCTTATCGCACAGTTTGGTCATAACTTAGCATTTCGTGCAGATTTAAATACTCGTAACAACTTCTTGAGTACAGCAGTACGACAAGATGCCGTATTTAAATTGGCAGAATTCTTAGGTTATCAACCAAGACGAAATGTAACAGCATTTGGTGAATTAAAAGTAGTTAGTGTGAAAACTAATGAAACAGTAATTGGCAGTGATGGTACTACGTTGGCTGGTAAAGAAATTAGATATGAAAGTGCTTCTAATATCAATAACATAGATGACTTTATTACAGTTATTAATGCTGCTTTTTCTAGTGGAAATCAATTTGGTACACCAAGAATTAATATTAATATTGGCGGACAAGTAGTTGAATATTATAATTTGAACACATTGAATGATCAAATTAAGTTCTCAATACAAGGAAGCGCAGCAGGTTCAAGTGCATCATTCGATGTTATCGCATTGGATTACGATAGTCAATATCGTAGCATCATTGAATCAACGCCCAATCCTACATCTGCATTTACAATGATATATAAAAATGACGGCAAAGGTGTTGGTAGTAATACATCTGGCTTCTTTTGTGGATTTAAACAAGGATCATTGCAGTATAAGGATTTTATAATAGACAGTCCAATCAGCAATCTTTCACTTGATGTAGATGTGCCCAACATTAATAACTCAGATGTCTGGGTACAATCAATTGATGCAGATGGTAATGTAATTACTCAGTGGACTAAAGTTGATAGTGTATTTGGTCAAAATGAAATATTTAATGATATCAAAGCAGGAACCGATGAAATATTTGCAGTAAAGACACGAGAAAATAATCAGATCAGCATTATGTTCACTGATGAGAATTTCGGAAAGATACCAAAGAATATTATACGTGTGTGGTATCGAACAAGTGAGAATCTATCTTACACATTGCGACCAGACGATATATCAAATAAAACTATTAATATTAATTACAGTGGCGCAGATGGCAACACATACAATATGATAGTTGGATTACAGTTAAAATCACCAGTAGTTAATGCAAGTAGCGCAGAAACATTGGATACAATAAAAACAAATGCTCCAAGAAATTACGTAACACAGGACAGAATGATTACCGCCGACGATTATAATAATTTTTTATTAAATCAAAGCGAGAATATTTTAAAAATAAAAAGTGTTAATAGAACGCACAGTGGTCATAGTCGTTATGCTAAATTATACGACCCAACTGGTACATACTCTAATCTACATTTGTTTGGTACTGATGGTACACTTACACAAGATAGCACGGCACTACAAGTAGAACATACTGATGATATTGTCATCGAAAGTGTATTTGAAAATTATATAAAAACAGCAATACAAAATCATGAGTTGTTGAACTTGTATTATTCTGGATTTAAAGATGCATTTGAATTATTAAGAAGCGATATGGTCGCGGTAGATCCTGCTGATGTAGTATTTAATTGGCAGACGAATGATAATACAACTGGTTATTTTGTTGATTCATTGCTCGCGATAAAGGGTGTAGGCATATCTCAAACTCATTACTTGAAGTATATTACAGTAGGTGCATTAGTTAAATTCTCATTAAGTGGAACTACATATTGGGCAAAAGTATCAAGTATTTTTGCAAATGGCAGAGGAATAGATGATGCACAAGGTGAACCATCTGGATTAACTATTACTGGACTCGGAGCGATTGCATTTGATATTGAGATACCAAACAATGCTTCATTAGATATGATCTATCCTGCATTTGCAACGCAATTTACAACATTGGAAAAAACGAATATTTTAGCCGCACTATCTGGTGGACAAGAATTTTATTTGAAATATGTTTACAATGCTGCTGATGATCCTACTCCCACTAATCCATACTGGGATGTAATACCAGCAATAGTACCAGAACCTACTAGTCCATTGGAATGGTTGATTAAAGTAGATCCTACTATCATAGGAACTGGTGTAATAAATAATAGTTATGATATAACCACACGTATATCTAGATATGAAATAGCAACTGACCAAATTGAATTTACAAATTTAACAAATGAATATAACATTAATGAATTCACTAAAAAGAAAAATCGCGACATCATTGAACTATATGATACTGTTACCGAAAAATTTATTAGATTTTATGTATGGGGATATAATATAGATTCAAATGGTTTATATCAATCAAACAAAGTTATTGTTGCATTGTTGGATAGTTCAATTGGTTCTCGTGCAGATAATCCAGATGCATATTTTAATATTGCAGGGACGAATCTAACAACGTCAGATTTGAGATTTGAGTGGACTCACGTACCAGCAGAAAATGAAATTGTAGATCCTAGTTTGTCAAACATTATTGATATATTTACGTTAACAAGAGATTATAATAATACATTCAAGGCTTGGTTATTAGAATCACGTGTATTGGCGAATAAGCCAAATCCACCAACTATAGATGAATTAAACAGACAATTCAATCAATCTAGTGTAGTCAATAAAAAGAAAGCAATGAGCGATACTATCATCTATCGCCCAGTTAAATATAAGGTATTATTTGGTTCAGCAGCAGATCCAGAGTTGAGATCAAGATTTAATGTAATAAAAGTCCCAGGTATCAATTTAACAGATAACGATATAAAGGCATTGGTTATTACATCAATCAATAACTTCTTTGATATAAGTCTTTGGGATTTTGGAGAAACGTTTTATTTCACTGAATTGGCAGCATATGTACATAACGAATTGATTGGTGTTATAAGTTCATTCGTAATAGTACCAGAAAGTTCTACAAGTGTATTTGGTTCATTATTTCAAATAACACCATTGACAGATGAGTTATTTATTCCTGACGCAACTGTCAAAGATATTGATATCGTAACTAGTATTACAAAAACAAACATTAAGGCAAATTAAGGTAACATATGGAAAATTATAAATCTACAAAACAAGAGAAAACAGACCCTACGAAGCGATCTGGTGATTACCCAGTAAATGAAATCAAATCTGTAAATAAGTTACCTACTCCATTTAAGACAGACATTAATAAGAAATGGTTAGATGCTACATTTGATCAGATGATATCAAAAGGTGACATGGAAAATGTTGATGCATTTGTAGGAGATATGTCTGGTAAATCATTAACTAGATATAATGATGATTACCTAAACACAAATAGCACAGCACCTCAATTAGAGCCAGGTATTATAACGACTGACGCATTGGGTAATGTTATGCATACAATTTCAGTAGATGATATTGCAAATAGCGTTGCAATGAATTTTGACGAATATGGGTATAATGCAGCATATAATTCTAATGCATATGTATATTCACCGCCTATCAATGTAGATATGTTTGTAAATTTTGTTTCTTACTATTGGGCATCTGATCTACCAGTATATGAATCAACCTTTTTAGTTGCTGGAGATACTAATCCGATAACAACCATTACTGGTTCACCATTAGGAACAATTACAGACAGTGTAAATTCAGTAGAGTTATTCAATGGATTGAAAATAAAATTCTTAGGTTACGATGCAGCCATTGCAGACAGCACATACTTAGTAACTGGCGTTGGTACTCGTATTAGTTTTAAATTATTAACAGATGCATCGGGACGAAAGTTTTTCACTGATACTACACCTTATAGTTATTCTATAGAGTCAGTCGCACAACCACATACTATTAAAGATTATATTGTAATTGATGCATCTGATAATATTTCAAGTTCATGGTCGCGTGCAAATCACTGGATACACAAAGAAAGTCTTTTGTATTTGGAAACATTGATTACTTCGTTTGATCCAAGCACTGTTATTGTAACAGCAAATAGAGCCAAGCGTCCTATTATACAATTCGATTCATTGATGCATATGTCTGATCATGGTCATGCAAATTATGCAACTGACATTGTATTTAAAGGACAAGTAGATTATGTATTATCATCACTAGACGCTACTATAGCCGCAACTGGTTCACGTATTGCAACAGGAAATGGCATATACATTAAAGGCGTATCTGATACATTAACTGAATTAGAACGCACTGATACATTCACCGATGGTGATACATTTGTTGTCTTAAATGATGAATTATCAGGAACTAGTGCATATGCAAAGAGTGACATGTATTACGATGGTATAATAAAAATAGCACAGAATAAGACATTACCAAACGCAGCACCATTGTTTAAATTATTCGATAACCAAGGTACATCATTGAGTAGTTACAATGGAACTACGTTTGTAAGCAGTAAGGTGTTTTCGTACAAAGTAGGTACAGGTGCAGTTGACGGTGAATTAAATTTCGCATTATCATACAAAGATACTGTAACGGGCGCCAATATTTTATTCGAGAATAATCTATTTACAGAACGTTATGCTTACTCAAGAGATTTTGGACACCCAGTGGTTGAAATCCCAGGATATTATTTCTTTGTTAAGGGAATCAATAATGTAAGTACATATATACCAAGTGCGTATTCATTAGGTGCGAAGGATAGTGTTCAACTTTTTGCAGATTCTTCCGATATTACTATTCCAGTTGGATATTCTGACTGGAGAGTTGATAAAGAGTTCTTGGTATTTGAACGAGATGGAAATATAACAACCACAGAAATTTTATCTGAAGGCGTATATAACAGAAGCAGAGCGAATCAACCACAATTAATATTAGGCAAGAATGCATCATATGTATTTCATGATATCACATCGACAAAGGATTTAACATTCTACAACACTGATGGAAGTATATTCACACCTACTTCAGTTGTTGGTGAAGAAATTACAATAACATTACCAGATACGATATCATTTGTACTTGAATTCGGATCATTATCTGATCCAGCGACTAATAGAGGTCGTATTGTAACGAATATATCACAGGATGAGTTTTTTCATACTGTGCATGTTGATGGAAGAAAATTACCAATATCCGAATATACTATAAATGAAAACAGCATAGTTATATCAGATATTGAAGTCGCATCCCAAGAAGATAATATCTCTACAGTAGATGTGGAATATTATCGTAATAGTACAGTTCTTGGAAATGCTGAACGTATACAGATACCAGATGTACATCAACACAATGCAAATAACGAATTCATAAAAGAATTTACAATACAAGAAACACTGTCTCATTGGTTGAGTATTATTGAAAGTACGCCTGGATTCTCAGGTGATGCATTCGGTGATAATAACTACCATAAGAGCATTATTGTCAACTCATATGCTGGTGAAATATTTATGCATGATGACATTAGTATTATGCATGATTTGTGTTATGGTATAGATGGGATGAATGTCGCAGCATCATTATCCGAGCAAGGAAGAGATTGGTGGTCATTCAAGCAATTAGTCATGTCTCAGACAAAGCGTTTATATAAAACAAAATCATATAGTGATGTTCGTACACTTACGTTAGATGTGATAGAAGCGATTACACAATCCCGCAAAGGAACTCAGGTACATAAACAATCAAATATGTTATATTCTAGAAAGTCACAGTATGTAGAAGTAGCGTATGTTGCTGGTACTATAGACTATCATTTGGGATTAACAATCAACAATGATGATTTCAGAAAAGATCACATGTATTTGTATATCACTGATAACAGAGATAGCGATAATGTAGCAGTCACTCGTCTATTAACATTAGGTAAAGATTATACATTAGACGGAAGTAAGATACAATTGACTACTATTCCAGTGGAATTCACAGACAGTCAAGTCACTTCTATGAGAGCATATTATTATCAAATGGATAGTGATAGCAATGTTCCAGCAAGTATGACTAAACTTGGATTATCACATACATATGTTCCTCAAGTTATTTCTAATGAATTAATTGGACATGATGGAAGTGTGTATCCATTAAAAGCGAATGCTGATTTAGAAAAAGTTAATGACATTAACTTTGATCCAGTTGCAGCAGTATTATACGATATAGAGACTCGTGTGTATAATGGAATGAAGAAACAAGATACACGTTATGTGAACAGTTTCATGAAATATCTACCATCACAGCATCGCGGTACTTGGTATACATTAAATAAAATAGACAACTATGTAGACAAATATTTTAAAGATTGGTACACAAAGTCAGCACATACTACATTAAATCCCGCAAATTATTTTGATGCACTTGACTCCACTACTTGGAATTATTCATCTATTTCAATAGCAAAAGGTCATTTGGAATCTAATCTTCCGGGTCATTGGAAAGGTGCGTACAGTGTATTATTTGGTACAGCAACACCGCACATCACACCTTGGCATATGCTTGGGTATACTGATAAGCCTACATGGTGGGATAATCACTACAGTTGGTTAGCGGGTGCGCAACGAACCGCGATGTTAAATGCATTTACTGATGGCCTAGTTAGCGAACCAGGCACACCAATCAAGCAAGATTTATATTACGCAAGATATTACTGGGATTTCTCAACAAAGAGTCCAGTGACCGATGTTGGTGCATTAGAAGATCCATCAGTTGTGTTAGGTACACCTGCATCCGTTGATAGAGCAAAGCCATTCGTATTTGGCGATTGGGGACCAGTTGAGTTTGAGTGGCGCAATAGTTCACGTGGACATGCAGCAATGGTAGACGCAGTCGTTAAATTAAATCCAACTAAAGCATGGACCGATTTCTTCCAGACAAATGTTTACGATTCATTTACAAATATCACTGGTATGACTATTAACCGATTCACTAATGATCTCATCAATACTGATATGGTCTATGATAATACATCTGAAATATCAAATGCATATGTAGATTCAATAACTGTTGCATCAAGTGAGATTGGTTTTCCATCTGATATTGAAATATATATTAGTGGTGATAATTTTACAAACGAAGCAACTGCCACATTGGATTTAGATTCCACAGGTAAAATAATCGGTGTTACATTAACGTCACGAGGTAGTAAGTACACAACTACACCAACAATTGAATTACGTTCAGCAACTGTTTTGCCTGATGATCTTCCATTAGCAACATTTGATATTAATATAAACCGTGAAGGACTACAGTATCGTGCTGGAATTAACCAAGCACAAACAACATATATTCAGAGAAATTTTATTGCAGAAAATATCATTACTAATTATACTCTTAGTGATACAAGATTAATACAACAATTGGGTGGATTTACTGCACCCCATTTACTGAACGTTGAAACTGAATCTGGTGGTAATGGAAAGTTTTCATTAAACCAAATAGATGCACCATTAATAATGTATACTAGTTCACCATCAGATATTCACGTTGCGTGTAATATTATTGTTACAAAAAATACAACAAGTTTTACAGTAGATGGAATTAGTAATCACAAACAACAATTTAAATTTCTTGAACCACTAATGTCAAATATCAATGATCATGTCAATATTAATTTGAATGATGATGTGACTATCAAGAAATATAAACAATTTTCAGATGCAGTATCTATTGCAGAATATGAAGCCCAGTTTTCTCGCGTACAAGATGTATATAATTTTATCCGTGGAAATTATGCATACTTAGATAGTGTCGGTTATCAATTTGGAACAACAGGAGATGCTAAGGCATATAGTTTTGCACAATGGGCTATCAGCGCAGATGTAAATGATACATTTGTTATACCACTTGATGAAAAAATATCATTTGCTAATACAGCACATGTTGTGTTAGAATATAACACATTACCAGAAAAGTTAAATTCAATATCAGACGATAGTCGTAGCACAATTGAAGCATCTAATCTACTTATAACTCGTGATACCAATTCATTGACAGTTGAAACAAAGCCCGGCGTGAATGCTATGGCTAGTATCGGCACTGCGATGGTAACACATGAACATGCTATTTTGTTAAATAATTTAACGCAATTCAATGAAATTATTTTTGATGATGTAACTAATATCAGACAACAGAGATTAAAATTGATTGGACAGCGAACTCGTAACTGGACTGGCGCAAAGCAAGCACCCGGATTCTTGGTTAGAGAAAATACAATAATTCAGAACTTCGATTCAACTGTTGAGGAAATTTCTAATTTATACGACTTTAACGTAGAAAAATTTAATAAGCAAATTACCAAAGCAGAAAACTTAATGATTAATAATGTTAGCAGAGATTGGGTTTCTAAGTTAAATTTATCAGATACAGCAGTCAGTAAATTCTTTCAAGGAGTTATTAAATCAAAGGGTACAAAGTCTGTAATACAGCGTATCGGGCGAAGTAAACTTATAAATGATGGTAATAGTACCATTGATATAGATGAAGAATTCATGTTTAGACAGAGTAATTTTGGCGATACTTTAATAACCAAATCAACTGAAATTGAGATTACTCCATCTGATGTTACAGTGAATCCATCTGTTATTGATTTTAGTAGTCCTGATATTGTGTTTGTCAATAAAGAAAATCCACAAGTATTTGAAACACTATCTTATGAACAGAACAAAACTACATTGCTAACAGCAGGTGATTTACTTGACACCGAAGCAGATAATGTTATATTTAATATAGATGATTTGGAAACTTTATTTGATGCAACAAGTGGTTACGCCAATATAAACACATGGAGTAGCACAACATCATATAGATTTGGCGACAAGGTAAGACTTGAAGGAAAATTACAGAGTTGTAATGTAGACTATATAGGATATAACACTGCACCCTCAGACTTGGTATTTTTGGGCACTGCGACTGATCCTACATTCCCACATCGTAATGTAACCGATGACCCGCTTGAGCCCTCTGCGTCTATCGACGGAGTTGATATTTGGTTTGATAAAGAACAGTTTGTTTATAATTCTATAATTATCGAAAGTATAACAAGTCCATCAGTGTTATCACCAAATAACATTATTGTTGATGGTAACTCAATTGATCTAGTAAGTAATGCACTTGTTACTGTTATTGATGTATCTGCACCGCATGATGGAAATCCTTACACAGTAACTAATGTGAATCCTTCGTCATCTGATGTTACTGGCATGACTTTAAATATAAATTCTACCGTTGTTGATTTAGAACCTTATGGTACTACTGTTATAACACCTACACCAGGAACCGATACGACTGAGGTATTCTTAGCAGAAGCAGCACCTGTTACTAGTGTGACGATAACAACTAATATGGCATCATTTACAGTAGGTACGATTGATGTTGTGCCCGGTGGAACCACCGCAGCATATACACTTATCGCATCTGATTATACATATGATGAAAATACCCAAATAATTACATTTAACACTCCTATCGTAGATGGTGATGATGCTAATGGTGTTGTAGATATAACAGTTAATCTATTAGGTTTTTCATCTGTTATAACAATGGACAAAGAACAGTTAAAAACTGCGATCAGTTCGGTAGCAAATGTAACTGGTGTCAACAACGAACAAGATACTACCAGAGTTGCAGTTGTATTGGATGCAAACGGAAATATCAATGCACAATTGACAATTCAATTCACTAATGGTTCAACTGAATTCGGTATTGCAACTGGTACATATAATACTGTTACTACGCAAGAACTTCAAAGTCAATTGATGGATGAAGTATTCATAGCAGCAGCAATTGACACTGCACTAACTACTGCGTATAACGTATCTGTTGTTGCAAATAAAGTGAGAATAGAAAAAGTAGCAACTACTGAATTCACTCAATTTACTACATTGGAAATAAGTGGTACAGCGAATTCTGTTTTAGCATTCCCAGCAACAACTAATGCAACTGGTGCACTTACAAATGTGAATAGCAATGCGACTGACGCTGTTGATTTTATAAACGCAGCACTATTAGCAGCACCAATAAATAATGTAACTGTATCTGTTGTCGCAAATAGAATAAATATTTCATCGACTAATTTACAAATTAATTTAGGCAACAGAGAATTCAATACACTGGCTGGTCTTGAAACTGGCATACAGACTTCATCGACAGAAAGTGTTGTCAATATATTTGATCAAAATGATTGGACTGATAGTTCAACAATTGATGAAGCATTGTTTAATATATGGATGAGTGATGACAACGAACTAGTTAATAATACTACGGGATCTATCACAAGTAAATTCTTTAGTTGGAATGTCTTACAAGTACAGCAGTTCACATATTACGCGACTAGCATAGTTGCTGGTACTGAGACTGATGACGGGAATGATGCAAAGGTTACATTGAATGCAGCACACAATGTTAAAGTTGGTGACTATGTTATGTTGGTCAACACGACTACAACGCCTAATGTTGATGGTATTCATCGTGTTACTAAGTTGGGCAATTTGGCGCAACCCGCAACATTCTACATTGATAAATTCATTGAATCTGATGGTACGAGTGAATCTGTATTTGTATTACGTTCAGCGAGATTTAATAGTCTTGCTGATATTAATACATCAGCATCTGCGGGCACTTTATATAACTGGAACACAGATGATTTAGTTTGGTCTACTACTGATAGTGTAAGTGGTGACGCAGCAACACAAGTATACAAATATAATGGATCTGCATTCGTATTAACTAGAGAAAATAGTACACGTGTAACTAATGCAAAGATTGCTAATATATTAATTTATGATGGTGACACAGAACAGACGATAACTGAAATGGAAGTTTTCGATCCGTTGCGAGGAATTATACCCGGCGTAGCAGATAGAGAACTTGATTTCAAATCATCAGTGGATTTTGCAGTATATAACACATCTACTGATTTAGAATACAATATAGATGAACATAACTCATGGGGTAAAGCAGAGATAGGCAGAACTTGGTGGGATACTAGTAAGGTAAGATATTATGACTATGAACAAGGTGATAATGCATATCGTGCTAAAACATGGGGCAAGCAATTTCCTTCTTCTAGCATTGATGTGTATGAATGGACAAAGAGTTCAGTGCACCCAGAAGAATGGATAGATGCAGTAGCGAATAGTACAGAGCAATATGGCTTAGTAGCAACTGGTGAAGTATATAGTGTGTTCGACAAATCAATCAATGAAAATTTATATTACTATGTTACATTGGATGAATGGAATGATAAACTTAAAAAATACGATGTAGTATATTATTTCTGGGTTAAGAACAAAACAAATACAGAAGACAATCGCTTATTATCGGTGAAACAGATTGCAAGTATCATATCTAATCCAACAGATAATGGTATCATGTGGTGTGCCGCGATAGACAGCGATGCAATGATTGTTAACAATGTAAAATATATTGTCAATGATACAAGTAGCGTATTACAAATTAATATGAAATCTGACACCATAGATGCTACTCATAGTGAATCAGCACATAGCAACTGGACAGCGATCAAAGAAAACATTGACCTTATCCCAGATTATTGGTATACTGGCTTACGCGATAACTTGAGTGAACAAGTAATTGAAACAGTATACTTTACGGGTACACTACCAGCAAATGAATCAACAGTTGGACAGGAACTACCATCTGAGAGTTTACATGAATATAATCGTTATGGTGATGATCGTGAATTGAAATTTGATAATAAGATATACTCACAGGGTTGGTTTAAAGATGCATGGAATGCTCGTAGAGAAGCAATCTACACTATCAATGCATTATTAAAAAGACAAAATCTGGTACAAGAATTGGATGGTATTTGGGATAGAACTATTGGTTCAGTTATAGGTACGACCAACTTGGATATGAATATTCTTTGGGATTTTACAGACTTTGTACATGTAGACAGGACAGAAGGAAATCTGCCTACTATTGAAGTATCATCTTATGAAGAACTTGCACAAGTTGATAACGAGGTACATACAATTGTATTGTTTAATATTGAAGGTAGTATAACTCAATTAGACAAAAGTGAAATATTCGAATGGAATACTACGTCAAACGAATGGATTCTTGTTGAAAAGAAAAATGCAACAATAGAATTTAACGACTTTTTATATAATAAGAATTTGTCTAATGGATGGGATAATCCAGCATGTGGTTGGGATGGTGAAAATTGGGATACTAGTCCTGCGGCATACATGCAGTATGTAATATATGCTTGTCGCTATGATTTGTTTATAGATGAGCATATTAAAAACTTTAATAAACTATTTTTTGCTTTAGTAAAATATGCTGTATCAGAGCATGACCAAGTTGATTGGGTTTATAAGACGACATATGTTCATCTTAATATCATTACAGAGGTAGAAACTGGCTCAGCAAAGCCTACAAAATACAATCGTTCAATACTTAATGAAATTTCTGGTTATATAAATACTGTTAAGCCATATCACACAAAAATTAAGAGTGTTCTAGAATCATACCACGTGAACGATAAGTTTTCTGCTAAAATGGAAGAACTTAGCAGAACTATGAAAATCACAATTGGAACTAATAATTTGTTAGATCATAATCAGTATGATTATGAAAATCCGATTATTACTTCTGGTTTTAATGAGACACCTACTGATATAATTGATAGTGGTGGTTTCACCGATGTACTAACTGATGTGATAGAAAGTATTGAATTCATTAGTCCTACTAATTTAAATAACGTACATAATGAGTATCGTCGTTCTAACATAAATCGAACATATAATGAACTAGTATCTTTTAAAGTTGTGACAAATACAGCAGGTAGTGTGGTTGATGCAGATACACGTACTTATGCGTATATACAAGATAATTGGTTGAACACATCAGCATTTAGTTTAAGAGAAGATCGTGAATCTACTATTACTACTGATATGGAATACACTGATACTATTATCACACTTGCAACTGGTCATGGTGTTAAATTCAACACGCTAGGTGGTTTTGCATATATAGATGGTGAAATTATTCAATACACTCAAGTTAATGGTGACACCTTAAATAATATCACACGCGCTATGTTTGGAACTATAAATAGAAAGCATAGTGCTACTACAGTAATTATAGATGTAACTGACGAAGAGTTGAGCATATTCAAATCATTGAAGACTTATGTAGTCAATGGACAATATAGAACTGTGCCACAATTTGATTTCAGTTCTGGAAAGAGTATACTAGATGTTACTGTCGAGAATAGTGCATCACAAGAACTACAAGCAAGCGAAAAGGGCGTAAGTTAATTATGCTAAATACAGTAACGGAGAATTTTAATGAAACAAATTGTTGATGACAACTCAATGTTAGGAATGGACGGACACGTTCTGATTAGAGACATTGATACAGGCGAAGTATTATTGAACAAGCACAACGCGATTAACTTTTATAATATGTCAATTGCATTGGCAAGTTTATTAGCAAAGAAAGAAGATGATTTATTGGGTGCTTTCAATATCGCAACGTTGGCACTAGGAAATGGTGGAACAGTTATAGACGGAAGTGGTAATGTATCTTACAAATCACCAAATGTTGGAAATGTAAATAGTGTAATGTATGCAGAAACTTATGCTAAAAATGTACAACCCGTAGTAGCCGACCCCACAAATCAAGTCGATTTGGTTACACATCCTGGACAAGTATATAGTGATACGGTTGTAACCGCAACATTGGATTATGCAGAACCACTTGATGGTGGTCCAAATGGTGATCAAAATGCAGTTGATAATTACGGAACACCTACAACATCAACTAGTCCATATGTGTTTGATGAAATTGGTTTAAAGACTGCATCTGGTAAGTTTTTAACACATTTGATATTCCATCCAATTGAGAAATCAGCAAATAGAAAGTTAGAAGTAATATACACAATTCGCATAACGGCAGGGGCTTAATCATGGCATATCCAGTAAACAACTTTAGTAAGAAAAATAGAATACAAGTAAATGATGGCACTGTAAATGATGACACGCACCTGCGATTAATAGGAAAAAACTATTACGGTTATGGTGAACAGATGGCAGCAAATTTAGTACACTTAATGGAACATTTTGCGGGTGAAGATAAACCACTAGAATCTAAATCAATAGCAGGTCAATTATTTTATAATACAGCAGAAGATAGATTCTATAAATTTGATGGTACAGCATGGTCGCTGATGACTGGTTCAACTACAAGAGTTGAATCTGTATTAGATATTGGTGATAATACTCATATAGTCACGGTAATGTACGATGATGCAACCGCAGTTTCTGTTGTTAGTGCAGATGAAGATTTTGTTGTGAAAGGGACTGAAGCATTAGTTACTGCATTCCCATCCATAAACAAAGGTATCACAATGAATAGTGGTACTGGTTATAAGTTTCATGGTACAGCAACAACAGCACAATATGCTGACTTGGCTGAGTTATACACAAGCGATGCTTCATATGAACCCGGTACTGTTGTTAAAATCGGTGGTGAAGCAGAAGTTACACAAACAACTGAATTATTCTGTTCAAATGTATTTGGTATAGTATCTACTGATCCAGCATATTTAATGAATAGTATGTGTGAAGGAACCACAGTTGCGGTAGCACTAGCAGGTCGTGTTCCTTGTAAGGTTATAGGTCAAGTTAAAAAAGGCGACCGTATCTTAGCAAGTGAAGTACCAGGCGTTGCTCGTGTGCCTACTGACGATGAATTGAGCAATGTTAATTGGTATAGTATTGTTGGAAGAGCATTGGAAAATAAGACTACAGAAGGCATAGGCTTAGTAGAAGTAGTTGTAGGGTCTAAGTAACAATGCCACCTATTGCAACTGGCGATTTGATCACAGCAGTTCAATTTAATGAACTGGTAACTTCATATAATAAATTATGGGGCGACAACGTGACTTCTGCAATATTTGCAGATATCACAACTAATTTCGAAGAGCATTCATATGGCTGGGGACAAGCAAGTGCTGAACCAACCGTAGCACCTGATACCATAATAGAATCTGGTCATGTCAATCGACTGTTAGCACAGATGAATGCTGGACTGTATCATTACGATGATGAATCTGCATTGATTTCACATTTTAGTACTTACATAATTAATGCTAGTATCATTACTGAAACAATCGAAAATAAAATTACAAATATGAGTTTACTTGCGAATAGATTTAACTCTAACGATGTTGATGCTGATATTGATACAATACTCACCGCCATGTCATCTGACATTGCCACACCCACATGGGAAACTAATATTAGTTCAGAAGCAAAAGTATCATTCACCAATTATGATGAAGCAAGATATTTTTTCAACTCTGGTGGCAAATTGTCTATCAACTTAGAGCAAGATGGTGCTAATGGAGATGCTAGAAGTTGGAATGATATATTTACAAATACCGGCGAGATTAGAATATCAGCACTTGATATTATAAATAGTGGTCAAAACACATATACCTTCCCAGGCGGATTCTATGGTATTAACCCAGATGGTTCATATAAACAGTTGTATACTGTCACTGGATATGTATCAGCAGGAGATTATTATGGTAGCGCATATGCTAACAGAAATATTAAGGTATTTTTGAGAGCAGAAGAATTGGTAATTGGTGGCACATTTAATGTTTACATTAAAGTAACATTAACCGATGATGTTACATCAGGAATAATCAACACAGAATTGCGAGCTGACTATGGATATGTAAATCAGAATACTACACCTACGCAAGCATATATAGACGCTGGTAGTAATGGCGCACCATTTACCGCAGTTGACACTCAAGACACACATGTTTATAAATTTATTGGAAGACAATTACCAACAATTACAATCCCCCAATCATGGCATGATGCTGTCTAGAAATAACAGTTGACACATCCTAGACAATATAGTATAATATAAATAACTTTAACTAATAAGGAGTTATACTATAATGGATGAACGTTTGAAGAAAGCATTAGACTTTTCTAATTATTCACTCACAATATCAAATCAAAAGAAAAACCTAAAGAACCGATTAAACCAAATGCTATTGGTGCATCATGACAATGGCGTATTCGTTGCCGATCCTACTACTATCAATTTTGTAGGTAGTCTTTCACAATCAGGATCTACTGCGGTATTTTTAGATACAAAAGAAAATCCTATCAGAGTGAATGATCTAATTGCATTCAAAACCAAATTGGAAACTGCATATACCGATGCTATGCTTGAATACGAAGTAGAATTTAATAAAATTAAAAAACTTCGTAACCTTAATAAATTGATGGAAGATTAATGACAGAGGGAATTTGTTTTTTCGCTTACAACAATGATCAGATAGATTACGTTAAGTTAGCCACTATTGCTGCATCATATGCAAAGCGACAATTAGGTAAGCCTGTATGCTTAATAACAGACGCTGGATCAATGTCTTGGTTAAAAGAATCACAACCTAAACATATCATAGATTCATGCTTTGATCATATTGCATTGACTGATGATGACATGAAGAAAAATATGAGGACACATAATGATAGTCCTTGGACAGCATTCCACGCTCAATTCAACAATAGCAATAAGCATAAAGTTTTCGAATACTCCCCCTTTGACAAAACTATTTTACTTGATATCGATTATATACTCAAAACTGATTTTCTAAATATGGCATTCAATTACGAAGGAGTTGCAATGTATAGCAATGCAATAAATCTACGTAATGATAAGCCCCATTTATTTGAACAATACTTATATGATGTTGGAATACCCATGTGGTGGTCTACTGTAGTCTACTTTGATAGATCAGAAGAAAGTAAAATATTTTTTGATAGTTGGGAACATGTCGCAGATAATTATGAGTTCTACCAATATCTTTATAACTTCCCTGGCAAATTATTCAGAACGGATTATTGCACAAGTATTGCAATTCATATTATGAATGGTATGATCTCTGGCAATATAGTACATGACTTCTGTGGACTACCTATGCAAAACATGTCGCAGTATGATGATATTATAGAAGTAAAAAACTTAAATGAATGGATATGTTTGGCGAATGACACAGTTGAAAATTGGAATAATATTGCAGTAAGACATAGCAATAATGATGTTCATGTCATGAACAAACGATCATTAGAAAGATTTGGTGATAGATTACTGGGATTATTGTATGAGTAACGGATATGTAATATTAGCATTCAATGCACAAGAACAAAAAGCCGCATCTGCTTGTGCGTATAGTATAAAAATTCAGAACCCACATGCAAGTGTGAGTATGGTAATAAATTCACTGAATAATTTATTAGATAAGTATGAAGAACCATTTGATAATATTATTGAATTACCATTTGATGCTGTAGAAGATATTCGTGCAAATGACTGGCAATTAAACTACGTAACGCCATATGATGATACTATCGCGATTGATTGTTACTCTCTTGTAAAAGAAAAGCACGATGAGTTATGGGAGTATCTTTCTAATTATGAAATGTGTTATAGTATTAGAACAATGAACTTCAGGACTGTTATGTATGATGCTGTGCCAGATTGGTATGATACATATAATATAAAAAATTTATCTTCTGACTTGTTTTATTTTAAAAAAGATTCTGAAATCACAAAGCAATTCTTTTTATTATCAGAAATTTATATGCAACAATGGACAGATGCGTTGAAGGAATTTATAGAGTTTCAATACATACCAACTGAATATGACTCAAATTTAATGCATGCATTTATTATTTCACATCTTGATATTTACCACGAAGTAACGCCACATCATGACACTATCTTAGAGATAATCGACATGAATTCGATTACTAAATATTTAAAAGATAATGATAGAATAGAAAAGAATTGGTCGGACTATATTAATGTATGGACAAGTACAGACACAAAGTTGAAGATACAAAATTATGCAATCAATAATACTATTGTTTACAAAGATAAAACATTCATAACAGACGAGATATATGACGAACACCGAAAGCAATACAGAATACAAACCAACTTGGTGGATTAAATACCACGCAGATAATGGTAAAATACTAGGGTTATCATCTAGTATAATCACATCTAAAAATAAGAAACATTCTATCACCACTACGCAGAATGCATTGTGTCGTAAATTGATAAAAGGTACACTCGCCTTAAAGGCTTGTAGCGTTGTATGGGATGTAGAAAATGAAATATGGGACATTGATCTAAAGACAGACGTGTTATCAATTAATCATGTTAATTCAAATTTCTTATTTAACATAAAAGAAAAACCTGCAACTGACGCTGACGTGTTTATTCGTGTATACAAGAACGAACATATAGTTGAAGTATCAGTTAATATTGAAAACATAAAGAAGTCAATGAACTTAACGGCTATTAATGAGATCGCAAATAAAGAAAATACATTACTGAATTTATATTTCACAAAGAAGAATGATCCTGATTATCTTATGCAATCTATAGAAGTTGATCCATTATTATTGTTCAGACGAAAGTCTGCTCAATTTAGATTACTATTAGATTGGGATGATATATCATTATTCACAAGACAGATATTTAAAAATTATAGTCTTGAAATATTTGAAAGATATATACCAACAAGACTTGATGAGAACAAGTATACATTATTGCAGTGCGCTATTACCAGTGACAGGGATGCCCATCTGTATATTTCCACAAACAGTAATACAATTAATATACATAGTAACATAGATAAAAACCAAGAGTACTTATTAGATATAAAAACACATAGAGTTATTGACTCTACATTACAATTTTTAGTATGTGATGGTGAAATAGATAACTTTGTGGGTGCATTTGAAATACCAGCACACGATATAATAAACGAAGATGACATAAGTATTGATGTAGATTTTAATATACCATTAAATCCATTATTCATTTTTAAGAACAAACAGATAGCAGTTAATTTTACAAGGAGATATTAATGACTAATATGGTAAGCGTGAACGATTTTGATATTATTTACATAAGTTATGATGAACCAAATGCAGACGAAAACTTTGCAGACCTACTAGATAAAGCCCCTTGGGCTAAACGCAGTCATGGTGTGTGGGGAAGTGACGCAGCGCACAAAGCAGCAGCAGCATTATCCGAGACTTCAAGATTCGTCACTATAGATGCTGACAATATTGTAGACCCATCATTCTTCAATGTAGAATTAGATATGGATAATATAGGTGACTCTGATGTTGTTAGTTGGGCTGGTAAGAACGAAATAAATGGCCTGATTTATGGTAACGGTGGAATCAAGTGTTGGCCTAAGACAGTTGTAGAAAATATGCGCACACATGAATTAGCACCAGAAGGTGATAAGCGTGCACAAGTAGACTTCTGTTGGAACATCAATTATGTGCAAATGAATAATGTATATTGTAATGTAATGAACAATGCAAGTCCTCTTCAAGCATGGCGTGCAGGGTTTCGAGAAGGTGTTAAGATGGGACTAGTTGATGGTGACATCGTAGATCCGTCAAAGTTGAAAGAAGTAGTACATAAGAAAAACTATCAACGATTACTTACATGGATGTCGGTTGGCGAAGACTCACTGAATGGATTGTGGGCAGTTTATGGTGCACGATTAGGTTGTCATATGACTAACGTACTCAGGAAAGATTGGGATTGGAAAAATGTACGTGACTTTGATTGGTTGACTAATTATTTCAATACTGAGATTTTCCCACAGTTTGAAGGTGGTGATCAGTTATGTATTCGTACAGGTGGTAAGTGGGATCTAGGTAAATTAAAAGATGAAACAATTAGACTAGGCATTGAGTTACAGCGAGAATTGCAATTAGAAATCGCTGACTTAGATGCAAATGGTTCAAAGTTCTTTAAGACAGTGCAGATTAATCCTAGTAGATTAGGTGCGCAAGTAAGAGAAGATCAAGTAATTGACACACTGGAGTAATATATAATGAAAGCAATACTAGCAGCAGATGCCAATTGGGGCATTGGCAAAGATGGTACAATGCCATGGCCTCATAACTCAGATGATCTTAAATGGTTTAAAGAATGTACTATAGATTCTACTGTGATCATGGGAAGAAAGACGTGGGATTCATTGCCCTTCAAGCCATTGCTTGATCGACAGAATATTATAATATCAAGAACTTTAAATGTTGACACATACTATAACTGTGCTATAATGAGTATTGATACATTAACACATATTGGAAATACTTTTGAAGAATTGTCACAATACGATAATTTAGAGGATATTTGGCTGATAGGTGGTGCACAACTGTTAGAAACAATGATACCCTTCATAGATGAAATATGGATTAGTCGTATTGACGAGGTATATGCATGTGATACATTTTTACCAGAGCAAGCGATTAAAAAATTGTTCAGATGTACTAATGTAGATCACGATACACTAACAATAGAGAAATGGGTGAAGATTTAATGAAACAATATTTACAATCGTTGAGTGACGTGACAGAACATGGCGAAGATAGAACTGATCGTACTGGAACTGGTACTCGTAGTTTATTCGGTCATCAGTCAAGATACAATCTACAAGATGGGTTCCCAGCAGTCACTACAAAAAGATTAGCATGGAACGCAGTAGTAAGTGAACTACTTTGGTTCCTTGAAGGTAGCACAGACGAGAGAAGATTGTCGTATATACTTCATGGTACTCGTGATATCAAAAATAAAACTATATGGACGGCTAATGCAGACAATCAAGGTGCTGCATTAGGATACACCAATACAGATGAAGTCAAAGAACTTGGACCTGTGTATGGTAAGCAATGGGTAGATTTCGGTGGGGTAAACCAGATTGAATGGGCGATCAACGAGATCAAGACTAATCCCGATAGTAGACGTATCATAGTAAGCGCATGGAACCCACCATTGATTGATAAAATGGCGTTACCACCATGTCATACAATGTTTCAATTCTATGTGATGAATGGAAAATTAAGTTGCCAGATGTATCAGCGTAGTGCTGATATGTTTCTTGGTGTACCATTCAACATTGCAAGTTATTCATTGTTGGTTCACATCATAGCAAATATTTGCGACTTGGAAGTAGGTACGTTTGTGCATACGATTGGTGATGCTCATATCTATCAGAACCATACCACACAAGTACAAGAGCAATTGAAGCGCCCACCAATGGAGTTACCAACACTAAATATCAGTAAGCAATTCACATCGTTATCTGATGTGTTAGCATCTTCTGTAGAAGATTATCAATTGGCAAATTACTATCCAATGCCTTTCATCAAAGCACCAATGGCGGTATAATGAAAAAATCAACAGCAGTGGTAGTTTCTGGCGGATTCGATCCGTTGCATAGTGGACACATTGCTATGTTTGAAGAGGCACGCAATCTTGGTGACTACCTTGTAGTTGCTGTGAACAGCGAAGAATGGCTAACTCGCAAGAAGGGTAGATCGTTTATGTCGTTATCTGAGCGAATGTATATTATTAAGAATCTTAGTATGGTTACAACTGTAACTGCAATTGATGATGCTGATGATACCGCGATAGATGCTATCTACAAAGCACAATCTATATTCCCTGCTAGTAATATTATTTTTGCTAATGGTGGTGATAGAACATCAGAGAATATCCCAGAGATGTTATTGTTAAAACTAATGAGCGATAATCTATCATTCGCATTTGGTATAGGTGGTACAGAAAAAAAGAATAGTTCCAGTACTATATTAGATGATTGGAATACACACCGAACTGAACGTGATTGGGGTTACTGGCGTGTGTTAGATGATAAGAAAACTGTGAAAGTAAAAGAACTTGTTATCATGCCTGGAAAAAGTTTAAGCAATCAACGACACGAATTCCGTAACGAAACATGGCATGTTATTAAAGGTGAATGCAAAATTCAATTTGATGACACTGAAATTACAACTACAGCAAAGATAGGTGACATAAATATTATACCTATCATGACATGGCATAAGTCATATAACGATACTGATGAGCCTTGTCATATAATTGAAATACAATCTGGTGAGAAATGCACCGAAGAAGACATAGAGAGAAGAGAATGACTAATAAAATCAACAAGTCAAAATTGATCAATACACATCAACCTTACGCCGCGTCTATAGAGAAATGGCAACCAGATCCTATGTTCGGAAAGGTTTGGATTAAAGATATTACTGGATTGGAATTTGTAACGCCCGACTTATCAGGCAAATATTGCTCAAAATTATACAATTGGTTAGAAGTTGATATGTGGGGGAAATGTTGGATGTGTTGTCCAAGTTGGCTGCCATATCATATTGGAAATATATTAGAAGAGAGTATAGAGGAAATATGGAATGGTGCAAAAGCACAAGAGTTGCGCAAACAAATATTTGATGGGACATGGAATTATTGTCAGGCAAGTTTCTGTCCACTTATACAAGGTGATAATTTACCTGATATAAAAGATATTCTTGATGGTAGTCATCAAAAAGTGAATCAACATGAACTTGACGCACTAAAATCTAAATCATTAATATCAACTGAATTACCAACATGTATTAACTTTAGCAATGATGAAAGTTGTAATTTGAAATGTCCAAGTTGTAGAACTACTAAACTATTGTATACCGTAGGAACTGAGTATGATAGACGAAAAATTATCAATGATAAAATAGTAGAAGCATTCTTAACTACGCCCACCGAACGAAAGTTTAGTATTTTTGTAACAGGCAGTGGCGACCCATTTGCTAGTAAAATTTATCGTGACATGTTATATAATTTGAACGGTAATGATTTTCCAAATCTATCTGTTGTGATGCAAACAAATGGTGTTATGTATACTGAAAAGATGTGGAATAATATTAGCAAAATACATTCTAACTTAACTGATTGTCGTATTAGTTTTGATGCCGCAACAAAAGATACATATGAGAACAAAACTCGGTTGAATGGAGATTGGGACTTGCTATTAAGCAATTGCAAATTTCTGGACAGTAAACGAAACGAGTTTCCCAACTTTAGAATCTCATACGACTTTGTAGTTCAAAAAGATAATTACAAAGAAATGAAACAGTATATAGAATTAGTAACAGCCAATTACCCAAATTTCTTTCAAATATGTTTTAGTATGGTAAGCGATTGGGGTACATGGGCACCCGAAATTTATAATGAGAAATGTATTTGGAAAGATAATCATCCAGAACACCAAGAATTTTTAGATTGTTTAAAAGATCCTATATTTGATAATATCAATATTGATCTAGGTAATTTAACATCAATGAGAAACAAGGCAATATCACAATGAATGAAAATGAATTAGGTCGCGCATTAATTATGAAAGACAAACTTAATGACGTGGGAAAAGGATTCTGCTTGGCTAAGTGGGATCAAGTAACAATGCATTTACATAATGGTATGACGCATAGTTGTCATCACCCTGCCCCTCATAAGATACCATTAGAAGAAATATCACAAAACCATAAAGCAATTCATAACAGTCGTGAAAAAATAGATGAACGTAAAGCTATGTTAAATGGTGAACGTCCTAGTCCATGTAACTTTTGTTATAAAATGGAAGATAGAAATAAAGAAGCCGTTAGTGATAGATATTTAAAAAGTGCTAACTTGTTTGCAGATCGGTTTGATACAATTGTAAAAAGCGGCGCAGGATATGATCACACTCCACAATACGTAGAAGTTAGTTTTAGTAATGCATGTAATTTAAAATGCACATACTGTGGTCCTCATTTTAGTAGTAAGTGGCAACAAGAACAACAGCAAAATGACCCAATTATGCTCACTGATGCACAATCTAAGCAGCCAACTTGGGACTACCATAGTTTGGAATATTTGAAGTCAATAAATGAATTGCCAATACCACACAACCAAAACAATCCATATGTTGATGCATTTTGGAAATGGTGGCCAGAACTTAGAACAACTTTAAAAACGCTTAGGGTCACTGGTGGCGAACCGCTAATGAGTAAAGACACTTTTAAACTGCTAAGTGAAATTGAAAAACACCCAATGCCAGACCTCGAGCTGGGTATTAACACTAACCTAAATGCTCCTGAGCAGGCATGGCAAAAACTGATTGAATTTATCAAGAAGAATGAGCAAGAGAACCTAGTAAAGAAAATTACACTGTACACTAGTTTAGACGGCTGGGGTAAACAAGCAGAATACATTCGTAGTGGGTTAGATTTTAATATGTTGTGGGACAGATTAATGTACCTTATAGAAACTCATCCAACAGTTGACAATACAATAATGACAGCGTATAGTGTATTGAGTGTGCCTAGCTATGGTCAATTCCTAGAAAAAATACTAAAAATTAAGAAATCTAAAAACAGATATAACGGCAGATTCACACAGTACTCGGAGTTCTTCTTAAAGAATAATCTAATAGATGATTTTGTGCGTGGCGATAAACCGTGTGCAGTGCATGTGGATATTAGTCCTATCACGTTTCCTCCGTTTTTAAGTTTAGCAATTCCCCCAAAGGAATTAGTTATGCCCTATGCCTGGGACCAATATGATTTTATGATGCAAAATCTTACGTCTGGTCAAGACAACCGAGCGTTTTATGATTACGAGGCAGAGAAAATGGGACGGGTTGTGGATTCTTGTTACTACAGTACCGATGACGATAATACTGTACATCGGGCCAACTTTAGAAAATTTATAGACACAATGGACAGCAGACGAAACACAAAATTTGTAGAAGTGTTTCCTGAACTTGAAGAATACTATAGGAAATGTTAAAAAATGAATATTAAAGAACTTATAATAAAAAACGATATGTCGTTAACCGACATAACTGAACAAACAAAAAGTTACTGTCCGTTACCTTGGAGTCATCTGCATATTAGTGCCAAAGGCGATGTGCTTCCTTGTTGTATTGGAAACTGGGATTTACCACTCGGTAATATAAATGAACAGAGTTTTGATGAAATATGGCAAGGAGATAAGATCAATAAAATGCGCAAAGCATTAATAGACGATAAGAAAGTACCTGAGTGTAGTACTTGTTACTTGAAAGAAAAGGATAGCGGATTTAGTTTACGACATGATAATATTAATAAATTTCACGAAGTAAGTAAAGAAATGGTGCTTAGTACAAATGAAGATGGATCAGCACCACTCGCAAAGCCTGTGTATTGGGATATTAGATTCAGTAATATATGTAATATGAGATGCAGGATGTGCGGACACTTTAGTAGTAGTAAGTGGTTCGCAGATGCAGAGAGTTTGACAAAAGATGGTTTATCTAATTATAGCACAGATAGTGATACAGCAATAATACATGGGGTAGAAGAGAGTGAGAAATTATTAAACAGGTTAGAAGAATATTTACCTTACGTGAAAGAAATATATTTCGCTGGCGGTGAGCCGTTGTTTATGGAAGAACATTATACTATAATGAATAAACTAATTGAGATGGGATTAACTGATATATTTATTAGATACAGTTCAAATATGAGTATAATGAAGTACAAAAAAACAAATGTAATTGATTTGTGGAAAAAATTCAGTAATGTATATTGCGCTGCTAGTATTGATACATATGGTGACAGAGCAGAGAATATACGCAAAGACACTGATTGGAATGTTATAGAAAAAAACATTGGATTAATAAAGACTAACGCACCTGATGTATGGGTAACAATTGCACCAACGATACAAATTATGAATGCATATTCAGTATGTGAATTAAATGAACAGTGGATTACTAATGGTTGGGTTAATCGATGGTCTATGTCTTGGAATATTTTATCAAATCCTGGGTTTTTTAATATCCAATATTTACCAGATCATATGAAAGAAGAAATAGAAACAATATGGAGAAGTCATTTAAAATGGTTAGACATCGATAAGTCAGCGCCTGCAGCACAGACAATTAATACAGCCATCAAATGGATGAATAGTGGCACATTTAATGCAGATAAATTAATTGAAATGTGTGAACATACTAAACGCATAGACCTATTACGAGGCGAAGATACCAGAGCAACATTCCCAGAACTTAATTATATTTGGGAAAACTACTGGAAATGATCCCGCGCATTGAGGAGAATGATAATTGGAATAGTTTATTATTGTCAGAATTAATAAATGATAGGTATGCATTAGAGCAGCAAGAAGATGGAGTGTATTTACACTGGTGCGAAATTAATTGCGATATAGATAGTCATGCAGTAATGAATGGTAACATATTATCATTCATCCCTGATCATGTTATAAATGATGTGCGCGAAGGTAAAGCGAAGATAGTATTTAGTACATGGCAAGAAAGTACTAATCCTATCGACACTTATCCTATTGAACATTGTATTGATTTTGATATAGTGTTAGAACAGTTCTGTGATGATGCATGTATATCATGTAATGATGTTATTTGGATTAGTGGTGACTTAAAAGTACAAGAGAGACAACGAAGTACACGTATTACTGCTCATGGATTTACTTGCTATGGTCATGATATACTGCGACACATTGAATCTGATATATCTAGGGACATGTGGAAATTGAAACCTATTACTGAACGTGTGTTCGAAAAAGATTTCATGTGTTTACAACGCTTCATGAAGCCTGGTAGAATATATTTGAGTCTATTATTATATCGTGCTAATTTAATACACACTCAATACGTGAGCATAGCAGACAGAATAAACGGATGGGGATTTCTTGAAAAGGCACGCGCATTCTATATCGCGATAAAAGACAATCACCAACATATGTCTACACGTGAAGTAGATGATGATTATTTTATTGATATGTGGCATGATCTCGCAGATTTGGGATTACATGTTCCGATGATAGTTGATGTACATGATCATGATAAAAATTGGTGTGCAGGTGCAGATACTACACTGAGTAGTTTAGATTTTTATAATAAAAGTTTTGCAAGTATTATAACTGAAACAGATATGCAGAGCAATGGATTATTTATTAGTGAAGCAACATTCAGGTCGTTTATATATCAACATCCTTGTGTCTGGGCTGGACAGTCAGGAATAGTGCAGCAATTAAAAGATTGGGGATTTAAAACATGGGACTGGTTAGCCAGCGAAGAATATGATGAGTGTGTTTATATGATAGATAGATTGGATATGTGTAGAGATAGTTTACTAGAAATGATATCTGTTCCTAGAAGTGAACATATATTAAAACGCATCCACGAACAGAATATTTATAATTGGGATCATTTAAAGCATAAATTCGTAGAAGATCAGCGAGATAGATTTGCTGCATTGTTGAATAAAATCGTAGATAAATAAACATAGTAGTTAATTTTAAGAGAACAAATATGATTTTAATAACCGGAGCTAATGGCTTTATAGGAACACGATTACGCGAATACATGGATTGTATTACTGTTGATTATGATAATTGTGATTATAATGGGAACTTAAATGACATAGCCTTTGTCAACACGTTACCTGACGTTGACACAATTATACACTTAGCGGCTTTCAATAGTACAAAGAACTTTTATAGCACACCATTTAGTGTCATAGATAGTATCGTAACTCCCACGATGAACTTACTCAAGCGTTATCCTACTGCACACTTTGTGTATGCTAGTAGCAGTGAAGGATATGCTAGTACAGTCAACCAAGGTTGGGCTTCCATACCAACACCAGAAGCAGTTGCACTCACGATAGAAGATATTCAGAATCCTCGCTGGTGTTATGCTAGTGGTAAGATCGCAATGGAGAGTGCGGTTATTAGCAATAGTATTGAGAATAATAGCACGTATACTATCATACGCTTTCATAACATTTACGGTCCTGGACAATTGAATCATTTTATTCCTGAGTTTGTAGATCGTCTAAGACAAGGTGATAGTGTTCTATACGGACACAGCGATACAAGAAGTTTCTGTTTCATAGATGATGCATGTGAACTTATTAAGAGAGTGTACAATACAGAGAACGAGATAATCAACATTGGTTCAGATGTAGAAACAACTATACTAGATGTGGCACATCAAATAATGGAATTGATGAATATAGATTACACCACACTCAGACTAGAAGATGGACAAGTAGGCAGCACACCACGCAGAGTGCCTGACATTACTAAATTACAAAGCCTCGTATCAAACTTTGTGTACATTAGTCTAAAAGAAGGATTAAAAAAATGCTTGTAACTAGCAGTAACATGATAGGATCAAGTCCAATACAGTTAGTTCAACCTAACAAAGTTAATTTAATAATGATCATTTGCAATCATTGTCCTTACGTATTATTTAGAATGCCGGCTATTAGTAAATTAGTCAAAGACTATAAAGATCAAGTTAGGATTGTAGCGGTGAACAGCAATGACGCAAGTCCAACAACAGATGATAGCAGTCCAGAAGATGCACCAGAATTGATGACAGCATTCACCGAACAGTGGGACCTAGAATGTGCATATGTATTTGATGAAGATCAAAGTATTGCACAAGAGTATGGTGCAGTATGTACACCAGAGTTTTATGTTGTTAACGAAGATGGTATTATTGTATATCATGGAGAACTAGATCCAAGTCACACAATAAATAAATTGATGCCTACTGGTAGTAGTTTGCGTCATGCACTAGATTTGACGCTGACGAATAAGTCAATCAATTGGGAACCTAATCCTAGTTTCGGATGCAGTGTTAAGTGGAAATAAAATAATGAAAAGAACTAGCAGAAAATATAAAAATGATTACAAAGATATAAGTTATAGATTCAGTGATGAACTAGATAGTATGGATATTGATGAATGGAAAAAAGAAATTGCGTATAACTGTAGTCCATATACTGTTACTCAATTATCAGCAGTATTAGATTTAATAGATACCGTTGAAGATATTATATTAAACGATATCCCTGGAGATTTAGTAGAATGTGGTGTATTCATGGGCGGTAGTTGTATGATAATGGCAGAAACCTTAAAACACCATAATACTAATCGTACTATCTGGATGTTTGATACATTTGATGGAGTACCATCTCCTAACGATGAAGATGTAACACCCGAAGGCACAAGTTTAAAACAATGGTATGAAGAGCAGAAATTAGATGACAACAATGAAAGTAAGTGGTGTTATAGTGCATTAGACACAGTTAAAGATAATTTCAAAGAATGTGATTATACTGGCGCTGTTAACTTTGTAATTGGAAATGTAGAAGACACCATACCAACTATTGGTCTTAGTAATATTGCACTACTTAGGATAGATGTTGATTTAGCAAAGCCTACTAGACATGTACTAGATAATTTTTATTCACTAATATCAACAAATGGACATTTAATTTTAGATGACTATGGACATTTCCCAGCAGTCAAAATGACAGTTGATGATTACTTTAAAGATGATACGATAGAGTTAATTGAAATCTCATATACAGTCAGGCGTATGGTGAAATGAAAATAGGAATAGTAGGTCTAGGAATAGTAGGAACCGCATGCAAGATTGGATTTGAGCATTGTGGATACATAGTTATACCACATGATATTAAATTGAATACACATATAACAGACCTACTAGAAGCAGAAATTGTTTATCTATGTGTGCCTACACCTACCAATAACCAAGGAGAATGTGATACACGGATTGTAGAAAGTGTAATTGCAGAACTACGCGCAGCGCATTATGAAGGGGTTATTGTTATTAAGTCAACCGTAGTGCCTGGAACAACTGAAAGATTGATTGAACAATATGATGACAGAATTGTATTCGTACCAGAGTTTCTAAAGGAACGCAGTGCTAATTATGACTTTGTATTTAACCATAAGTTATTATTGGTGGGCACAGAGAATGTTAATCACTATTATCTTGTACATAGATCACATGGTAAAATACCAGAAGATATAATGAGAGTTACGCCAACAGAAGCTGAACTAATGAAGTATTATCACAATACATTTAATGCATTGCGAGTAGTGTTCTCTAATGTTATGTTTGAGATAAGTGACAAGATGGGAGCAGACTATGATACTGTTAAAGAAGCGTTTTTGCGTAACAGTGAAATGCCAGATGAGTACTTAGATGTTAAGTCGGAACTACGAGGATATGGTGGCGCCTGCTTACCAAAAGATGTTCTTGCAATGGACAATACATGTAAGAAATTAGGTATACCAAATAAATTATTTGAGTATATTGATAAAGAAAACAATCTGTTTAACAAAACAGTATTTAAAGGAATGAGACTATAATGGGTAATGCAGTTAAAAAAAGTATATATAATGATAATGCTAACCTGTGTTGGGGTATGATTGAACATTTTAAACACAGTAATGATAATGGGATGTGTATTGATATTGGGGCATGTTATGGAAGTTATTCGGATTACTACGTATCCTTATTTGAAAATGTAGTTTGCTTTGAAGCAAACTACCACCTTGAGACATTCTTAAAAAAACGCCTAGGTAACTATGATAATATAAAAATTCATATGAATGGACTTGGTAATCCCGACGACCATAATACTGAAAAGGTATTTTATGCGGTTAGTTGGGAAGAGATAGTAGATCCTACTAAAGCAAGATGGCGCGGCATTTCAAGTTACAGTCGCGATCATGTCGTTAACTGGACTCGTGAACCTGTGTACTATAATGAGATTAAAACAACAATTAGAACATTAGATAGTTATAACTTAGCACCATCTTTTATTAAAATGGACGTAGAGCAAACCGAGACCGATGTTATTATGGGGGCAATGGAAACTATATTAAAGTATAGACCTACGCTGCAAGTAGAAGGAGGCGAAAGTGAGGAATTAATAGAAAGTTTAGGATATCGAAAAGTTTCGACCAAACAATCACCCCATAGCATCAACCTAACAGATCGAATATATGTATATGGGGGTTAATAATGAATGTAGTAACAATAATGAAACCAGATGTATTCACAGACTCAAGAGGGACTATACAAAGTTTCTATCCAGACGAGAACATAGTTGAATACAATCTAATGATCACCAATAAAGGCGATGAACGTGGATATCACTATCATCCTCATTTCGTAGAGTACATGCTAGTAGTAGAAGGAGAGTGTTTGTTTAAAGAATATAGTGATGAGGTATACGAAACTGTTTTAACAGTAGGTGATAGTATTAGAATACCAAAGCACACACCTCATACATTTGTAGCACTCACAGACTTCAAGTTTGTTAGTATGCTTACACAACGATGGGACGACAGTAATCCTCCAATAATAAAGGTAGACAAGAATGGTCAACGCATTTAGATACGTAGATGAATTTGAAAAACAAATGGCTTCGTACACTGGTGCATCATATGCAATAGCAACCGACTGTTGTACTCATGCATTGTTCCTCAGTCTATATTATTATAAACAACAGAATGGTATAGACACTGTGACATTACCAAAGAATACTTATATCAGTGTGGCAATGCAATGTAAGCATTTAGGATTAGATGTAGATTTTGTTGACAAAGAGTGGTCTGGGTGTTATACTATAGGGAATACAAATGTAGTTGATGCTGCTCCAAGACTGTATCGTGATCAATACGAGCATGGTACTAGTACATGTATAAGTTTTCAGTTTAAGAAGATACTTAGCACTATACGCGGCGGCATGATTCTCACTGACGATATAGATTTCTACAACTGGGCACAACGTGCTACTCATGATGGTAGAGATATGACTATACCATATGAACAAGACACTATTACATTTGATGGCTGGCATTACTTTATGACACCAGAGACAGCGCAAATGGGATTAGCAAAACTACAAGTACTACCAGACTATAATGAAGATTGTGCTGGTAGTGAAACTTATCCAGATATAAGTTATATAAAGGATTTTAAATGAAGATACATTTCAATAGCGGAATAGTAGAAATTGAATTATTAAAAAATGAGTTTGTATCACAGTGGTATAATGATGTTAGTAAACTAGATCCTATTGAAACATGGAACGAGAATCTATTTCCAATAGTTCAGTTAAGCAACGAAGAAATTTATCATATACGAACAACTTATGCATCTAAATTTAATGCACATGTTGATGAATTAAAAGATAAACATGGACTAGATTTCCCTGGCAGGATGGAAATAATAATGGATCAATCAAGGTTGAATTTATTACACAAGTGGGTCACTCATGCTGCGTTTACCAAGTCCAATTGGGATTTACCAAATGCTGATATAGATGATATCAATAATAGTAAATGGAATCATTGGCTATCATATGATGTCGCTGCTAATTATATACCAGAGTTTGAAATACATGATGATGATGTTGTGCGTATATTGTTTGAAATGAATTGTGACATACATTGGTATGAAGAAACCATTACAAGTCCACGTGTCACCCAGTTAAACGATTGGGGATATAATTATTTAGATGGTCTACATATTATACAACGATATACTAGTGGTAAAGATAAATCAATTGATGTATTCAATATATCTAATGAACATAGACAATTCTGTACCTACCGCACTGATTATGATCTATGGTTGCCATTTGCGGTATTAGGAAAAGAATATTACACGTGCTGGATTAATATGGATAACCCAAGTCAGTTTGATATAACCAATATTGATAAAACATATTCTCCTGGTTGGGAATTACAGCCCAATGCGTTTACTAACAAAGTGTTAGCGCATAACGAGTTTCAAGATTGGCTAATACTACATGACGTGCCTACCGATGCATTTTGTATTTCAAAGATGCCATTAGGCAAGTGTACTAACAAGCATCAATTGAATTTTGATAAAATATTAACAGAGCAGGTTTTACATGTTGAATGGTAAAAATATTATAATAGTAACGCCTGCACGTTGTGGCAGTAGTTGGTTGGTTAGTTCATTCGGCAGAGAAAATTACAATGAACATGCTCTTAGTTTGAGCGAAACAACGAATGATGCTGATGCTGGATTATTGTTGCAACAACGAATAGATATATTAAAATTACAAAAACCGTTTGTTACCAAGGTATTCACTGATGAGATGATTGATCTAGCATTATTAAAAGATGATGATGTTGAATTCATATGGTTATATAGACGCAATCGTGTTGAGCATTTTTTAAGTAATGTATTGTCATGTAGAACAAACGTGTTTATTATACATGCACACGAGTCATATGATCCACCGAATACACTTGATATAACAGACAATGACGTAGATGTATACGAGAACATCGTACAGTGTGAAAAAGAAACATACAATAAATACAAAGATTGGTTTACATATGAAATAGCATATGAGGATTTATTTACGAACAATCCATGGAACTTTAAACACACATCAACAAAACCCGTTAAGTTAAATCACTACAAACCAGAATGGATAGAACAAGCGACCAATATATTAAATACAAGGGGATTAATTTGAGACAAGTAAAGAAAGTAACACAGTGTCGCAGTTGTGGTGCAGATGACATGAACACAGTGTTTGACATGGGCGACCTAAAGATCAATGCGTTCACAGTAGAACCAAATACGGATGTAGGAAGCGCACCACTCACATTGGTGCATTGTCACGTATGTGATTTAATACAACTAGATCATACAGTACGTGAGCAAGAACTGTATGAGAACTATTGGTACTTGTCAAGGCTCAATCAAAAGATAGTAGATAACTTGAGCAGCATAGTAGATGACATCACCAACGAAGTAGGACTAAACAAAGACGACATAGTATTAGACATTGGTGCTAACGATGGTACACTGCTTAGTAATTACGACAGTAAGAAAGTCACAAGAGTAGGATGTGATCCCGCAAAGAATATACATCTTGATTTAGTAAAGCATACAGATATCATGATAGGTGACTTCTTCAACTATGAGAATTGGGTAACACGAGTAGGAATTAAAACCGCACGTGCTATAACCACAGTCGCTATGTTCTATGACTTAGATGATCCCAATAGTTTCGTACAAGACATTAAGAAAGTATTAGCGACTGATGGTGTATGGTTATGTCAATTAATGACAGCAGAACCTATGTTAGCAAGCAACGATCTAGGCAACGTGATACATGAGCATATAGAGTATTATAGTTTCAAGAGCCTTGTTGTATTAATGGAACGTCACGGACTAGAGATATACAAAGTACTAGAGAATGATATCAATGGTGGTAGTTATCAACTATACATAAGACATTACACAACTGGTAGCATTGAATACGCAGAAGATATTACACCAGAACGCATCTCCCAGTGGGCAGATAATATTGCACAAAACAGAGATGATACAGTAGCATTCTTACGTAAAGTAGTTAACGAAGGTAAGCGCGTATACATCATGGGTGCTAGTACTAAAGGCAATACCATCATGCAGTATTACGGATTAGACAGTGAACTAATCGCCGGAGCAGCAGAGATACATCCTGATAAGATAGGTAAGTATCTAGTAGGTAGTAGTATACCCATTGTACATGAAGATGATGCAAAGATAGATGCTGATTACTTCTTAGTGTTCCCATTCCACTTCAAAGACTTATTCGTTAATCGTATCATGAAAGATTGGATTGCTGATGGGGGAAAGTTAATATTCTGTACACCACAATTTGAGATGGTCGCATGACACATCATGTACAAATAACATTTCCAAAAGGCGGTCATATAACCATAGAGTTATTAGACACTCCAGTTGTAGCAAAATGGATTTTATCATTTAATGCATATAAGGCTCTAAACTTTCCTAGTGTCATGGTGAACCATGGATTAATGTTCGAAAGATTAGACAAGAAAATAAGTCCCAATTCTGAGTACGCATTGATGAGAACAGACGCGATTAATGATCTTAATGCAGCAATTGATGATATCAATGCAAGTATAGAAGGTATAAAGTTCCCATTCAATGCATATGAAGATATGCCCTGGAGTCAGACCAATAATATACATAGATGCTTTACTACTGCATCAGCATCCTGGTCATGCTGGCAACATAATCTTACATATACTCAATTATCATACTGCAAGACCATACACGATAAGAGAAGATATATATTTGATAATGCTATAAGACAATTTACAATAATCGATAAGACAGCGTTTAGTAGTGCGCTGGAAATTATAAATAGCCGAATACATCACTATGAAAATACACGATTTAGTGACATAGCACATCATACTGCTAAAGAATATACCAAGAAGTATTACCCAGATGATGATCGTGATTTTCATTTAGCCAGGCATATGATCCGTTTTGACAAGGACTATACATTCAAAGAGGGTAGAGGATGTTTAAATGAAGAGTTTTGTTTAGAACCTTTTCTCGGTACATGCACATACGAAGAAATGGTGGCAAGTTTCCCTGACAACTACAACGATTATGACGTATTTATGTATAAATCTATCGGAGGAAAAGACTACGAAACATGCTACATAAATTATGACAATCCGCTAGAATTCGATATACAAAATATGGAACACATCGTAGGTAACATGGTGCTGTTCTTTACCAAGGATCACCAACGATTTTTTGGTAAAGGCAGTAAAATGCACGATTGGGCAACGAGTCATGGTCTACGTGATGAAATGTTTATGAATGTACCTTTAGGAAAGATAATAAGCAGGTCAGAAGACATAGATCAGAATTGGAATAAAAATACACCTACTATAGAATTGAAGAAAATATGAAACTAATAATGTCTGACATGGACTGGCGCTAAGGGAAAAGCAAAATAGTTTCGCTGTCAGCGAAACTATTAGCGACAAAGTCGCTGCTATTTTTTTTTGTAATTTTTTTAAAACGCTTGTATAATTATTCTTTAAGTTTTACACAGCGGCGCATAATTACTAGCGACTAATGTCGCTGCGATTTTTTTTATAGATTAACTACGATGTTATTAAACAATCCCACATAAGTAAACTCACAGTAGTCTCCTAAAGTAATACATACAGTGCCGCTAAGACAATGATAATAGTACATACTACAATCTTTGTTGTATGATTAGATTTAGGGTTAGGTATTACAGTAGGTGGTACTTGCATATCACCATAACCAGATTCCCAATCCCAATGCGCTTTAGACTTAATCATATGAGGATGTTGAATCCTCGTTCTACGATCTTCTTCTTTCTGCGCATCGGTTAGTTTATGAGGCATTCATTCTACTATTTCTTCTATATATGGGTTACAATGTAACTCAGTAGTGTGTGATACGAACTCCCAATCATTCTCTTCCATCCAATCTTCATACGATTCGTTATAGCCTTCGGTAATCTGTTCAATGAGTAGTTCGCACTTAGCATCATCGTTGATACCTTCAATGTTCCAATCTTCCCAACATCCGTCCCACGTTGATTCCATTTCGTAGTCATAGTCGTCTAACTCTACAAAGGTATCGTCTTCCGATGGTAGGAAAGGGTTAAGACCATCTAGTAACATTTGTGTTACCTGTGGTCGTGTCCAATGACAACCATTATTATTCATAGTCTCTACCCATTGGGTAATCTCTTCATCGGTTTCGGGTACAGTAATAATGAATTCACCAGTACGCCAGCCTAGTTCTTTACCAGCATAGATATACTTACCATCAATGCCTTTCTTACTGTAGACTTCTGTTTCTACTACGCTCTTCTTAAATTGCGGAGTAATTCTATATCGTTGCATGTTGATACCTCGTTTAGTTTATAATAAGCCTGATTCATAGTAATACATTGATGTTAATGCGATAGCACCATAGATGATCATGAGAAGTATTAAGAATTTATCGTGCATC